TGTTTAATGCTCCCTCTATATCTCCTGTTGTAGCAGCATAATCAGATAAACCGAACTTGTTGCTTATTACAAAATCACTAGGCCTGAGGGCAGCTAGTTTAGTATCTTTATTGTTGGGTGTACCTGGTACTCTTGATACATACCCATCTTCAAAATTTCCTATGAGTTCTCCATTTGAAACTCTTGCGGTAGCTTTTCTGCTTACTGGTCCAAATGCACTGTATACAGGGCGTTTACCGTATGCAGCTCCTACAGTTCCGTCACTTCCTCTACCGTAGAAAGAATTATATACATCTAGATCATATGCATCGGATCTGCGTTGTCTATTTCCCATAGAAGATACATCATTTGTAAGTTTTGCTTGTGCTAACATTTCATCTTCGTTGTCTCCAAATCCAAGAAGACCAGCGCCAAGACCAAGAAGTCCTCCAACACCTGCGCCAATTGCAGTACCTAAAATAGGTACACTAGATCCGGCTAATGCTCCTATCGTAGCACCAGCGGCTGCGCCTGTACCGATCGCTGTCGCACCAAAGTTGAATTGTTTACTCTTAGTATTTGCTCTTTCATATTCGAGTTCAGCCGCTGTATCAACTCCACCTTTTTCTACATACTAATTACCTCCGGCTGTAGTATACGTATTAGTAGTAAGTGTATTTCGCATATCAGCTGCCGTTCTATGAGTACCAGCGTTAGCTATCTAGAATCCCATATCGGTAAGACCGTACAATGTTCCCAATGCTCCAACAACAGTACCAGCGACTCCAGCAGCACTACTCGCGGCACCGCTACTAGCACTTCCCGCCGCGTTTCCGGCAGAAGTTGCTGCATTTGCTCCAGACGCAGTTCCAGGTAATGCGTCAGGTAAAAATTGTGTAACAGCATCTCCAGCCCTCTTTGCAGCAGATCTTGCAACAGACGATCCGATAGTACCTGCGACACCACCGGCACTATTCTAAAGCATCTATAATGCTGGATGTGAGTATTGTGTTAATTTACCTAAAGCTCCAGGAACAATATTCTACTGCATTGCTCTTACTTCCGGAGTTATATCTTCACCTCTCACACTAGTAAACTAGCCAGTGCCAATTCCATAGTTAGGCTAATAGCCAAGACTCGTTGGTTTTCTTGTACCGAGCCAAAATCTAGGTAGTTTCTTTTTATTCTTTTTCATATCAACTAAACGATTGTCTGAACTTAGTTATCATGTGAGATATAGTAAAGTACTCAGACGGATTATTATTCTTTATACCAACCTTCATCCATTTGCCACGTATTCTATTTCCATACGGCATGTTTTTATATCTTGGTACATTGTATATTATATTACCCTCTCTGTCTGTAAACGGTTCCATAGATACATCAAATGGTTTATTAATTAGATCTGTTTCAAACGAAAGTACTGTATCTGAAAGTATGTGCTTATAAGTCTTAAATCTATCCCTCTTTATAGGAACAAGCTACTAAGAATCGTATACCTTTGTTACAGATGCAGAAGGATTTACTATAAACTCTAACATAAGAGGAGATAAATACTTCATATCTCCATACTATAAATAGTTATGTTTTGTTATATGTAAAATTTTATCTTCTATCTATAAACCGTATATATGATTCTTTATATATGCTATATCGTCATACTTTCTTGTATATATAGAAGTGGCTATATTATATTTCAAATTAAATACAATTTGATCGTCTCCAAAGCATTTACATAACAATTCATTGTTCTATAAATCATAATCGACTTTAGGTACGTCTGTTGTAATTCTATCGTTGATTATATTCTAAACACCAACCTATTCTCCATAGTTTGCAACTTGATTGCCATTTGTACCTACAACAGCTTTATTGTTTATGTCAACCCAATATATACCATTCTCAACACTAATTGCACAGAAATCATATAACCTCATTCCGTATTTAGTACTTAAATAATCGTATCTAGAGAGAATGCCGGCTTGACCAAGCATGATCGTATTGTTGTTCTAATCATTAACAAGAGAACGTTCGTTTACACTAAACTTACCAAAAGCATGATCCTACCAGTAATACAACATATTTTTATCAGTAAGCATGTTTGTTATCTGTCCGTACTTGCTATCTACATCAATAAACGCGGCAGGTTTAAAAATTAAGAAATTGTCTATAAATTCTCCATTAGATTTTAATTCAGAATAATAAGCACGTTGTTTAAAGTTATTTGTTTCGTTTTCGTCAGTACTTATTAGAGTAAATATGTCATTGGAAGAATCATTGTCAGAGTATATCATGTTGTACTGATGTACAGGGCGTTCTTGTGTGGTAACACCGTCAATAGAACCTGGTTCATATAATAGATTTTCGCTCTACGTATTTATAAGATTCATACCGTAGTCGAAGAATGTATTTACTTTAGATTCAAGAGGTACATAATTTGTAATCTAAGTAGACTAAAGTGTATCGACAGATTCAAAATTATACGTCTTGTACATTGTAGTAAACTCGTGAGGAGTAATATAAATATCGCCATCAAATACAGTAAGATAATCTTTATCATCTTCTGTAACAAGTCTACCGTTTTCAACCTTTAAGTTGAAATAATTTCCAAAGCCAAAATACTACTCATATTCTTCAGATTTTATATCTGCAGTTTTTGGTGTGTGTTGAATATTACAAATAGATGTATATAACTTGTTTTCGTACATTGGAAAAACAGATGGTTCATCTTTAGTCGTAAGCAGGAAACAAGATGGCCCAGGACCAATAGGTCCTTTTCTTAACTTCATGTCATAATAATCATGCTCTAGCCACCACACATAACTTTCAGACGTTCCTAAGAATTCCTAAACTTCTGCACTTCCATTATCGCCAAGATTTATGTTTGGAGCAGACGCAATTCCAGGTCTAAAATCATACTTTCCAAAAGATACCCAATTGTTATAAACAAAAGAATCTATGTTTGTAGTATAACTTCTGTATTTTTTTATACCGTCGAATACATTTTGATCAGAATCTCTATTTATATTAGTAAACCCATCGTTCCATTGAGCCATTTTAACATCTTTTATGGCGTTTACTTTATGTTTTCCAAAATTAGAATGATCTGAAGTACTAGTAGTAAAGAAATTGTATATGTAATGGTTTGCCTGTTTTTGTTCAATTGTATCTTTATTTAATAGAGCTCTATCTATTACAACTCCTTCTTGCGAAGATACTTCTGCTTCATCAAAAATGGTTTTGTTGTACGATTCGTCTTTACTATTATTTGAATATTTTGCTAGAGTAGAAGATACGTATAATTTTTCTGATATATCTGCATCAGATACATTCAATCTAGATAATACATCATCTCTTCTAAAATCAATCTCTTGTGAAAATATTTGATACAATTTACGCTCTTTTGTTCTTGCGTGCAATGCGTATTGAGCAGCTACTGGTATTACATACGTTAACCCACTACTAAAAGCATCACCTCTGTCTGGATGCGCATATGCATCATAATAATACGAAGGTTTGATTACCATGTCGTTTACCTGCATAAATCCAGTTGGATAGAATGGAGATTTTTTTATAGTTTCTTCAGTAGTAGTATTCCATTGATCTCCGGTAACATTTAAATCAAGCAATCCTTGTTGTATAGGTCTTGCCAACGCAACTTGTAACAATGTTTTCTAATAAACATCCGAAGAAGATCTTCTTACAATCTAACATCCTATTATGTCTTCTGCGTTTGATATTTGAGGAATCTTGATGTCTACTCCAATAGGATGAGCTAATAATTTATCTGTACAAGTGAACGGTCTAGATTCGTCATAATCTGGAGTTTCTATTTCTCCTAGATTTGCTACATCAGTACGTCTTCCGTATTTATCATAAAATACAATAGCATATTTGTACGTTTCACCTCTACGTAAAGATCTAAGTAGACTGGAAGTAATTATATTGTTGTACGATGCTGTTACATCCTACGGGTTTATTCCTCGCTGTTTAAGATAGTCTGTAACTGTGGTAGTAACGCCAGAAGTAGCTTTACTATGTTCTATAGTATTATATCGCTGCGAGTATTTAGTATTGCCTGGATTTGGTATATCTCCAGATATCTTTTCAGATAGAACAACAGTAGTTTTTGCTATACTTATTCTATCCGTATCTTCATAATATGAATCTGGGATCTTTGAATCTCTTATAATAGTATCGTCTTTAACGTTAGCACAAAACATGTATTCTTGGTTTTGCTCTATAGTTTTTGGTATAAGTATTATACCAGACATCGCAGAGAACTCTTCTATAGAAAGCTCTTGTATAGGATCTATACCTATATCGTTTAATACAAATTTTTTACCAATTTGAGGTTTCTTAATTTCACCATCGTATATTAATGCAACATGAGCATCTTCTCCAGGTTTTATATATTGAAGTCTATAAACCTGTAAACGCTCATAATGACCAATATATTTTTTAACATCTACAGAAAGTATAAAACCAATTGATGTTTCTGTATCTTCTGCGTTACCTATTTCTTTAGATCTAGAAGAATCTATTACTTGTATTTTATTAGTGAGCGGAGCAAGTTGTGTAGTATTACCATATTTATTATAATATCTATAAGTATACTATACCTGCGAGGTAATGAGTCTACCGGAAGTAATACCTTCTATATATATTCTTTCTGTAGGAACTACTCTATTGCTAATAAAGTCGTCTACTGTAGTATTACTTGTTATATTCTTAATACCTTCGTCGTCTATTCTTATACTCATTACAGGGTGTGTACCTGTTGCGATATATAACTTTATTACATTATCTAGTTCTTTATATAATACAGTAGATACCTAATCCGGTACATTGGTTGCGTCCCATATCACAGAAGACCATAATAAACGAAGTTCTTTTAGTTCGTTTTCGCTCTCATCTATTATAAATCGATATATGTTTATATCTCCACTGCCTTCAGTATTACAAACAATAACTCCAATATTGTCTACTGTTTTTACTGATAATATCTTCTTCCCTTCAAACGAAGGTTCGTTTAATAAAATATCTACAACATCCGCTCCTTGGACTACTGGAGTTACAATACCCTCGTGCAAGGAAGAATAATCCCCAGATCCGCCTAGAAGCTAGTTTTTTGTTATTCTGATATTCTAACCAAATACATATTGCTGATTTTCTATTTGGTCGTATGAAGTATCAGAATTCATTCCTTTTCCAAAAGAATTTATCTGTGAATTATTCTCATTAATAACCATAGTAGTAGTCGTTATAAGTCAACTGTTCTTTATTTATGTGTTTAAAGAATGTATCATCACCATCCCAATCTGGGATAAGCTTATTCCAATCATTCTTTATGTTTTGCATATCATCTGCAGTAGGCATCATAGCTTCTGCATAAGCTTGATTACGATAGAAGTTCCACTGTGACTGTGTATAGAAGTAAGTCTGTTGTGCATACTTCTGTGAATACTTAGAACTACCTGTAGTAAGTTTACCTGACATAAACTTAGGGAATGTAAGCTTCATTACTACATACCAATATACAGCTTCTTGATAAGAAGTAAGATCTGGTATTAGAGGATAACCTCTTTCATCTACTGCAATTGCTTTATATGCAAGCTTAATAAATCCATGCTTCTGATTTGTTACAATCCAACCAGGCTTGATGAAGTATTCAGGCTTGTTTACATTGCCGTCTATAAACCTCTTTGTATACTTCATGAAGTTGTTTGTATACAACTGTGATTGTGAAGTAGGAAGTTTATACATCATGGGTTGATGTGTAGGCGGTGGAATTAGCATAGGATGAGGCTTTCTCTTATCTTTAAAGACTCTAGTCATTGTGCTCATTGGGATCCAAGGACCTTCTGGACTCTCTGAATATGCCACAGCATCCAATACCTACAGATCAGAAGGAATGGGAACTTGATAATCCTATATCTTCAATACAGGGGGATCTTCTGCTGATCCTAATTCCCTGCTGATATACTACATAGGGGCACCAATCTTATCAATGGCTTCAAATATCCACTCTCGTATATCTGATGTACGCTATCTAACTTCTGTGGAATCTAAATCAGCCATGATCTTTGCTATGACTGATTCACACTTTGTATAATTGTATATCATTTATGTCTATATAATCGTGTTTGTTGAATATCAATTGAGCTAATCTACGTTTATTCTGTCTTACTAGGTTTAGTTGGTACTTATACCTATCTGGGAACGTCTTAGGTAACTTAGACCAGTATAGTCTATATTTATACCCATCAGAGTGTTCGTTCAAGTGATATATACGCTTATCGTATTCTTTACTTGCTTTATAATCTACAGATAGGGATTGCCCTGTCATCGTTTTAGGTCTATACTTCCCAACTTGAATAAAACCTAGCCCATAAGGCATTTTAAAGCCTTCTGAGCGCTCAAATACATATTCTAGAATAACTTTACACATCTCGTCTAAAATGCGCTTATAGAGGCTGTAATCGACCTCTACGGGCATTGTACGATACATGTCTCGGAATGTTGTTGATTGTTTACTTCTCATCCTCTCTTGGACCGTCTGGCTTTATTCCATCCAGCGTTGCGTTATTACTATCGTCGCTAGGTCTATTAAGCATAAATGCAAGCTCATTGTTCATTATGAGCTTCTTGATGTCTGGGACCATCCATGTAGGAATCTTTATATCATCCTCATCTGGATCCTCTGCATCGTCTTCGTCTGAATTATCCTCAGGTTTCTCATATACTGCCAGAACATATATATGGTCAAGGAGACCTTGGTCTTGCAAGCCTTGAACATATACGTGTTTGTCATCCATATAGTAGGCAGTAAGTTCACCAAATGTGTACTTTCTATAGTACTGGTAATGTCTACGTATATGGTTCATATACTAAATGTTCTCGCCGGCTTCATCATGTACAGCGAGAATACTAGTCCATCTGTTATTGAATATATTCTCAAGAGTGTCTACTGTTCTCTTAGTGAAAGAATCCCTACCAGGATCATTAGAATCGACCTTTTCAAGCTCGTGGTACGTTTCTTTTAACTCAAGGTATTCATTGTCCACAAGGTCTTCTAAAGCGGCTCCTAGAAGCTCTTTTTCCTTAAGTTCGTCAAGGTGCTTCTTCCATAGCATTCTACGGTAATGATCTACCCAAGCTGCTATATGAGCTCTAGAGAAGTCTTCACTCTCGCTTATATTACTATTTCTGGCTATGAGAAGTATATCATCTATAATCTCTCTAAGAGATGTTTTAGCTGGTGAAATCTTACTCATATTATTTCTATGTAGATTCGACTATTCTTATGTTGTTACTTTTAAATAGTTCATTAGTATTATATACAGTATACTTATGTTTATCTATTTTCTTCCAGTCCCAAGTAAATAGTCTTTTAAAAAAGTTCTTTTTGTTTTTATACTCTCTAATAGTATATATGTACAGATACTGTTCGTTCTATATATCTAAACCTATATTAACAGTATCTCTACCAATAGTATAGTAGACGGTAGTAAGATCATTATACTTTAATGAATCAGTATAAGTAGTATCTTTTAGAATAGTTACTAAGTCACCCCCTACCCCCTTACTATCATTAACGTTTAATACCTGAGATTGCGTTGCAGCTGTTAGAATAGATTTTGATTTAAGCTTTAATCTATCTCTTATACTATCTAGTTTATGCAACGTAATATCGTTCTAATTCTCTAATTCTTTGAGGTCTAGTCTTAAAACATTATTAGCCTACTAGGAGCTGTCTAACAACCCCTAATAGGCTTCAATGTTGTTCTGAGCCATTTCCAGCTCCTGTGAAAGCTTAATATTATTTTTGTGGGTATTTATACCCCAAAGCAATAAAAACGCAACAGAAGCCACGCAAATGCCTTTAACGACCTTCTTCCAATGGCTTTTCAGCCACAACAGTGTCGTCAGTATGTTCATTGTCAAAATCAAGTTCTATTCCGGTGTAGTCTTCTCCTTTTTTCTTCAAGAACTTACCGATTATTCTCCAAGGACCATTTGGATCAAGAGTATTCAGATTTTCTATAATAGACCAGAATTCTGTTAAAGCTATGATGGCTGTAACACCTCCGGTTAACAAAAATACACCAGTCTCGTCAAGTACTGCCCATTCTATACCATGTGCCATAGCTATCATGATAAATTCGTGCCATAACTTGGAGATTGTACCAGTCCAGTTCTTTCCGCTTTCTATTTTCCTATTTTGTTTCCTAGCCACTTTAAAGCCGTAGATCATATCTACAACAGTTGTGACGAAACAAATACACAACAACCATTTTATAGGGGTTAGATAACTAACCACAGCAGAACCTAATCCTATAAAAAACTTTCCTACTGCGCTACCGTCAACTATTGTATCTATCGTAGCGTACATGTGTTGTAATGTATTTGATAAACGCTGCACCATAGTTGTTAATCATGTTAATCGTATGGAGCTTTTATTGTAAGATCAAATTCTCCAAACACATTGCTATCTATATCTCTTACAGTAATAGTGATAGTTTTAGCTCCTTCTTCCATGTCTGATGTATATAATGTACCATCTTTTCCAATGGTAAGACAATCGTCTTCTGGAAATTCAAATACAACAAATACAAGCTAATTATATTTCCAGTCCTGCGGATTATACAATATAGTACTGCCATCCTTTAAAGAAACGTATATATCATATTCTCTACCGTTCATATCCTGTTCACCAATCTTTAATTGGTTGTTTGTAGTCATTGTATAACTTGGATGTTTAGTATAGATTCCTTCAAATACGTTTTCTCTTTTTCCGCTATTGTCTACATCTATTGTAATAGCTCCAGATTCTCCTTTTTCGTTGTCTACAAGCTCAAATACATCTCCTTTATCTATAGTATATGTTCTAAGATTATTACTGCCACAACCCTGTTTAAATACAGTAAGAACTACAACAAGCTTATATATACCGCACAGCTTTTGCTATACTGCAGGGAACATACAAGTTATGGTATTCTTTTCATTAAGTAGTTGAGAGTCAGCAAGATAATATGGATGATGTGGTTTTGCGCAAGAAGGAAAATGTGGTTCGCAATGATGACAGTAATCGTGCCAAGGTTCCCAGCATTCGAAACCACAACAAGATGGCTTTGGACGGGGACCGTGTTGTATATGACAACAATGATCGTGGAAATGTTCTGGGTGCAGACCAAATCCTCTATAACCAGGCCACCAATGGAAATCATGAAAGTCTGGTTCAAACCTATCATAATTACATAAATTTGCAGGACGCATATGATAGCTTGGGAAACCTGCATTGTTTATGTTGTTATGAGTAGGACGATAAAACTCAGGAAATCCAACGCGTAAGAACGGCTTAGGACGTGGTTTATCTTCACAGTATTCACAGAAACAAGTGTTAATCAAATAACACCTAAGCTGTTTTACATTAGACTAATCAAACTCGTCAATTTTGTCGATGCCGTTATTTGCAAGTTCATTCTTTACAATTTTGAGTTTGAGTCTAATGTCGTTTCCTATTCTAATTTTTCTCATATTGCAATATGTTAATAAAAAAGGCTGAAGACGGGCGTAGCCCACCCTCAGCCAGTTTTATATTTTGTTTTTAAATCAACCGACGAAAGCGTCGAGAATATCCTTCACATCGCCAAGCTGACCAGTGAGACCATAAATCTCAACAGTCTGCTTTGTCTTGCGCTGGATGTCATCAGCTGCACGATACATATTCTCAAACTCAAGAGTAAGAGCATCGTAGTGTGCATTAATGTTAGCCTCCATAGCAGGCTTGATGATAGGCCATGTGCCCTCACCACGGTTCAGGATACCCAGGTAACCCATAGCCTGAGATTCGCGGTCACGAACGAGCTTAGCTGAAGCTTCGTACTGCTTGCCAGGAACCTTATCAATGGTTACGCCGTCGGGGAAATGCTTGTTCTTAGACTCCCATCCGTCTGCAGCAGGATCGGTGTAGTAAACATTAGCATTGAAACGAACCTTATTGGCCCAATTGATTGTGTCATTAGCATCGTCATCGTCGTAAGGCAGAGCTGTCAGGATAACCTTATTTGCCTGAGAAATATCAGCAGATACACGAGCACGCTTCCACTCGAAGTTGATCATGTTACCAATATTTTGAGCAATGCTAGCCTTAGTATCGCCTTCCTCCGTAACATACTCATAAGACTCAGTCCACTTGCGGAAGCGAGTAGGCAGATCCTTAAAAGTAAGACGAACGATGATGCGCTTGCCACCCTCAGAGAACTTGTTCTCAAGCTGAGCATTCAGACCAGAGAAGTCGATAGTAATCGTATCCTCTGTGTCAGCGGTATACTGAAGTGCGTTGAAACTCTTAATATCAGCAGCCTTAATCTCATTAGACCACTTAATGATAGGACGATACTCAACGCTACCATCCTGCTTACGAAGAACAGTGTTCTTCTTCGTTACGATACCAACCTTGATCTTGTTGATTTCGCCAGCGTTAGCAGCAGTAACATTGTACAGTTTGTCGGCAGCGACATCAGGATCGCAGTTCATAAAAATAAACTTGCCAGCATCTTCAGAAATGGCATTCATTGAAGTAGCCTTCCTAGGCTCAGTATTCAGAACAGCACCTGTAGCAAGATTGCTAACAAGCACAGTATTTACGTATGTAATCATATTATTAAATTAATTTTTTCTACTCCCCCTATATTTCTATGTCTAGACCTAACTAGCTGGGGTTTCCACGTTAAAATTATTCTTGTGTTAATACTTCGTTGGTTATAGTTTTATATCTAGCATCAGATTGATTTTCTATATACATCTGAGCTGCTATCTTAATTATTTCCAACCAAGTGTAATCTTCAAAGTCGACGTAATCGTGATTGATATCGTCGTCTTTAACTTCTTCCGGCACTTTAAGGTAACCTAAAGTGTAGGAGTATATATTATAGTTAGTATCCGTCAACAGACGAAATCCTTCCTTAGTTCTAACTCTAAGAGGTCTTGCTCTATGGTATTTGTAATGAAAGTCAGTAAGAGAGTTATTAACTCTGTACATAAAACTATCTGCTGTACATTCAAATACACAAGTATCCATCATATGCTTATTATTGTTGTCTGATATAACAACATCTTCGTTTAGTACAAACATCATATCCGTAGGGTATTTGTACTCGTAAGAATCATACGACTTGCTAACTTTATAATTGATAGGTCGTAAAGATACTTCCTTGTGTAAGTTAATTAAATCTCTTGCTCGCTTTTCAGTTTCTTCATAACCAGTTCCTCTTGGAGCAGCACCGTTAAATCTTTCTTTTGTAAACTTAACGACTGCTTGATTTATCCAGAATAAAGAATCGTCTGTAAGCGGTTTTTCTAATGAGTTGTTGAGCTTATTTATTTCTAGTTCAAATGCCCCGATTAACTGATAGTTCTTCATTCTTGTTCATTCTTTTGGTTATTGCGCTGCTGTTGCGCTTGTTCTTGTTGTCTACGTCTATTAGCTTCTGCTCCAGATACGTATTGTACATATAGGTCTACAGCACCCGATACAAGCTGCTCAAACATCTCCATAGGTAGTTCACATCTAGTAGATGTAAGAGGGTTCATATAGTTTGGTAACTTATAATATTCAAGCTGTATATTTACAGGCTCTGTATAACGATCATAGAGCGCTCCTAAGCCGTTTTCATCGGCTAGCCATACAATTGGACTCCTGAGGATTCTTAAGCTGTCCTAGGGCCTAGAAATAAGCTTATTTACATCTTTTACAGATATAAGCTCGTTTGGTATAGTACCAGCACCAGTTTCTCCGTTTAGCCTATACGATGAGCTAACTTTACTATAGCTTTTAATATACAAACCAAAATTTTGAGGTAGTTCGCATCTACATATAGGTCTAGTAGAAGAAGGAGTAAGCTAAGCTGTTTCCATCATACTATTCAACAGAGTCTCTATGTATGTTTCAGCATTAGACGTAGGAATCTAATCTACGGTTCTATATAAATCGTGGATAAGCTTGTCTTGATATTGATTCAAGAAAGAGTATATAGTCTCAGAATCAAGTTTCTCAAGTATTTCTTTTTGCGGGATCATCGTTTGAACCCTACGCTCAAACTCAATCCCTAGCTGTCTCGTTTCTTGTATCGTCATGCCTCAAGCCCCCTCGTATTAAGTTTAGTATTAAGTCTCGTAGATTCAACATTTTCAAGTGCAAACGCAATAGCTAAGTTTATGAGTTCTTCTGCCATCTGATCAGATAACTCAAAGTCTACTGTATCGGAAAATGTTTTCATAATTTATACCATTATATAAGTGCCTGTTGCATCTACTTATAGTTTTACTATATTATCCTCATAGACATCTATAGCACTTGTAGCATCTGGTTCAGATGACCAAATATTGTCTTTTGCTACAATATAGCTTTCGGTAGAAGCTTTTGTTACATATATAGGTTTTATTACTTGACCGATTCTATTATTAGATATTATAAGTAATTGAATATATGAATTTTCTTGTATGTCTATACCTCTTCCATCAGGCGTATTTGGACAAGACAGTATATTATTCGATACAACTATATTCTTATATATTGGATCTGTTTGTAGATTATTATATTTAAAAGAAATACAAGCACTATAGTCTTGACCAGCATCGTTAATTAGAACATTATTATCTATAATGACATTCTAAAACATCTTAGCTCCAGCCACTTGTATAAAACCATGATTCCAATTACCTATAACACTTCCTTTAATATAGTTTCCTCTTATTTCAGAATCACATATTTGAGCACCTGAATTAAATATAAATGCAGCCTTTCCAAATACAGTATTGTTATTAATCTTTAACTTCTTAATACCGGTAGACATCATTTCTATAGCCGACTCTGTCACCTTAAAATAATTATCATGTATATTAGCAATCGGATTAATAATTGCTGATGAGTCATAATTCGCTATTCCTATACCCTTATATACTTCATAAAAATAGTTATGATGTATATTAAAATTGTCCACACCTGCGTCATGAACCGCACAACTACCACTTGATACACTGACAATACTATTTCTTATTGTATTATTATAGAAATCTACATTAATACATTTTTGGATATAAGCACAATGTCTTGGAATGTTATCAAATACATTATTATATATTTTAATATTATTAGTTGGAGACGCAGAATCTGTATAATGACAGACAACTCCATATCCACCAGCACCATCGGCTCCAGGATTATCAAGACTTGTTGGAATGTATTTCATGTCTTTCATAATACAATTTGAAACAATTATGTTAGAACTTGTGGGTTCTATCATAACAGCTCCAGTAGCGTCAGAAAGAATACAATTATTTATAATAATATTGTTACATCCACCAGCTAAAGAACCTATATCAATAAGATAAGAAGCTCTTGCTGTTGTGGAATCTTTTTCAGGATATCCTTCTGCAACACCTTTGATGTTTAGATTTTCAATTACAACGTTGTTACTTGTTATCCAAAAGAAACGCAAAGGCTCATTAGAAATAAGATTTGCATCAAAACCTCTAATAGATGTTGGTTTTTCAATAGGGATGTATGACGATAATAGATATGTACCTTTATTAATTATTATATTATTAAAATATATAACACATTTTTTTATAGCATCTGTATCATCAGTAGTTCCATCACCCTTAGCCCCAAACCACTCAGGATATGCTTCTGCAACGTTCCAAGTACCAGCAAGAGTAATATCAGTATCGAGTATCTTAATCAGACCAGCACTAATGCCTGTATTAGTACCAGTAATAGTATCATTACTACCACTTGCAGAAATACTACCCCCGTCAAACTCCAACACACAATTCTCAGGAATAGTAATATCTTCACCAAGAGTAAAGTCATATCGAATGACATAGACGGTGTTAGCATCACTAAAGTCCTCCTGAGTAAGAACATTACTGCCACCTTCTTTCAGTTCAAGTGTCTTCCTGCCGAGACCACTATGTGCAGTTGGGTCATAAGACCTATCAGGATTACCACCAACATTTTCAAGAGCTTCTGTAATGACCTTATTTTGTACAGGATGTGTACTTGTCTTAGAAAGGGTAGTATCTACAATTACACCTTCTGGAATTGTAGGTTTGTTTGTCAAATCATTATAGTCTCCACTAAACAATTGTGTATTAGCAGGTAATGCTCCAACTTCAGAAGCAGTATAGGTTGGTTTTGAAGCTTGTTTTGCCCATGCAGGAACAGTTGGATCTGTCTCTGTAAAACTTTGAAGAGCGGTATCAGCTTTTCCTAACGAAGTTTGTACACTACTTGCAAGATCTGTCTTAGGAATACCGCCAGAAGGTTTGCTGTATGTTCCGGTATTTTTAGTAAATCCCCAATCAGAAACAGTACTTTCTGTTACGTTGTCGAGTGACGCAAGCTTTTCTTTTTCTGCAGTTGTGTAATCGTTTGTAGACAATCCTTTGCCACTAACTTTATCAACCTTAGTTGTATCGCTTGGGTGTCTATGATCTCCTCTTGCAAAAGCGAGTTCTGTACCTACAGATGCAGTACCATCCATCTTTGGAGTAGTTGTAGAAGCAGCTGCACCTTCAGGAATATCGCTTGTTGTTATATAGCCCTAATTTCCTACCCAAGTCTTAGTAGCCATGTCAGAAGTTGCAGTATTTATTCTTTGATCAGTAATAGTCTTATTATAGTACTATGTAGGATCAAAAGTTCCACCCTCGGCAACCTTTTCATCTATAGTTTGCTTATCGTATGTATAATTAGAAACGTATTGCTCAGATGCAAGACCTTCGATAGATGGAATTGTCGGTTTGTTTAGAATTTTAGCATCCCCTGATGTAGCATTCCAATCTGCATTTACGTTTACATTTGCTCCAGCAGCTATACCAGCAAGTTTATTTTTTTCTGCAGTAGTATAGTCATTAGTAGACAAGCTTTTTCCACTTACTTTATCGACTTTATTGTTTAGTTCTGTGTCGTATGCATCGTTGGCGTCGTCTATCTCGCTTTTTGTGTAATAATTAGTCGGATCGAATGTACCTCCTTGTGCAACCTTTTCGTCAATGGTCTATTTATCGTAAGTATAATTTCTTACATACTATTCAGATGCTAGACCGTCTGTAGAAGGGATTGTAGGTTTATTAGACAAATCGTTATAAGATCCCGATGTAGCAACCTAAGCCAAATCTATAGAATTAGCTTTATTTGCAATTTCAGTATTTTGTGTCTGATTTATTGCGTCTACTTGTGATTTTGTATAATACTGAGTTGGATCAAAATTGCCACCTGCAGAAATCTTATTGTCTATTGTCTGTTTGTTGTATGTATAGTTAGCAACGTATTGTTCAGAAGCAAGACCGTCTATCGATGGGATAGTAGGTTTATTAGATAGATCGTTATAAGAACCACTAGTAGCAACTGTAGAAAGAGATGTTCTGTCTGCCTTTTTAGCTATTTCTAAATCCTACTATTGCTGCTGATTATCTACTTGCGATTTAGTATAGTAATTATTTAGATCTACACCACCTGTTACAAGGCTTTCAAGTTCGGAAATTTTATCTCGATTTTCTTCAATGAGATTTTCGTTTCCTATGATTCTGCTTTTGATTGTACTATAATCCTACTTTATTTCGTTCGCTATATCCTCTACTTGATCTGCTTTTTCCATAAATTTGCAGCAGCAACATTTATGTTTCTTGTATGGTTTTGCACAGCAGTTACATGAATCGTTATATTCGTTGCATTCTGTACAAAACAAAGGATTATTACAACACTGTTGTAATTCTTCACAAATAATATTATTTTCGCACATATTTATATTGATTAATTAGAAAATGTTTTCATAATATGTTAAGCGGATACATTAGACGTATTAATATAATATTGTCCGGCCTACCAACTGGTGATAGTTTTTCCAGACAAGTTAAATAGACTGCTTGTTGTATCGAGTACCCACAACGAAACAGTATCTGTTTCGGATACATTTTCAAATTGTACTCCAGAAGATGTCTATGATAAACTTACTCCACCAAAGCCAGTTTTAATATTTACGTTTGGATTTATAATTGAAGATTTCTTATTCGGTATCGACAGCCAATAGTCTGCTCCATCTACATTTGAAACTCTATAGTACACGTTTCCTGTATAGTTTGCACTACCATTAGTGTATGTACACCCTACATATTTAGAAACTGTAGCAATAAACACATCTTGATGGGCTCCAGAACCACTACTAGTATGGCGAACAAATACATTCTTCTAACCTTGAAGCTAGTATGTAATATTATTATCTGTAGCAAGAGTAGTTCCTGCCTAATTAGAGTAATATACTCCTGATGTATTATAATAATAATTACTCGTTTGTGTTACATCTGAGTCAGACAATATGTATCGTTTCAATGTATTGCTTGTGCCCCCAGAATTAGCTACAGGGGCGAAATCGAAAAAATATTTCGGTGTATGTGTCTGAGGATTATATACAAGTCCGATTGGTTCTCCGTTTTGAATAGCACTTGCGTTGAGGTTTTCGTATCCAGCCCCTCTATACGCATCAGACATTGTTGTAAACACAATAGTAGGATTATTATTATCTATAACTTCAAATGATGTTGCTTTTACATCTCCTTTTACGGTAATATTTCCAGCTTCCATATCAGTTGCTGTAACATAACCATCTAAGTCTATTTTATCTGCACTAATTTTTACACTTCCACCATATTCATTTACCTTTGCTATTACTGCAGCAGAAGTAAAATCATTAGCTGCCATAAGTTCTGCTGTTGCAGAATTGAGATCAGCTTTGGTAGTAAGACCTGCTTTCCACGTGTTGATTCTATTTACAATGTTAGTTTTAGAATCCGATCCAGTTATAGAAAAAAGAATAGATGCTACATCATCGTTCGTCTTACTAATCTTATTAAAAATCTCAGTCTTTGCATTATTACTAGAAGCGCTAGCTTTAAGTCCGGCAATAGCTTCATCAACCTTTGCTTCCATAGATGCAGTAGCGACATATTCGCCATTCTTTAATTTCTCAACATATGTACGAAGTTCTGCAATAGCAGAAGACAATCCACTTTTACCTGCAGATACAATTTCATTATACGACTTATCTGCAGAAGTAGACTGTTTTAATGCTGAATACATCCATTCTATAACAGTTTCAGCATTCTTTCTAGCATACATAGTAGACAAATCAAGACTTGCTACAGAATCTTCTATCTTGGCGTTAATAGCAGCTTGTAGAGCTTCTTGATCAACGCCATTTTCAATAAGATTATTTACAGATGCTCTAAGACTATTTACATCTTGTGCTATAGTAGACCAGCCATAGGTAACCTATCCGTTATTTCTAGTAATAATACCGATCTATTGAAGATACGCATCCACATCATCATCGCCGAAATTGCTTTCTGATTGTATTCCTTCTTTAAGTTCGTCTAAGAAGTCTTTATCGGTAAGCATTTCATTAACCTTATCTTCTACAGTATCGTTGATGTCGTCGATTACTCCATCAAGACGTTCTCTTTCTTCATTTGCAGTAGCATTAGCTCTATCAATGGCATCTTGTAAATCTTCTAATGCTTCTCTTATTTCTGAATCGTCGTATTGCGAACCTTCACCAGATCCACTACCAGAACCGCCAGTATCAATTGAAGATAGTGCATTAATTATTTCGTCTATTTTATTTGAAATAGCATTTAGCTCAGCAGCAGTCAATACTTGATTTTTTTGAAATACTTTATTTAATTTATTCATTGTATTCTATCTTCACTATTTAGTTGTGAAACATCTAATATAAAAACATCTTCTTCTGGATCATAGTATGTAGGATCAGTAGAGCCTCCTGTACCATCGTCCACCATACATTCTACAAAACTTGCAGGTTTCTTTATGTATGACAAATGTACTTTACCGTTTGTATCTGGCTTATTGACAGGATCATATACTACAAATGCAGAGTTGCCTTCAATAAAGCTGACTGGGTTCTTAACCCAGGGCATGTTGTATGGAGTATTAAAGAACTTCTCTGCCATTTGGTGAGTAACTAGTTTAGTAGGCACTAATCTAGTAGTCTGACCGTCCATCGGTGTACCATTGACGTGTTGATTCAACGAAGAAGACACGTAGTACATTAGATCATCTGGTAGATAATACTTTACAATATTTGTAGCAGGAGTATCTGTACCCTAAAACAATTGAGGATCCGCATGTTTTACTAATGGCGCAAGGTCTGCAATAGCTTTCTCATCATACTCAAATGGAACTCTACGAGGATTGTTACCTGTAAATTTCTAACCAATCAGTGCTAAGTAGGCTCTATCAAGAAGCGTTGCAGCTTCATATTCTGTTAACGATGGATATGACGAAGTAACATTAGCTTTGTCGTACCCTATCAGGAATTTAGTATATATGTCTTTATGCGTCATATCTCATTGTTATAAAGAATTATTTATTCTCTACTTCGTTTATAATAGAAAGCTTCAGATCTTGATTCTTCTTACTGTCCAGGTAAGCGATTGCATCTTCAAGAGAGTCTGCAAACATGTCAGTACCGTAGAAGTAGTGTGTCTTATCCTTACGAATAACACCTTTCGCAATAGCATTCTCAAGCAAGAATTCTGTCTCCTTAGACTTGTTGTTAACCCACTTATCAAAGAACTTCTTAGGATTCTTATCTACCATAGTAAACAAAGTAGACTCAACAAGTTCATTAGACATGCGATCTGCACTCATACCAAACAGACGTAAACACTTACGCATCTGCTCAAGACTAAGAGAATCAAACTCTTTAATTGCATCACGACGAAGTTTATTCTGCTTATTCTGTTCTACTGCCTCTGCTTCACGATTAATCAACAGATAATCTTTACCTGCATCAAGGTGATCAAGAGATGTAGCCACACGCTTATGACCACTAAGGAACTTAATAATCATAGCCTGACGAGGAATAGAATCATCAAGAATAAGTGTTCTAGAACCAATCTTTACACAAAATGTTGTCCAAAAGTCTGATGACTTAGCAAGATGACCTTCTGGGTAACCTAAAGCTTTTTCAAAGTATTTCTCATCTTCTGGGGTGAGACCCGTATATATCGACCCGGAACGAGTAAAATAAGGTGCAATGTAATCAAAACAACTCTTATACTTAATCAACCCTGCCCAGGGATTCTTCTTCTTAATTTTAAGTTCAACTACCATAATTGTATAATTAGTATGTTGTGATGCTGAACGCCCCAGCCCTTATGACTGGGGCTCAGACATCAATTATATTTTAAATGAGATTACGCACCTACAGCGATACCACCGTTGTTAGAAATCTCTGTATCCTCAGCATCGCAGTACAGAATACCGCAAGACAGCGGGTTACGGAGCATAATACCCTCCTCACCGAGGAAGTGTACCTGATAACCATCACGGCTGTTAGAACGCAGAGTGTTGATGCTGTTACCGTAACCACTAGGAATTACAGAACCGCCAGTTGTCCACTGTACGAACTCACGACCCTTACGACAAACCTTAACGACGTTAGCCTGACCGTCACGTGAACCAAGGTCTACGAACAGGAAGGTGTAAGACATCAGAGGTTTACCTGTCAGAGGATGCAGCTGACGGAACATCTCCATGTTATCGAACATAGGACAACGCTTCAGAGTCAGCTCGATGCCGTTAGTCATCTTATAGGTAGTAAACTGACCACCGAGAGTCAGCTCCTGACCAGAACCAGTGATAAACTTAGTATCGATCAGGTTGAAGGTAGCAACCTTCTCCTTCAGGATACGGTCGAACTCACGAATACCCATCTCACCAGTCAGAGCGATAAACTTACGCTCGTTGGTACCGAGGATGTTGTAGCAGAGGTCGAAGAGGTAGTCCTCAAGCAGCTCAGCTGTCAGAGTGGTGTAGTAACGAACGTTAGCTGGACTAATCTGCTCGAACAGACCGCTCATCGTAGGAGCAGGACGACCGTTTGTACCCTTTGTGAGGTATGTACCATCGCTCAGACGGTTACTCTTAGAGAAGAGCAGAGCCTTTTCCTCACGCTTCTTCCACTCACGAAGAGCAATCCAATACTGATAATCAGACCACAGATAAGATGTCTTACCACTCTCAGGATCCTTCAGAGCGATAGCAAGAACGGTGCTATAAGCATCACCAGTGATATCGTAGCTCAGACGGAGAGTCTGCAGGTGGTTACGCATCTTAAACGGAGTCTGATAGTTGATGATATCAGCCTCATCGCTGTACTCCTCGTAGGCAGAACCGATACGGCTCACCTGACGACCAGCCAGCAGGAACTCACCAGGAATATAAGCAGCCTGTGAACCATCAATCACATAGCACTCATATACCCAAGCGCTACCATCCTGATAGGGAACACCATTTACGCGAACCTGGAACTTATAATCATCGAAGCTAAGAATAGCACCTGGGCCATACCAACGCTCCTCAAGAGCGAGGTAGATAGGAGTACCATTCAGACCCGGAGTGATAGTAGCATAGTTAGCAGGAGTAACTTCCTGACCATTCCACTTAGCCCAACGGATATTAACAGCGTGCTCGCTGTCGATCATTACTGACCATTCAAATTCACGATTCTCGATAATCATTGTCTTGCCAAGACCACCGGTAATCATATCAATAGCGGTAGAAACACCGTCATCCTTTGTACCAAATACCAGTGAAAGCAGACCAGATACCTCATGAGGCTTGGTCAGCAGCGCATTAGAAATCATATTCTCATCTACCAGGTCGCTGAAACGACGTCCGCGATACAGCTGGAGATTATTAAGCAAACTATTATTCATATATATTTATAATTGTGTGCGTCAGAACATACCACTTACAATGTCTGTTACTGACTTTGTTTTATCATCGGCATTGTATGTGCTATGATTCTTTGCACTATGCCTTAATTTTTCCCTAAGTTTTTCAGTAGCGGATGTTTCTCCGGCATTCTTTGCACTATTGATTAAAGCATCAGCCTTCATAGTAAAGTAAGCAGATTCGATCAAATTCTTTGATAAATTCTTATTGAAATCTTTAGTATATTGTGACTGACCTGTCTGATCTACTTTGAAAATATAATCAAACAGAGCTTTACGATCTTCTTTAGGAATTGCAATACCGCGAATGTTAGTCAACGAATTGATGTCATTGGTAACCGTATTAAAGAAGGCTTTTGACTGCTCTTCTTGCTGTTTCGCTAGCTCTTCCTGCTGTCGTATAGCTTCTTCTACTTCTTGCTGTCTAAGCTGCTTCAATCTGTCCAAAGCATCCTCTGATTCCTCATACAACATATCGCTATCCTCATATCGCTGAATCTTCTTATTAATCTGTTCATCAGTATAGCCACTCTTCTGCATGAGTTCACGTACTACTGCTTTTTGATTACTCTCATCTTCAAGATCAATGTTATCAAGAGTAAGAGCCTGTTGCTGTTTAGCGTAGAAATCTTCAAACTTACCTCCGTTCTTTACATACTCATCGAGCGCCTGTATACGATCGTCTGCGTACTGAGGAACAGAGTTCTCATTTACGACATCTCGCATATAGTCTGTAAGTTGTTCTACTGTCAAAGGTCTATCTTTTTCATCAATCTCGTCCATATTCCACCCAAGTGATTGACCAAGAGCATCGAAGAAGAGACCAACTTGTTCAGCCTCAATTACATCTTCTTGGCTTGGTTCACCGTTTTCAAGACCACCTGTAGTAGGAGGTTCTTGAACTGGTGGTTCTGGATTGTTATTTACAGGAGGTTCCGGAGAATTATCCTCGTGTGCATTTGGATCCTGATTGTTAGGATCCTCTGTATCGCCGTCCTCAGGTTTCACTGGCGGCTCTGGATTATTATTTTCTTCAACGAGTGGTACGTTAGGTTCCATCAAGGCATTCATATCTGTTACACCTTCGCCTTGTTCGGCGTTGGAATAAATATTGCCGAGGATGTCCTCAAACCCACTCGGAATTGTATTCTTTTTCTTTGCCATATAATTATATGTAAGTTAATTTGTACAGTTTATTCTGTTATGTTATAATTCTATCAACGGATCAAATATCTTGAGATTACCTAGCTCATCAAATCCCATGTTTTTTTCGCCGAAATCTCCAACAAGATAAGGATATCCGCGCAAATTGTAAAACCCGCTTTTTACTGGATCTTTTACGTACCCTAGTTTATTTACGGTCTTGGAATCGTCGACGTATCTAATCCTAGATAATTTTCCCTTTGTGATAGCTTTTCCGTTTGGTAGTACATGCGGTTTTGTAAATGCGCGCCACGGATCAGCAACTTTTTTCATAGGTATTACTTTTTGTTGCGAAAACCAAGGTATAAATTTGCCGCCATCTTCTATAAATCCTTCATACGACATTGGTACAGCACCAGGTAACTTGTTCATCTCCAATGCATATTCTACAGCTTCGTTCAACTAATCAAAATTAGTAATTGCATCTTCTGCATTAAGGCCGTTTCCGATCTTTATTACCCTGTTTGGGTTTCTACGATCCTCAAAAACGACTCGTTCTGCGCCATGTCCTAAATATTCCCCCAACATTTGATCTTGTTGCTGAGATGTAAGTAAGTTTTCTTGCGGCGATTTATAATTTATTTTTATACCGTAATTATTACCAGAATTATACGTGTATCTATGAGTTTTCGGTACTTTACTAAAAGTTACAGGTTTTATTTCTGGCGAACCGAGATCTATTTTTGCAAATGGTTTTGATAATTGCTATATTGCGCGAATTCCGGACAATAAATCAAACTCTGGGTGTACTAATTCCAATCCTTTTTCATTTGTACCAGAAGACATAAACGGTTTCATCCAATCAGTACGATGTTGAAGATAATATGGAAAATTATTTAATGTATAACTGCCACGTTTAAGATCCGTCTTTTGTGGAGTCACATACATATCCTCAAACAGTTTGGTATAATCATCTGTAAACGTACCGTCGTCATTCATATTTGCGTGAGACACATTATGTCCAATCTTACCATCTTTATATCCAGGCAGCTTCCCATTCTTTAATCCTGGAAACCCAGGCTCCCATTCAGAGTCCTCCATCAACTCTATAAGATTAGGAAGTTGTACTCTAGGTCTGAGTTTAACCATCGGCTTACCGCTGATATAAGGACTTATTTTAGTATCGTATGCAGGTACTGTTTGTTCTGCAGGAATAGTAGGACGCACTGCAGTAGATACAGGTTTTGCGATATAAGGAGACGGTTCTTGCGCAGGAACTTGTGGTTTTCCGTATTTATTATTTAGATATTCATATGCAAGTTTAGTGTAAGCTCTTCGTTTGTCTTGTTCTTGATATCCTATAACTTTTCCATTAGAATCTAATATTACAGGACGCTCATACAATTTCATCCATGCATCAGAAGCTTCGTCTGTAGATGCGTATCCTTTAGTTTTATATCTTCCAGAATTTGTCGCGGTGTGAGGTGAGTATTTTCCTTTCGTAATCCACTTTGCTCTAGTATTCCAATCGTGAATATACTGTCTTTGACTTGCAGGAGAATAATCTCCATATTGTTCAATAATAGCCTGTTGTATATTTTTATTATTCTAAAGAAGACCAGCGTATCCAGATTTAGATTTAGCGTTATAATTCAACCCGCTTTCCTATAAACCATTTCCACCTATACCGGCAATAGACATTGTGTCATATCCTAAAGAGTTTCCCCATTCATACAACTCATCCAATGCCGCCTCTTGTGCTTTTGTCAAGCCCGGAGTACCACCTGCATATCTAGGAAGCCCTGCATCATATATTTCAGATACGGACTTACCGTTTTTATAAGCTTTAAATCGCTCTCTAAATGCTGTTACATCTCTGCCCATATCCATCCATTTTATTGCTAAGAAGATTAGCAATGACGTTGGTAATGAAATCATTACCTTCGTCATGCTAAACATATCTTAGTATAAGTTTTAATAATTGATTGTTCTCTCTAGTAAGCTCTAGGAGTTCTTTCTCTTCAGCGTGTGTCATAATTATCAACTATTTCTTGTAATTCTTCTTTAGAAAACGTCCTCTTTATAATTTTTACAAGTCGTTGTTTATCATCTACATATTTCCACACATATCCTTTATATGTCTTACGCCCAAATTGATTAGTGCATACGCGTCTAATATATACTGTCGTAGACGCACCAAAACTTTTTGCAGCTTCTGACATGCTATTCCATATTTTGACAAGTTTACCATCTATAGTATACTAAGCAACTCTGCTTGATATCGCTTTCTATATTCTGGCGTTTCTTGTTCCGTGATTTGCATTTTCTTTAGAAGTAACCCACTCTAGATTTTCAAAACAGTTGTTTGTTTTATTCTCGTCTATATGATTTACTACATTACGATTGTTTGGATTAGGAATAAATGCTTGTGCAACAAGCCTATGTATCTTTTTTCGATAAACATTTCCTTTAGAATCTCTAATAGATACTACTAAGTAACCAGTAGAATCTTTATAAGGTTTTACCAACTTTTCATTATAAAAAGCAACTGTTTCATTTTGCTTTTGTATATTTGGTTTAACAGTCGTATAATGTTCATTCCTACGAACATTTCCGAAATTTGAAACAGAATACAAACCATCTGTCTCAGGTATAGTTTTCCAAGTTTCCATAGTTAATTATTATTTCTCGCCTGCGACCTTGTTTGCCCTGGCCGTGGCGGCTTTTATTTTTTCTCTCTGAAGAGCAGCTTCATCTTTTTGACGTTGAAGTTCGGTTTCGTGCTTCATTCTATCACGCTCCAATTGAATCTTTTTATCTTCAATTTCTTTCTTTTGTCTTTGTTCGTAGCGTTTAGTGTATGTTTCTGACTGAATCTTTTGCTGTTCAAGAGCCTGTTTACCGAGTTCAAATGGATCAGGTATACCGTTGTTGTTAGCATCCTTCTCTTCTGTACCACGATATGCACTAATCTCAGCTACTGCAATCTTAGTCTGATTATCAGCATCAATCTTGTAACGCTCAAGCTCCATCTTAGCCTCTTCAAGCATAAGCTCTTGTTCACGCTGTTCGTTCTGCATCTGTTGCAGCTGTACAGCCTGTTCTTGCTCAGCCTGTTGTTGCTGTTGCATAGCCTGTTCTTGACGCTCTTGCATCTCCTTAAGCTTCTGCTTAATGATGTTGAAGTTGTCATTTGTAAGTACTTCAGCTGCTTCAAGTAAGCTAGCACCATTCTGCATAGCAGGTTGAATAAGCTGTTGTAACTTCTGGATATTCTCCATATCCTTAGAAGTATCACTTACAAATACATCCATATCCTCATAGTAGAACTTATCTTGAATATCAATATATGCACGTTCACCATTATCGAAGATATAACTAAGCTTCTACTTACCTGTCTGTCTCCATGCACCTTGTGCTGTATTTAGAAGCATATTGAGTGCATGACGCTTACATTGATTGTGTGCCCAGAACAAAGGCTCTGTAATATGTGAAGACTGTACAACAGAACGTTCTACATTACCTACAAGCTCATTAGAACTGATAGCACCTTCACGCTGTTCTGTAATACCTGATATAGTACCAGCAAGCTGTTCGATCTTGTCCATTAGCTGAATATACTCAGCTATTACGTTCGACATAGTAAGATCGAGAGAAGTGATTTGATTAAACGTAGCAGGCTTGCCGCCTTCTCTTCCTGGTACATTCCAACCTTCTTCATAAGGATTAATAAAGTTTACACCTACAGAAGACAAGTAATGCATCCATCTATCTGGAGTGATATTCATAGACTTAGGAATCTATGTAATATCCATATTGATTACTTTTCCTTTGTCTCTTGCTATAGCTAATTCTAGTCTGTACCACAATACGATATACATGTATTGCAGAGGTTTAAGCACGCTTACTAGAGACCTTGGTCTACTGTTGGTATTACTATAGATACATCCACAGTAGGGAAGCTTTTGAGAATTTGGGTTATCAATAGATATATGCTGATACTCAATAGGCTATATACCAAAATAAAGATCAGTTCCCGCACGATAGCCTTCCCAAACTTCTACAATCCAGTCAGGCTCTACGCTGATTTCTTGTCCTGTTTTCTTATACGACTCATCAGCTATTTCAACTTGTGCTTGTCCTGCTTCGTCAAAGTATGTGACATAGTATATCTTTTTAAAAGACTTCCAGCAACAATGCCAGACATTAATAGCATATCTAGTCTTCTGATCCATCAAAGGATTGTCATAGATGTGCATCTAAATGCTGTTGAAATTGTCTACAGGATCCTTCTCACCTATATCATTAGAAGGACGCCCTGTGAGCATTTCGTTGAGCTTATTTAGGTCTTTCTCTGTAAGTTTGTCATAGTAGCGATCGTATATCTCTGCTACTGGCAACCTCATTCTACGACAGCACCAAGAACCGTCTTCTATAAATTCTAGATCGGGTGCATGATCGTATGAGAAATACATCGGGTTCACCCTCTCCATATAAGGCTCATCGTTCTACACGCCCACGTAGTATATCTCGGCACCAGCGATAAGAGCATCTTTCCAACCTTTAATAAATTCATTGTCTAAGTTAAGTTTTTCCCTTAGGTATGTGAGAGTGTGATAAGCAGTGTTCTCTATAACATCTTTATAATCCTTAGTCATATATTTAGCTATAGCTTCGGGCGGCATTATTTCTCCACTCTAAAGCTGTTGCTAGAATTGTTGTGCTTCTTCAGGACTCATACGAGAAGTAATAGCTGCCATAACATATTGCATAAGCATCTCTTTCTCTTTGTCCATCAGTTCTGAAGCTGCTTCTTGCGATGTTCTCACTACACGGAAGTTCATAGGCCTCTTTGTCTCTTCACCTATAAGGAGGTCTACCTTAGGCCTTATTATATTGAAATCTTGAGGTGTAGCGGGGAATCCATCTTCAACCTTGAATGGATTCGTGATTCGCTTGAAGTCCTTTTCATCAAATATAGAATTATAAAGGTTATAGTATGTCTATATCTCTCCGAATCGTGTCTTAGTCATTCCACCAGACACTACGTTTCCTTCGCCTATGATATAGTTTACACAGTCGTGCTACCACTATTCTGTCTTCTTCTTTAATGGTAGTTTCTGCTAAGGGAACGTTGCATTATATAAATTATCTTCTACTCTAACCATTGTTAAAAGCTAAATAAAGGTATATCGTCTTGCACACCGTCATCTTCAGCATCCCAATATCTCTAACTGAATAGCGGTAATTCGAAGAGTTCAACCTGTTTGTTCTTTTCTTTTGCAGCGGACACTCTAACCTGGTATAGCTCTTCTCTATATATCATAACCATACATAGAGCAATAACACGGTCTACGTTTCTTACACCGTCTGTCTATATAAGCTCTTCTAGTAGAGGTTCGCTGTATATTCTTTCTAGATTAGGATGGCCTGGTTCATATTCTTCCATCAACCATTCTAAGATTAATCCTTCTCCGTATGCCCTAATCTATTTAGTCATGTGACAGCCTTTACGGCGCTGTACTTTACTATCTTTAAATATCTCCGTTATAATTTTATCTGGTTGATCAGCCAACAGGTAGTCACAATGTTTGTTTGTGAAGTAAGGGTAAATACCCTTACGTTCATTCTCAAACAAAAGACGTGCATTATAGAATATCAATAATTTACGCACATTTTCATAGTATTCTTCAGCAGTATCTGGTCGTCCTGTATACTCCGCAACAATTACGTCGTTCCATGCTTCTCCCGCTCTAACTCTTTTAAAAATAAAAGTTGATCCTAAGGAGTTAGTGAATGACTCGTCGTGATCATACGGGTCGCAACCGCCAATGTATAATCCTAACGGTGGCTCTGCTACAGGGTACTCCCAGATGACTATTGATCCTCTTGGTTTGTCATCTTTCTTTAAAGGATAAGTAGTTATATCTCCAGATTTCTTTTCTATAGCTTTTACATTACCATTGCCATCCCACTCAAGATCTACTGTGTGTTTCATATTCTTGATCTTAGTGTTTGTACGTATTCTGGTTAATTGGTCTATTAAAAGCTTTTTAGGGAATATATTTTTTCCCAATTCCAAACACGCTTCTTGTGGTTTCATAGGACGCTCGGATATAAATCTATCTATAGCTTCCTAAGAAGCACCACCTTCGCGTATTTTATTTCTTTCTTCTAACAGACGCTCTATGGCGTCATTTTTTAAACTATTCCCGTCTTTATCTATATACTTCCCGTCTTTACTTTCTAAGTTCCAATAAGACGGAGAAAAGAATCCGCATTCAGTACCAGCAGCATTATCATCCCATATATTAGGAAAGCTTAGCACGTTGAATGCATCGGGATGGTAGAACATATTCTTAAGACCGTCAAATGCTGCACCCTCAGTACCACCTGTACCAAATGCTACAAGTAAGCCGAATGCTACACCATCGTCAGTCTCTACTGCAGGTCGTTCAATCTGCCATGCTGTTTCTAACCCTGGGAACTTACCACCCTCCTCAAATAGTACTAGCTTACCACGAGTACCACGAAGACGTTCTGGGTCATTCTTAAGGGTTATACCTGTTATAGCAGACATGTAACCTTGTTCAGTTTCCTTACCAAACTCATCTTTAATCTTAAAACCAGCTACACGTTCCATACGAGTAGATGTAAGACGTTGTTTAGACCATGCTGTATTCTTATCTATAAAGTCCATGATCTACCAAGCTTTAGTAAGGATTCCATCACCAACCAAGAACTTCTATTCAGATGCTACTGCAAAGTTCTTAGATCCTGGGATTAGTTCATAATTTCTAACGAGCATTGATGCCCCCTTAAACGAGTATCCTCTTTGTCTGCACTTTAGTACAGCCATGTGCTTGCCCTACGTCTCTGCTTCTTCTATAGCATTAAAGTAGTAGTAATCGCCGTCCCAAAACGAAGGGAATTCAAATATACGATCTCGTTTAGTTCTTTTTACTCCGTACCTATCAGTATATTCTTCCTCGACAAGTTTCATGATAGGACAATAGTTTAAATAGAAGTAATGATAGCCTGTGATAGAGTCTCCATCTGGGGCTACATATCCATTTAAACACCGCTATGTCTCCCGCTCCCAATATTGTACATAATCGGTAGTACCTCTGGGAGCGAGAGTATAACAGCCATTTTGTTTATAAAATATAGCTGCCTAGCGAAATTTGTCGGTCGATAGGATCTTTTTATTAAAGTCTACCATTGTATATTATGATAATGTTACAGGGAAAGTACCTGGGAATACCCAAGCTTTTTGTTCTTCGTCCCAAACAAAATAAATTGTGTTTTGGTCATATTCCTAAATAGCCGCATATTCGTCAGCTGTCAGAAATACATGATTAGGACCGCTAGATTGCGGATTATTTTCTAATTCTTCCAGTCTCTGTTCGATGTCACTTACACCAGATTCGATTTGACTTACTGTATCATCTACTTCAGTTTTCGTATAAACCTAATCAAGTCTTTCATCAACCTAATGCAATTTATCTTCAGTTTCTTTAAAAGTGTCAAAAGCAAGACTGGCTCCGTTTACAATCGTGTTAACAGTCTTGTTTGCATCCCATAACTCTCCAATAGGAAACTGCCCTTCATCCGAACAAACAACATTAGAAATTATCTCCTTTCGAATATTATGGCCAGTATCTACAAGATTTTTAAGTAATACTTTCTTCTCCATGTTGTATTTATTACATTTCGTAGAGGCCTATAACACCTCCACCTTTAACTCTACCAGCCTCCAACTACTCAGCTTTAGCTTGTTTCATAGCTATATCTAGAGACTTAACTATATTACCAACATCTTTCAAGATACGCGTAACTTTAATTGCTGTATCAATATCCATATTGCTCTACGAGTAGTCATTTAGAGCAGCTATGAGCCCCTCTGCTGCCATCTATGATGCGCTTAAAAGTCGGGTTCCAGGAGTCTCTTGAAACTCATTAAACCGCTTAATAAGTTCTTTCATTTCAGCAGTAGGTACATATTTTTCATCTCCGAATACATCTTTGCCTACAATAGAAGCCCTCTTGTCTATAGGGTAAGCTTCGTATGGAGTATTCCACTTGTATAGCCATATTATGTATTCAATCTCCTTCACAGCCAAGGACTTGTCTTTCGCATTATTGTAGTAATCTCTAAATGGCGGTATAGCCAAGTCCTCAGTTGCGAGAGATATCTTATTGCCTTTTATATCGAACATATGTCATACCAAATTGGATCAATGCCATTGTTACTTCCCATCTCAGGGAACATCATAATTTTAGAACTTTCCATAAATTTGTTAATGTTGATATTGTTTTCACAATATATTAATGTTTGTTGTTGATAATCCGCATTGTACAGCGCGGGAACTGTGTTTGTTGTACTACTTTCTCACAAGACAGATGGTTAGATAATAGGGCGGCCTCGACCCGCTGATCTTACGAGTTAGTCTTATTCCTCGCTGCTCTTCCAGTACTGAGCTTTCTGTTATCAAGTAGTACATGTTGCGCGTGGCAGAGGAATCGAACCTCTGATTCTAGGGCCGCTAAGTCCGCTAGCGCTTTACCACTAAGTTAACCACGCAATCCCTGTGTTATACAGTTAGGGCTCTGTTATATTAAGATGGTAATTCACTAATTCCTTTTATCTAACTTTCATAATTACTATACCCAGTTGTAGCTTTATATGTAGCCAACGATTCATCTGGAACATATAATGTAGTTGATCCAGGTAACACCAATCCATCAGATCCTACAGTAGGAGGGGTTGTAGCTCTAAGAATAATAGTTCTAAGGCTTGTATTTCTAAACGGATGGTTTCCTAGGTCTATGGTTCTTGCAGGTAGTTCTATTCTTGTTAATAGTGGAGTTGTATTTCCAGAAGCAATTATATTAGCACTATAATTAGTGCTTGTACTAAATGTAAGTCCTTCAGTACCGCCGTCTTCGAATATTACTTCAGATAATGAATTACATCCACTAAACGGAATATCTCCAATACGTGTTACAGATTTTGGTATAGTTATTGAAGATAATTTTGTATTAACAAATACTTCATTTGCGATTGATTCAAGTGTTTCTGGAAGAATTATTGTTTTAAGCCCAGAATTCCTGAAACAATTAGCTTCTATTTTCTATACCTGTGTATTAGACAAATCCATATGTTCCAATGAAGTACATCCGGCAAACATATACCATCCCATTCTTACAAAACCATTTGGTATTTTTACATATGTAAGCGACGAACAGTTGGCAAACCATCCATTCTATATGTCATACGTTTGTGGCTGGGATGTCACCAGATGTGATGGTAATTCACATCTTTCTAAAGATGTACAACCGTTGAACAACTTTAAATTTCTATTTGTACTAGCAGGTACTGCACCAATATTGGTAAAATATTTAAAACCGGTTGCATCTACAATATCTGTATTTTCTACAAAAGCTGAATATGGAGAATAATCTGATACAGCTTCTAGATCTTCTCTAACTACTCCAACACCGTCGCCCCAATTAACTGCACAAATTCTTTCAAATTCTGGATCTCCTACGTTTAAATAATATTTACTTGCAGTTATATAAAACTCTGGATATTCTGTATGTAGCTCGTCTATATATTCCTAATATGTAGCAGTAGCATGAAGTCTTCCAATAAGATTACTTGTAGCATCTAAATCTCTACTAAGTGCCAACTAATATAGTTTTTTTACAACAGAGGCGTCAACCTATTCTATTGTGCCGTTGTTCTATTCTATCTTTAAATGTGTCATGATAAATTCATTATTTTAGCAAACGTTGTAAATGACTTATTATTAGGAATATTAACTAAATCGATAGAATCAATACTATTAGAAGAGTCCACTACAACATTAGTAGGATTAATGACGGTAGGATTAACAATTCTTATAGAAGTAGGTGTACCTAATTCGTATTTAGTAATCTTAGATCCATCTGGAATAATCACATTTACTGTAGTACCACTAGCATCAACTTGTTCTATATCAGTACAATCTGTAAGATCTATATCTTCTGTAAGTCCTGTACAACCTTGTATAGATAAAGTCTTAAGAGCCTTCATATTAGAGAAGTTCATCTAATTCTTGTTACTTCCTACGAGAGATTGTACTTCGCTTGTAAGTTGTGTACAACCATCGAGTATAATACCTTGACAATTTGGAATATAATCTAATAGATTTGTATTAATGTATGTAAGCAAATTGATCAGTTCTGATGCATACGGACTGAAATCAATAGTTCCAGTAATAGCAAGAAGATCAATTTTATACATATTATTCTTTCCAATAGGACTACCGAACTGCGCTTCCCATGTTGTATTCAAAGGATTAAATATAGAAGCTTTTACGGCTGGTATAATAATATCAGAATCCTGCTGAATTACTATGTTTATAGACGCTGTTTGTTCATAACCAGAAACAAATACTGCCTTGGCTGTAAGCGTATAATAATTTGGATCATTTGGCATCGCACTGTCTACCGTAATCTTTATACCGTTTGTAGTAGTACTTTTTGCAAGCTTTATGTACGGATCGCTAAATGATGTAAGCCTAGAACCATCTTCACCGGTTGTGAACGACACACTAGCATTATCGGATAATCTAGTAAGTGTATATGTAGTAGATCTAATTGTACCAGTATACTCCTAATCAGATGTTATATAGAAACTAGCTGAAGCATATGTAGCAGGGAATTCCGTATACCCAGGAGCTGTTCTGAGAGATATATTGCTTTCTGATTTAGAAGTCAAATGTAAATCGTTAGGATATGAAGCCGCTTTTACATGTATTGTTGTACTATATGGTACACCTGCAATCGCAGTATAAATCTTAGCATCGTAATCGTGTCCGACAGTAGACTATATTGATTGAATATAAGCAATACCATCAAGACTTTCAGAAGCTTGAATTATACTAAGGCCGTTATATCTACCAGAAGAATCATTACTTTCAACAGGACCTACAGACCACATGTAATCAGTAGAGTCATCTTCTGCAAGTGAGAATCTAGTAGCATTTAACGAAGCATTATTTCCTTCGACAATAGTAACTTCACCGAGTTCGTTTACTATTACATCGCCACCAATGTTAATCTGTACGTAGTTTCTCTTATGGTCTACTACAAGACCTGAAGAATTCTTAGTAAATACAGTATCACCAAACCAAGACTTAATCATATTCAGCTGTGCTGAAGTAAGCTCTTCTCCAGTATCTCTAAGTACAAGATAACCCTTAATACTTGTCTGATTACCAAGCTGTGCAATCAAACTGAGTTCGTCATAAGTTAAAAGATTATTCTCACCTACAGTGGCATCAGACCAGTTAATCTTATCCATAATCAGATTATACTGACTAAGATCTGCATTAGCTGCTACAAGATTAGCAAGCCAGCTTCTAACAAACTGAATAGAAGACAAGCTAGAACCGGTTGTACCAAGCAAAGATACATTATGTACAGTAGTAGGAATACCACTAATTGGACTTAACACAGCATTGTTGTTTTGATCTACAGTTGCATGCCAGAAAGACATATCACTCCAAGTAGAGTTATTCATCCATACAGTATATACTGTATCAGGAAGTTCTATATTGGTAAATATATTACCAGACTCAGAACTGTAGAAATTAGTAAGACCAGAACCCATTGCAAGAACTTCTTGCAGTTCACTGATATTATTATTATAAATCAGAGAGTTAAGATCTGTCTAATTAAGCTGTCCACGTATATTCAAAGATTGTAAACTCTATAGAGTATTTTTATTACCTTGAATTTGGCATCCTAACGATGCAAGTAGTGCAGTATAATTAGCACCTTCTTTGGTAATATTTACGCCTACGTTAAGTTTCTTCAAAGGAGATCCAAGGACTTCAGAATAAACACCATCGAGCAAAATACCATCGAGCCCATGAGCAATCTCGCTAAGATCAATTTCCTCCATGAAGTTTGCACCATAGAAGTAAATTGGGTTCTTGGTTTGAGAACCAATTGCCATGTTAAACTCTAACGGAGCTTCCTTATCTACTTGTCTGGTTGTCTAAAGAGCTCCATCTTTTGTAACAGACATATACGTCTGCTTATTTGGAGTAATTCTTACATACTGATTTGAACCTTCTGTTACGTTAGCTCTTACATAAATATAGTGGTTTTTATAATCACCGCAGAACCATTTAGCATCATAATAGTCCATAGAGTTACTCAACCACCAGTGACGGTGTGTCATACGAGAACCCTGCAACCAGCTAAGCCATGTTGAATCACCTCTACCGGATTGTATATATTTGAAGAATCCGCTTTCATTATACATGATTTCGCACCATTTTGCTGCGTAATCATCGTCAAACATAGACGATACTTCATTATACTTAAGACCGGCATCCCAAAGTGCATCTGCTACTTTTGGAACGATTGTATTTGCCCAATAACCCCAAGCCTCAAGTGCATCAAACAGCCAGTTAGAAGTAACTACATTACCTTGAGAATCCGCACTTCTACCAGAAATTGCATACGTTGTTACAGATCCTGGAAGTTTAGTATCACGATTAATTGGAGGATTGTATGCAATACCGCCGTCGTTTTTATTACCGAGAGCAATATCCATATCCCAAGGCTCATAATGGAAGTGTACGCCATCGTAAGTCTTGATTTGAGCATTACGTTCAAGTGAGTCTACAAGGCCGAAACGAAGAACAAAGATGTAATAAGCAGCCATCTTATAAAGGTCAAGATGCTGTGCTGCTTCTGCTTCAAACTTTGCTTGATTGTTACGTGTACTTACAACCCATTCATGGAAATCCAAGAAAGGTTTTACTTTACGCATGTACTTAGAATTCGGATTGAATTTATCAATACCGTTCTTAGCATCATCTTTTGCAATATCGTCCTCGTCTGGATAAATTACTTCAAATGCCTACTCCCAATTGTACATTCTTGTAACGTCACCGGTAGACTCATTTTCTACTTCTACTATATCGTTGAAGTTTGCATGTGTCATATATGACGTAAATGGAACGTTAGAACCAACTACTTCCATTCGAAGTACGTTCTTATTATCCCAAACACAATTTGCATCTGTATCTTCGTCTTTATGAGTATTGGTGAGACAGAATGGGTCTGCTGGTACTGCGTATATACTACGTTCTCCGTAACAGTAGTCGGATTTCTTATCGTCCATGAATACATACTGTCCAAGGAAAGTACGTGTTCTTGTGCCGTTTTCGTCGTAATAGAATACTGCGCATGGGAATGAGTCAGGAGAAATACGGATATCGTATGGGAACTTCTGTGACGTTACGTCCCTCCACTACATCGTACTCTTTCCTTCTACATTACTATAACCTTCTACAGTACCATCTTCATGAAGTTGCTCGTTGTTGTGATGTACCAATTCGTTTGTAGTAAATAGCTGAGGCTCTGTTCTAAGTTTATACTCACCATCAATATTTGCATTGAACCAAGTATACTGCATAAGTCTCTCAAGTCCACCATTGTGTACACCAGAAGAGTCTGCATAGTTTGCTTGAAGCACAAACTTATTTGCAGGAATAGAAGGCATGCCCTGATCGTCATATGCTTTCATTACATACCTATTCTTGTTCAAAAGAAGATCTCCTTGCTGTGTAGATTCGTATGTAGGAATAACACCAGATTTAGACTTATTAAGCCAGAACTTCATAGAAGTAATAGGATAGTTCAATGTTGACTGACCATGCTTTCTAATCTGTACATTATTAATCTTGAAATTCTTACTTGAATCTGAAGGACAGAAGCGCTCTATTGTAACGTCTGTAGTAGAACCGTCTTTATCTGTTTGACCACTCAGGATATTAGAAAGGTTACCAGAAATAAGAATTGTATCAAGTTTATTCTTACACAAATCAAAACTGATAGTATTTGATGCATCAAGAATATCGTTGTTATTCGCAATCTGCACTTTATTATCGCTATCGTATACATAGTTATTATATGCATCAGAATAGCTAATAGCGTAATTGTAAACTCTAATATTATATACTCTTACACCAGATTCAGATCCACCAATCTTAATTCCACCGGTTGTATTAAACGATCTACCTGAAGCTGTAGCGGATCTTTCCAAAATACCGTTGTTTACAATATATGCAAGACCAGACTCAACAGTTCTAAGCGAGCTTTCTTCTGGGAAGCTATTTATGATAAATGCCAACTTAAGTCGTTCATTTGATTTATAGTTTGTATGAACAACTTCAGTATTACCGTTGTCGAACAAAGTAGCAGTATCTGGAGTAATCTCGATTCTCGCTCCATTAGGATTACCAATCGTTACTATAACGTCGCCTTCGTTTGATACCTTCTCTGATTCAAATTCTATTTCGATTGTTTTACCTGCAGAGAAATCAAACGTACTGAATGGATGAAAATCAATGTTTGCATACTCATTAACACCTACTGTGCGGAAGCTATTATTATACCATCCAGAGTTTACATTCCATTGTATGTTTGTAAACGTAGTATTAACGTTTCCAGAAACATCATTCCATTGATCTCTTGTAGTACTATCATTGGTTTTACCATAAGCAGACATTTTCATCTGATAGAACCCAGTCTCGTTTACAACAACTTTTGTGTTTCTTATAATATAGATTGGGAATTTATCAATGAGTGTATTATTATAATAGGCTGCAAGGTAAGTAGAATGTTGATCCTACGTGTATATTGTAGGAATGTAAGAAAGAGCTGCTGCCTTTTCTCTACTGTTTGCTGTAATAATACCAAGATCTGCAGTAACCTGATTATCTTGTTCGTCTATCAACTTCCATTGTACAGGTATTGACGTATTTGTCTGAAGACTGTCTGTATAATAGCCCCATTGCAACTGTTGCGGTTCATACTGTGTTGCAGTAAGCATCAATTCGCTAAGTGGGAAGTTTCCATTATTGAACTGTGTAGCAATATTTATAAACTTACCTGTACTACCTACAACACCAGACGCTACAGTAAACGTATAGAATAACAGATTACTATTTATCGTTACGTTTCCTTCGTTATACTTAGCTTCTGCCCAGATCTATAGAGTATGTGTACCTTCATCGAGGGACGTTAGTATATTCTATATTTCTGTTATTTTAGATGGTCCGTTTTCAATGACATCTTTGCTATACAACTTATTGCCAATCCCATCGTCTACTCTAAAGTAAATCTTTGCTGTACCGAGCACATTGTTACGTTCAAATACATATGGAATTTGAATTGGGCTGTCTGCATATATAGGTTCGTAGAACTTAAACGTACTTGAAAGATTTATCTAAAGAAGCGATATTGTAAACGTCTTTGTGTTTCTAGCGCCTGTAGACGAACCTTTGGCTTCAATTGTAACTACATTTTCGCCAGGCTATAAGTATTCGTATATACTAAAATTAGGATCTGCGTCAGATCTATTGTACCATCTTGTAAATGCAGTTGAAGCTCCTGATGCACTGTTTACAATAGTATATGTCACAGACAAACTATCAGAAGACTCTCCTTCATCGTTATAAATGCTCCACTAGAATGCAATTCTGGTACCTGTACTAGATTCGTCACCATAACGTACAAACTTGTTATTAAACCCGTCACTATTTATTGCGACAAGATCAAGTTTGTAGTCACTCGGACGAACGAAATTAAATAACTCAAGGTCGCTGTTGTCAGAAGGATTTTCTTTCCACAACGCATAAGAATCTTCGCTAGAAAACATTCGATACTTATTAGCGGCTTTATCTTCATACATATAGAATGGAGATTTGAGTTTTTTCTACAACAGTTCTCTAATAGATCCGCCAGACACCTAAAGGCCGTTTGTTACATTTTTTCCAGTAAACGAGTCTGTGCCGTTTATCCAGTCTACAAACTCGTTAATTTTTCCTTTATATGTTTGCATTGTATTTTATTTAATCGGTCCAAGGTGTATCATCTGTCCATGGGTGTTCGTCCAGCCAGTATCCGTTGTGGTAACAAGATTGTATTTCACTAGGCCATACTATATTATTACCTACATATACAGCAATTATTGGTTTTCTATAGAAGATTGCCTAAGGCTCTCTTCCATCTTTATATATACCCATGATTTGATATTAATTAGTTATTACTAGCCCAAGGGCCTTGATTATTTGTTTTAGCCCAGGCAATATATGTTACAATATCACCCCAAGTTACGTTCTTTTGAGCTTCTGTACCTTCTATAATATCATAGAAGTCATCAGCCTGTTTTACGTATTTCTTTGCATTTGTAGCAAGTTTTCCGTTTGGAGTATTATCGAAGATACCAGTATCATCAGTCTTGCCAGAATCCTACATGGTACGTGTAGCCATGAGGACTTTACCATTCATATTAAAACGATACTCATCCGTAAACAAAGAAGACTTCTCAGTATTAAATGTACCGAATTCAAGACCGTCACCACCACCGTGCTCGAACTTAATCTTGTTCATGTTACCATCGCCGTCATAACCCTTAGGTTGAATAGCTATGCCGCCATGATCTTCGCAACGAAGATCGATTGCATTAGCACGAAGCTTCAAGTAACCATACTGTCCGTTTGATGTAGTAGCTTTTTTTGCTTTTACACCGGTTTTGATTTCGAGATTTAGAATGTTGGCTTTATCTGCAGTATTATCTTTTCCTTCTGCAGTTCTAGCCTTATTCTTCTCACTAATATAAATACCTTTATCTTTAGTAGTAAGAGTAACGTTTGCAGCATTCAGCTGTAGATCTACAGGATATTCGTCAATTTCTGCACTATCGGTAGCAGAAACTTCTGCGCCATTAAGAACCTTTACTGAGAGTTCTTCTTGATTACTTCTATGGTGTGAATACAGCGTGATATCGTCACCTGGCTTTACCTGCAAATCACTAATAGGTTCTATGTTGATTTTGCCTCCTTTGACTTTATCGCCATCCATGTACTGATCTTCTGCAGTAGTTACAACGTTAAGGTTGTGTTTACCTTCAGAATCAAAGGACACGTGTGAACCACCTCCGTTTACTTCGTCTACAACTTCGTTCACATACCCAGTAAGACCATTCCAATCAGAAGCACTGAGAGTATCTCCAGTTGTTTTTTGTATAAATGTTTGTTTTGTCATATTGAATCAATATTGTTGGAAGCATTATACTCCCAGTTATAACAAGTATATATACGCCAATAGGGGGCCTTGATAGGTCCCCTATTAACTTATTATATAAATATGATTAAATTTTCATGTTAGAGTGAGGTTTTGCCATCCGATGTACGCCACCCCCGAAGCTTTTATTACGTAATTATTGAGCTTCCTCAAGACTGTTTGTAGTCTCGCCGCTTGCTTCTGTTGCGGTCTCAGAGTTTGTAGGCTCGCCTTTTGTTTCCGGAAGACTCTGAGATCCCGTAGCCGCGCTGTATATTGTTTCGTTTCCAGTGGAACCATAACTGCCCTCTCCGCGTTCGGTTTCACTTAAAGTTTCAGATTCTTCAAACTGTACATCAGGAACTGGGAGAATGAGAATCTGTGCCATCCTTTCACCTTCTTTATATACAGAGGGTATAACATCAGTAGTAGAAACCATCTTTATAGTAACCTCTCCTCTATAACCAGCATCTACTGTACCAGGAGCATTACATTGTCTAAGACTCTTCTTACTAATAGATGAACGAGGTACTATAGCTCCGTAATATCCTTCTGGGATTTCAAGCGCAAGGTCTGTATGATATACTAGAACAAGCTGTCCACACTCGTTAATCTCTGTTGTTATTCGTGTACAAGTTAAGTCAAATCCAGCATCCGTACTATGTGCTTTAGTAGGTGCGATTGCTTTATCTGAAAGTCTTTTAAATTTAATTACCATAGTTTATATATAAAGTTAGTAATAGTGGTCGCCCCACCATCGAGTCGAACCCGGACCTGGAGGGTTAGAGCCTCCCGTGCTACCGCTACACCATGGAGCAGGTCCTAACCAGGGGAACGATCCCTGCAGTTTTGATATGCTGTGCCAACAGAAAGGACTCCAATCAACATTTTAACATTTTATGAAACACGTGGAATCGCAGGACCACGTAACCTGTATTGGCGCTCGTTCGCTGCTTGTTAGTTAGTCTTACGACCTTTCGCATACTATCCGCATTTCAGCGGCCATACGAGCCCTGAGCATTTGCTCCCGATGTTATTTCACTTCTTCTTGCAGAAAGGTTTCTTAATCCAATTCCACAAGCGCTTGTACCAAGGTTGTTTCTTTTGTGTAGCCTTTACAAGAACGTCAAGCAGATCTTTTGCAACTTTTTCGTCTTCTATTGTAGTTACATGACACTTTTCAAAAAGCTCAATATAATTATCAATAACTTCCATTGTAAGAACTGCACCGAACTTTACAAGCATCTTAGCCTCTTCTGTATCAATAACCATACCTGCACGTACCTTAGCAAGAATATACTCTACATATACATCCTCAGGACGCTCAATATTAGTATAGTCAACAATAAACTTAGGCTCTTTCTTTGTTTTCTTTGTAGTCTTCATAATTCTATATTTATTTCTGATTACGCTGCACATTTGCATTCGTCACAACAATCGCAACAGGGAGTTTCTCCCTCAGCCTGTTTGGCTGCCCACTCTTCTTTTGCTTTCTGCTCCATCTTCTGTCGGTTCTTGATATTATCCACCCAAGCCTTACATTTTACAGATGTCAGAATATGCTTAGCGAACTTATTATCATAGAACACAAATACAAGATCTCCTTTCTTAGCATCAATTTCTTCATGCTTCTCACCGTACTCGTATACGACATGCATCGGCTCTTCCATATAAAAGACCTGACGAATATCATAACGATCTACATTATCGAGTCGTGTTACTTCATTGGTCTCTGTGTCTACCGCAATGTTTGTACTACTAGCTGTTAAATATAAAGTCTTCATTTTGAACTGTATTCTTTAGATTTGTTTTCTTTGTATCTACGTTTAAGCTTAAACTTGAAGAGTTGATTGAATAGTATATCTCTCGTATCTTCTTCATTTTTCATCTGATCAACAACGCATTTGAATGGATGTTTGCACACCGTAGCAACCAGATCTTTATCTAAGTCTAAACGCTTTGAAACTTCTTTTATTACTTTGTCTAATTCAATCATGCCTCCATACCGAGGATATCGTATAAACGAAGCAATCTGCTATCTTTAAGTAGATCGAATTGAAGTCCTGCAGCATCTCTAAAGATTACAACATCTCCAACTCTAATTTCAGAGCTTGTACCAATTACATCACTACCGTTGTAGTAGAGTGGTCGTTTGAGGACTACGCCTCTGCGATAATCAGAATTAACTTCCTTTACCTCTGTTTCAACGTTGTCAAAGTCTTGTGCTTCAACACCATTTGCATCTTTTACGGGTGTACCAGTTGAAACAGGTTTACTAAACTCTTTAGTTACTTTGATCGGATCCAAGGGCTTTACGAGGAAAAAGTCAAGAAAATCATATTTGATCTTCGAGGCGACATCCTCAGCAAGTACTGATTGATCAATTGTCTCTTTATCTTCCATATTACTTCTTCAGGCTTTTGAGATGATTAAGCACCTTTACAAGATTGTTGAGTACTGTTGTGCGCTCAACCTTCAAGCATTCAGGAGCAGTTGACATATCTTCATCAATGTTATTGAGTTCATCTGTATACTTGTTATACAGTCTATCAATCTCATCAAAAACATTTACGAAGTTCTTAGACTTTGAACTTTCTGTGACTTCCTCAAGGTATCCCTCTTTAATGAGCTCCTTGGCATAGTCTTCAGAGATTGAGAAGTTTGAGTTGTAAGTAGAACGAAGCTCACTGTCAGCATCGTCTGTCTTATGAAACTCCTCATTGTGTTCAAAAACATACATCTGTGTATCGTTATTGTACTCAAAAGTATCACCAATTTCCATAAACAGGAAAGAATCAGTTACACGTAATGTCTTTGCCATTTGTTTAATTTTTATCGTTAATTTGCTGCACTAACGTAGCAAAGTTGAATTTTGGTTGCAAAAATAATAAAATTTTTTAAAAATGCAACTTTTGTGCTGTTTTTCACGTTATGTGACTGTACTTGGGGGAAGAAGGGGGACTATAGGGGGTTATTAGGGGCCTAGATAATGTTCTAACTATATTATAAATATAATATATACTGGCCCTTTCTCTTTGGTACTTTCTCTTTCCCCAGTAAATATTAACGTAATATTAGCTAAATGAAGAATAAAAAGAAAGCTAGAATAGATACATACAGCACTATCTACGACATGGATGTAGTAGTAGCTAACGAATTAGTTACTTTAAAGAAACTTAGAGAGCTGTTTGAATATACAGATGGTAAAGAATTAGAAGATCTCTATACTGAATGGGATGTTGTCACAGCTCTTCTAAAACGCAAATCTGATGGAGCTTATACTGTACTTGTAAAATTCAATAAGATTTCTGACAGTTTTGTTTCAAGCGGAGACAAGCTGTTAGATATGATTGATATATGCTCTCATGAAGCTACTCATGTGGCATTGGATATATACAATAATGTATCAGCTAAAGTAGATACAGAAAACCAAGAGAATTTTGCCTACTTTGTAGCATATATTGCAGAAAGAATAGCTAAAACACTATTAAACAAATGAATGAAATAGAACATAATGCCATACTATTTTACGCAGACTTTTTAAGCTTGCAGCGTGAAAATCATCCAGTTACTGATAACTGTAAGTACTTCTTTATTCACGGATTTCCTATAAACAGTGCATATATAGTAGACATGGAGCCAGAATACGATATAAACGATAAGTATATAGAGTAGGCTTCATAGGAATTTCAAGCTATAAAAGATAAGTATGATGAAGATGCAGCAATGACATTTATAGATGATATATGTAGCATAAGAGCGTGTGGTAGTGTTGATGCTGAGAGAATGCTGAAATGTATACATCAATTTAGCAATAGATACGAAAAGAAATAGGCAATGAATGCCTACTATAATTGGAAAAAACAATAGTTTTACTCTCATATAACATTTGATGAAAATGGAGACCCCCAAACAAAACAATGCACAAGATACGTCAAACACGCTGAAACGAGCCTTGCAAAACGAAAACTACATCAAGGCTATGAAAGTGATGATCCAAGCACACAAGAATGCTATTAAAAACGGACTTTATTCTACTGATTATGAGTGAGTTACATGAAATTGAGCCTTACAACGACGATGACGAAGTAAAGCATACAGACGACGATTATAACAACTATGAGTAAATTTAGTAATATATACGATATTGACGGTAATATTATCCGTAGAGCAGACCAAGGTCCGTTCACATTAGAAGAGACTGAGAAATTAGTAGACGAACTAACTAAGAAAGTACAAGAAAACCCTGACAATAAAGTATATAAAGTATACTTAAATAACGCCCAAAAGTGGCTTTTTAAGCTTTATAATGAGATGAGTAGGGAGGAATTGATGAATAGAATGTCATTTGTACAGAATAGTATAGACGAAGCTAAATCTGAAGCCTCAGAAGCTGAACAAAAGCAGCTAGAAGAGATTAACAATATAATGGAGGAGTTTAAGAAACAGTATGACAACGAGCCCGAAAATACCCCCACAGAGACCGAAGAAGGATCTGGAGGAAGAGGAGAGGATCCTGAACGAGTGGAACACGATATGGATCAACCTGATGCATCCAAACCAGTGGTGATGGACGAATATGTCGACTTTGAAGAAGTAAAATGAGACAAATAAAACGAATATTCATACATTGTACTGCAGGTAATCAAAAGTAGACTAAAAATGACCTATTACGAGAGTTCAAAGCTAGAGGATGGAGCGCTCCGGGCTATCACTATGTCGTATTCCCGGATGGTAGAGTGGATTCACTCCTTGCCGAAGACAAGGTCTCTAACGGAGTCCAAGGGTATAATTCCACAAGTATCAACATTGCCTATGTTGGGGGAGTCGACAGTAAGCTTAAACCTATCGATAACCGTACACAAGCACAAAAAGACTCACTCTTAGACCTCTTAATATACTTAAAACAACAGTATCCTAGTGCCCATATAATGGGGCACAGGGATATCTGGGGTAAAAACCCTAAAAATTGGAAGAAATGGTGTCCTTGCTTTGATGCAGAAGCTGAATATGCCAATATAGACCAGCTTATAAAGGCTTCTAAAGCTGAAAAAGCCCCAAAACCCATAGATCTTACTAGACCTGACAGACTAGAAAATATAAGAAAATTAGCCCCATGGAATTAGAAGAACTAAAAAACTACCTTTATGTATCTATTATATCTGCAGATAATGAAGAATTTACAGAAGAACAAAAACAAGAGGTAATTAGTAGATACGAATTAACTAAAGATGACCCAGATTGGAGGTTTATACTAGAACCTGTAGATGAAACTGGGAGATTAGCAGAGTTATTTATATGAAAGAAACAGAAGCAACAGATCAGTATTTAGAATTCTTAAGTAAAGCTATAGATAGAGTTCAAAAGAGCGACTCTAAATCGCTTATGAATATAATGGGAAAGTATGTCTTAGTAGACAAATATGAATACAAATCATTAATCGAAAAGGCAGATAGATACGATTATAAATGTATGGAAATAAAGTCCAAAATAGAAAACGACTATCACGAACATATTCAATGTCTAGAGGATTCTATACACGAGCAAAAGCATAACTTTGACCAATTATCTAAGGATTACTATAAATTAGAAGATAAATATAAGAAGTTGGAAAAGGAATTCGCCGCTTATAAAAATAGAGGGTTTTTTAAACGTTTATTTGGATGATGAAAGAAACAGCTTTAAACGCGCAGATCGGTGGTTCACATTATAAAGATATGGTTATACAGCCCGTAGAATTTATAGAGAGGAACAACCTAGGATTCTGTGTAGGAAATGTAATAAAATATGTATGTCGATATAAGAGTAAGAACGGCATAGAAGACTTATAGAAGGCTAAACACTATCTAGAAATACTGATAGATATGGAGAGTAATAAGGAGGGGTCCTAACAAGGGCTCCTCTTTTTTTTATTTTTTAAAATTTTTTATTTTGTGCATGCAGAGAGATGAAACACCACACCACACACCCCCACACCCAACACAAAAAGGAAACCACCCCCACCCCTTTGTCGAATAAGCCTTCTACTACCGAATGCAATATTGCACAACTTAAAATGTTATAACAATGAAAGAGATTATCACATGGCAAGCCTCCGTCAAGGTGAATGGCGTTTGGCACACAACTGAACCCAAGTCCGACTTAGCAGAAGTTACCAAGCTCGTAGAGCAAATGGTAACAAAACTGTCGTACAAGTACCTCGCGGTAACCTACGTTCGCAACGTAGCTATCGTGGAAGACAAAACAGTTGAGGCCAAGTAGGCCTCTTCTTGTTGTTTGGTTCGAATAAGGCGCGAGGTACATAGACTGTGTGATATCTCTTTTAGTGTGAGTACACCCTATATAAGAAGCATAAGTGTAATTGCGTAAAGCCTGAGAACCGCTCGAAGATGATTACAGTAGGCCAGTACCAGGAGGGGGTGTAACTCACACAAGTTGTGCTATCGAATATTCCTTCTCCTGTCCATTGCAATATTGCACAACTTAAACGTTTTTAATTATGAAAGTACAAAATGTTGAGAAGGAATGCGTGGCAAAGACAGGCATTTCAGTTGAGTTCAGTAACAGTGAGATTGACAGTATTACTCGTCTAGTGCTGCGGTTAGACAACGCAATAGAGGACAAGTGCCGAGAAGCACACACCTTCGTTGAAGCATCTGAAACCGGAGAAAAATACGAAGAGACTGACAAAATCCCTGTTGTGATTAGCCTCAAAGAAGCAATTCGTATTTCTTGGTTACTTGATGCCATTACTATGAGCAGAGCACGCAAGCCAAGCGACTTGTTCAACCAAGCAGATACAGATTATCTGGCCAAAATCGACGAAATCAACAAGGTAGGGGAGTAATCCCCTACCTTTCTTACTTCAAATAAGGCGGAAATCGAATAAGCCTTTTACTATCGATTGCAGTAAGAAAATTGCATAACATTGTTCCATTTAAAACGTTTTAAAGTATGAAGTACAATCTTGAAGACATTAAATTGCGCAAAGTTGCGGAAGGCAAGCAGAATGCAGGTGCACTGTTCATTCAGGCCACAGTAGTCAACCCTGACGACATCTGGGAAGAGCCAGGACAGATGACCACGTTCAATGAACGTGTGGTCAAACAGTTTGGACAATTCTTGCTTCCAGCACAGCCAGGTGGAAAAGACCAATTTGGTCGTGATGCATGGTTACCCAGTCAGTTGAAGGATGCTACCAAGCCAATTCCTGCCGAAATGCTGGTGATGACTCACGCTCAGTTCGAGGAAGTTCCAAGCCCAGGCGGTGTTGAAATGGTTCGCCTCAACGACACTGGTGACGGTCCTGCCGTGAATCCAAAGAACGGTCAGTTCTATCGTCGTACATCCATTCTGGTGTTGACCAAGAAGGCTGTGGACAACGAGACTGGTGCAGAGCGTTATGCACGCGGTTGGAGCCCACAAGAGCAGGCCAGCGGAATCTGGAACAACCTGTATGCTCCTGCGTCACAGTTCGACACCAACGCTCAGGGCGGTGTAGCACTCCCAATAGGAGCAGAGGCACCATTAATAAATAGCGCTTCAGCACCTGGAGTAGCACCAGCAGTTTAATTCCGCAACGTAGGGTCGTGTCACAAGGCACGGCCCTTTTGCCTTCTGTCTCGGAGTAAAACAACACATCAGATAGCCAAAATGGAACGATAACCAAGTTTGAATCAATCAACAAAACAAGATATATGGAAAGAATGGCAATCGAGCTCACATTTGAGCGTTCAGGAAAAGAGTACGTAGAGCACTGTGAAAATTTCAAAATCACAAGTACTGGTTATGTGGCAATAGACTACTTTGACGGTGGTTACAATTGTGTATACAAAGCCAATGAACTAAAAAGTGCAAAAATGGTACTCAAAAAGTCAGTATTCCCAGACATGGAATCGTATTTATACTGGAAAAATGCGTATAACATGTAACATCTCTGTTTACCACAGACTACAGCTCTATCTCTTCCACAAGGATGATATCTGAAAATAGTCTGTGGTCTTTGTTTGAAATCAATTTGAACAACATATGCAAATCACATTTACAGACGTTCATTGGAGAAATCAAGATGACTCCAACGTGTTCAACATGCACGCCATCAAAAGCATGACACTGGACACAACAACATCTATCCTCACTATAGAGGGTACAACGAACACATTCTCAGCACCGTTTTGTGAACTCACCTACGGAGGTGGAGTTACTCATTTTGAGTTATTAACCAAACATCCGTATGAAACAGGAGAGTACATAAATATTGCAGTGTTTGAATCTACAAATGTGGTATGTGTAGCACATCATTCTCACAACGTTCCTGCGTGGTTTGAGAATAAGTGCAAAACACATGTACACGTCTAAAACGTAAAGTCCAGCCGCGTTAAAGAGCTGGACACTTGGTTTGAAATCAATCAACATATCAAGATATATGGATACATTAAAGTTATTTATCCCTGTAATACTAGGTCTATTACTCGGATGCACAGTTATTTACCTGTTATTCTATTAGTATATGACATACAATAAGTATACTATAAATGTGGCAGGTAGAGACTATGTGAGGGAGATAACACGATGGGTAGGCCACAAGCACGTCGTTAATATCCCTGTAATGCATCCTGAGGATATCTAGTCCTCAAAACTCTCTTTAAAACTCTATTCATCATAGCCTATCAAAGGTTTGAATAGGAGTTTATGTGCAGCGATAGCACTATTGAGAACAATTTGCCTATTACGAATGTCACGACCTCTCTTAGGCACGGGGCTTGCTGGATATCAGTGGCCCCATTTTATATGACTACTTCTATCATGATAAATATTGTTTAGGTTATACCTAGCCTCTGCTGGTCTGTGAAGATAGGCAGAGTTTTAATTGAAATCAATTCAAAACAACAAATATTATGTATAATTATGAAACTTTCTTAAAGTTGGTAGGATGTTTAAAGCAATATGTTGGAAACCATAACAGCATAATGTGTTCTCCATATAGAATACAAAAACACTTACTACCAGGAATCTACTATCAAGATGCTCAAGTGATTACACAACATTATCGTCTTTGTCTTAAAGATAGATATTCATTAGACAAATTGGTACTGATGATTATATTGTACAGATATGGAATATATATGTTATTCGAAAATAGTAAATCTGAAGTAATTAGAACAAGAGATTTAGTCCCTATCGAACAATGGCATAGTATACAAAAATGTATAATAGCATTAGAAAAATTCATGAAAAGATTTTAGCATTATGAGACGTAGATTTAATCCGTGTGCTGTCGCTAGTAGTGATGGTACACACGTCATGGTTTCACATGACACAAGACGCAGTGAACGCCCTCAACGCCAATTAAGGGAGTTTGCACGACTTGGTGCGTTAAAAATCCAGGTCACATCGATGCAAGCAGCGATGCTCGCGCCGTGCCAGAGAGTGGTACGCTTATAATATATACAAGAGGAGAGAGGTTCGATTTGTTTTTCTTTAAGGAATTCTGTTAGAGTATTGAATGTATTACTTACTTATGCTACAGCGGTAGCACTCTCCTCTTCTAATATAATACTGTCGGGATGTAGATGTCCCCTGATGAGTCGTTGCAAATTACGACGAAACAGTATTGTCTAACCAAATCATTTATCAAAAATGGCAAAAAAGATTATCGTAGACGAAATTAAGAGAGCCTCAGCTGCTCTCAAAGATTTCCACATTGCTCATGTAATTGTCTCTTATAAAGACAAACATAGCATTGTTGTGTTGAATAAGCTATTTGAAGATGCCAAAACGGCAATTCAGACGGCTGACGTCAAGATTCTTAGTGTTCGTGGTGCTCGTCACTATGAGACACTTGCTCTCAATCACAGTATGTGGGAACCAATGTACGAACACAAATGTAAACATTGTGGTAAAACGTTCAGGTCTCCAATTAAGGAACAAGTCTGGTGCTCTCATGCATGTAAGTGGGCTTATCGTAAACAACAAAAAACCAAAGCAGCATGAAACTAACAGAAAACGAGAAAAATGCAATAACATGCGTACTGATTATGGTAGTATGCGCAGCCGTTGTCTTTTGCGCTGCAATTGTTTCTAGTTGTAACTCTTATTAATTTTTATGACGATGACAGACATTGAATTCCACATTTTAATGGTATGTGTTATAGGTGTTGTTATTGCAGTAAATAGTGTATTGGTAACAATCACAGTATTCTACGCAAAAAAGACCTATAGATACATAAAGAACATCAGCGAGACTGTTCGCCGGATTCGGAATATAACAATTACCACTCTGGAACAAAACTATGAGAGAGCGGAATCAGAATCTTCCGCCACTTCCTAAAAAGAAGCGTGTGGATGTCAAGGGGAATGATAAACGCAGAGTATTTGTAAAGTCTGGCAATGCAACTATGATGCTTGCTAAAGGCCTAACAAAGAATGCGTGTGATATTCTAGAGTCTAAGATTGTAAATGCAATTAAAGACCTAGGTGGTGAATGTACGTGTAACTTTTTAAAGTGGAAATAAACTATGTTATATCTATTTATTACACTAATGATGATTGCGGTTCTATTGTTTGAATTTATAATATTCTACATAATTATAAATCGCGATGGAGACGACATGTACAAATAACTCTACCCCTCCAGGATTCTGGATTGGATTGATTTTGATCGTTGTTATACTATTAATTCGTAATTGTTCAACATGAGAAAAGGCGATATCGTTAGACAAATGATGTTCGATCGTGGAGGACTAATAGGTCCATATATGCGTATCGAATATATTGAGCATAATAGAGTATACTGTAGTGTGTTAAACTCGGATACTCCGAACAAATTGGTCTTGGGAAACAGACTTAGAAAGATTCCCAGTGCAGCCTTACAAGTGAGTGAAGATGCATTAAAATGGATAAAAGAACACATATTTGACGACCAGTCAATATCCCATTCGGCAACAAAGACATGGCTGCATGTGCATGAAACAACACCAGCACCAAGAATCATTAAGCTTTACACAAACAAAGGAAACTATTACTATGTTAAACTATTTTCGAGTAAGATGAGAAAATCTACACAGGAAATAGTTGTAGAAATAGAACGGTTATGAAAGTCATAAGACCTGGCCAGTGGATCAAGCTTAATGGTACAATATATCGTGCAATGAAACGCACGAATGGCTGCAAAGGATGCATATTAGATGATATTATATTGTGTCCAAATATAGTTGACAGTCGAAATGGAACGCCACCATTAGACTGCGAACTAAACAATATCATATTAACAAAGCAATAACACCGTGAGGTGTGAAATGTTCATATGTTGTTATTTTTGAAGCCAGAACCTGCCTGTCGTGAGACACGCAGGTTCAATTTTATATTGCATAGAACTCGACTGAGATCAGGAAACCTCAAGCCCTGACAATCAGACTTTTTTGGGACGCCTTACTGTCTGAAGAACGAGGAGAGGGTGCAATTGCAACAATCTTGTGGTACCGAGGGGAAATCGGTACAAACTAGGACATATGTATACCTGTCCAACTAAGTAGAAATCGTGTAGAATCCAACACGAACAAAACTTAGGCTCAGTGGGTCAAACTGAGTACCCCACAGTACACAGTTGTAGGTGTAGGTGCGAAACCAACTGTGGGAACAACGTTGTGAAACGCGTTTGTCCATTGTAGTAGGCATTTTAGGTTAAATTAAAATGTTAATGCGATGTAGGGACGTTGTGAAACGTCTCTACATTTTCACAACAACAAATACATCCGAGGTGGTTGGAGGTCTAGCAGTAAGGAGCTTGCATACAGCTAGGGTAGGATGTAAATGGTCTATTCGTCTATCGGTTAGGACGACAGATTTTCATTCTGTAAAGAGCAGTTCGACTCTGCTATAGACTACAAACCACTAATTTAAAATTATGTGTATATTAGAATTTGAACCTGGAACTCCAACATTTCGAATGGTTGAAGTTCTTCACGATTTATTAGGTGTTCCTCTTAGAGACGCACGAGACGCAGTTGAGTTACATCGAGTAAAATGTCCAAAAGACAGACGTGAAGAATTTATTAAAACTATTGAGAAATACGGAGGAAAGGTAATCTAAGGTCTTTTCCAAGTCTCCCTTAAAGACTGGATAATAACAAATGTTTAATCTTCTAATAAATTTATCAAAAATGAAGAAGAAATGCAATCTTTTACAGCTCATCGTATGTGCAATGATTATCGTTGTAGCTGTTATTGGTTCCTGCAGCTTGTTAAGCTGTGGGAAAATGCCCTGGAGTAAAAAGGCTCCCTCTATGGAAGAGACTATTGACAGTCTCGTAAACGCTAAAGTTAAAAAGACAGTCAATCCTACATTCTATTCTGTAGATGAGGTGACAGTCTATCAAGAACTGACTCGTGATGGTAACAAAATCGACTCTGTCTTCAATGCCATGCCATATGACATACTTAAGAATGTGTCACATGTTCTGATAAAGAAGAATGGTACTACGACAAAGAAGGAAATCGTTACAGAATTTACATCTCACAAAGACATCTACCCTAATTTACCAAAGATACCAGATCCTGTAACAGAGGACTCTGTAGTCAACGCAAAGGGGAAGAAGTCAGGTGTGTTTTCTACGTCGTACAAGTATCGAACTGATACAGTAGATGGGATTCCGGTAAAAGTTCAGATAAAAGAGGAGGAGAGTTATGTCGAAGAGTAATTTGCCACATGCCATTGTCATCATGTATAATGGCTGCGATCTAAGTCCTGAAAAGTTTGCGGAAGTTTGCGGTATGGTTGTAGAATATCTGCAAAGAAACGGTATTGCTATCCCAGAACTAACGAACGCAAAATGTTTTGATGCCAATGACATTGCAAACCTCATGGTTTCTGATGCCGATTTGCACAAGAACATGAACTCAGATCCTGTCGAGAATGCTCTAAAGTATCTCAGTACACGCTACTCTGAGTATTTGCGTGACAAGAACATGATTCCGCTTATTGTCAAATTGAATAAAGATATTCAGGAAGACAATGAAATTTTGGTGACTGCTCTACAGATTATATGTGAGAAGATCATAACAGACAATCAGTTAAGAAAATATGGTATCTGCAATACCGTGATGAATACAATGCGACAATGCTACAGGTATCACGTTCAGGGTAGTTAGTTATGCACGGCTGTCAGAAAACCAAACCTGTTACGTACAGGGAGCGTCATAAGGCTGCCACGCCTTATATTCGCAAAACAAAACACAGAGAAGACCTCCGTAAGGAGTATTCATAGTGAGTTACAAACATTTAGTTATTAATTTTTAACATTTATCAAAAATGGCAAAAGAAAAAGAACAAAAGCAGAAAGCTGTTACACTTACAGCGAACAACGTAGTCGAAGAAGCTAAAAAAGGTAACATTCTGACCACCGAGTTGAAAGAGCGCATGGACAAGGAGATCCAAGACGAGAAGGACAAACAGATCGTCTATGAGGTCAAGCGCCGTCACAGTAAGATAGGTTATATCTTAGGCATGTCTTTGGTTCACAAACGCAAGATGAACCGATACAACGATCTTTCGACGTACAACGTTCGTCAGCTTGGCCGCCTTGAGCGATTCTTGTGTGGATTTACGGTAACTGACCAGATCATCAACGAATTCGCTCGTACAGAGGATGACGTTCTCGGATTGGAAGTTCTTGACGAGAAGAAGAACGTTCTCAAGATCAAGATTGTGAAAGAGGACGGCAAGACTCGCGAAGAGAAGGAATTCAAGGTAGGCGACGTGGTGCCCGCTGTCATCGACTTTTCTGAGTTTGACAAAGGTACAGCCAAGCTGGAGGAGAACCTCAAGAAGAAGCGTCAGGAGATCGAAGATCTGCATAAAGATGACGCAAAAGTCATTGCGCAGGCAGCTGGAGAGTACTACAGTACAGACTGGACATACAACTTACGTATCGTAACCATGGATGGTCTCGATCGTTCTCATCCAGTGTATTAAGCAACTGTGACTAGTGATAGTCAAGTCAGCACATCATCCATAAAGCGAGAACCTAGAGTCAGTGCTTTATAAAACCCAAAATGTAGATTACAGATCAATAGTCCGTCTTTACACTATCGGTACACGTTTACAGATTAATTAAATGGACGGTAGAGCACGACACTACATTTAATATAAGCAGAATTAACTGCAAGCAGTTAGAGTCTTGAGCCAACACTGTTAGGGTGATTAACACCGACCACACGGTGTAATAATATGTGGCCATTTGATCAAATAACTGCAATGTACGAGCCATTGAGTCGGTGCCACTGAGTGAGATGATATCAAAACTTAGACACTGCATTGTATATCAAGAAATGCGGGTACAACCTATTCAGAACCTTAGAGTCAGCAATAGATCACTGTACCAAACTAAGGCCTTAAAAAGCCTCTCTAAGCGTTTCAAATCCTTGAGTGGATTAGCTACCCATGATAGGGGGAGAAAATGCCTTAGAGAGGCTATAATACGGCTTAAATCGAATTCTGTGACTGATCATCACAGAGTTTACTAGAGTGTACAACATTAAAATCAATTTATATGAAGTACGAAAATTCTATGCATCGATTCTTTCAAGTTAGTAGCGGAGTTTCCCTTATTATAGCAGGTATAAGTATGCTAAAAGGCAATATGCAAGGTGCAACATTTGGTGTGCTTTTGGCCATACACTTAAACATGCTATCTTGGAATTATGAAGATTACGATGAGGAAGAATAAGAAATCTTAGCGTGTCCCAGGATAAGTCGTTCGGACGGCGGTTCGATTCCGCCCAGGTCCACCTATATTAATAAATATGGGCTTGACTGGTTTAGACGGCGACAGAAAGTAAGACATCAAGCGCTTTGATATAAAAATTAAACGGCAACATAAACGTTGTTGACTACACGGGTCTCCAGGAGGCAGCGTGAAGTCGGTGAACCCTACCTAAGTGGGGAGAGTGAGTAGCGTTAATTCGCCCAGGTACAGGTGGGTTCGAATCCCACACTCACTCCTACGTCGTGAGACGCATTAGACTGTCTTAAAGGATAGTCTCTTTCGTGAATGGTAGGTGCAGGTGAAGTATAGTAGCCTGCACCGTAATGGATCAATAGCTCAGTTGGTAGAGCAATAGAGATAAGCAAAAGATAGAGCTGTCACGGCTACATGGCTGATATAAACCGTGTAAAAAATGTGTAAAATTGATTTGTTTCAAACTATCATGGTGATTTGTTTATCTTTATAAGTCCCCGGTTCGAGCCCGAGTTGGTCCACAAACACATATCGAATGAAAAAATCTGGATACAAGGAAATGTTGCGGGATAGATGTCCTGCAACAGTAAACTTTGCTCTTAAGTATTGCAATGCTAAAGAGCGTTGGATTGATCATGCTTACAATCAATTTATAAAGATATATGTAGATAATAATGAACGTAAACATACTACTCGTATTATCCTCGGTATTGCAAAATATTACAGAAACTTTATATTTGATAAAAGCATCGATTGGGAGAATCTCACCAAAGAAGAAGAAGCCTATTGGAAATGGGTATCAGCTTGGGTGAGGTGGTTCATGAAGAACTTTGCGTATATAGAAAATACGTATAAGATCTCTCGCTCTTGTGGAAAAGATGAATTTGACTGTAAAGTTGAAATCATCCAGAAGCACTTAAGTTCAAAGCTTCCTACAGAAGACGATGATGAAGAAACAAAAGCAAAAAAGCTAAAAGAAGTAAATAAACTTACCGATTATCTCGTCAAATGTATCAATGAAGTATAGAATGTGCGTATTTTCCAATTATTTAGATCCTCTACGTGAGGAAAATCTGATTGCTCTAACGGACGATCCAAAGCCAAGTGAAGTTTATGACGCGTTGCGTATCGCATACAATCAAGGCGCACCGGGTATATTAGACAACACACGTATGATCGCTCCAATTAACGAAGAAGAAGATAATTATGATATTATAGAAGAAGTTTGGCGTAACAGTCATCTGCAATTCATAGTACGGTGGATAAATCGAAAGATTACACTGTGTATAGGCATAGAAACATATCGAACCTTGGGAGTTCGTGTAAGAATTGCAACCAGTATGATAAATAAACTGGTAAATGAAGGTTATTTATCCAAACGAATGTCTATGAGAATTCATAGTTATCTTTGTGAGAACGTACGGAATGAATCTTCTTTAGTAGTAAATGAAGAACTTCCGTTCTAGTATCAGGGCTGTCCCTCAGAGGTAGTCTTTGATGACAACAGCCCACAACACAGCACCGTCTGTTATGTGAGTGACACACTAATAACCGGAACATAGTGCTAACGCACTATAGTTAATTTGTTTGATTATGTCCAAGAATCCTAGAATCACTTCAGAAGAAGTTGGGATAATCAAAAGAGCGCAAGCAGGTGATGAATCTGCTTTTAATATACTTTTTCACAAATACAAAGGATTTGTTGAGAATATACTGTTTCAGTATATCAAGGATATGGATGAAGCCAAAGATATGGCTAATTTCGTCTTCTTAAAAGTATATAATAATCTCTCAAAGTTTACAAAGTACGACTCCTTCGGGGGTTGGCTAAGAATACTGACTAATCGAGTGGCAATCGACTATTTGCGTACAATGGAGAACAAACAAGTAGCACTTGGTGATGATGTAGGCCGACTACCTACAAATGAAACAAGTAGCTCGTATGAAGACGAAATTGTCAATCGTCTAACATATAAGCAATTGCTAAGTGAGTTCAACAAGCTTTCAGAAGATGCTCGTAAAATCTTCGAGCTGTACTATGAGAATCGAATGACAGTTGAAGAAATCAGTAAAGCGCTTCGAATCCCAACAGGAACTATTAAGTCAACGTTGTCAAGAACGCGTAAAAAGATTCAAAAACGTTTAAAAATTAATTAACATGATGGACTTATTTCTGTTCGCTCTGATCGTGTTTGTTATTGGGTTGATAGCTCGCTACAACGAAAGTAACAAGCTCTTTTGGACACTGCTGACACCTTTTGTAGTGGCGTTCGCAGTAACGAAGATGGTCACAAAAGACTCATCTCCGAAACAGGATGAGACTGTCACTCTGCAGGTTAATCCCACACAGAGCGCTGTACTGACGTCAGATGCTTTTATGTATCTTTTGGCAGGCGATTCAGTGTCAGGAACCAAGAAGGCAACTTCACCCTCTGTGGGTAAGGATACCATTCCTGCAGCAAAGGACACGATCATCCCAAGTAAGGCCACGGTTAACACCCGTGACCAACCAAACAAACAAAACTTTTTCGATACTTCATGACTGGCTTAAACAACCAATCGAGAATGTAAAAAAGTAGTTATTAACAATTTAAACCCGTTTATCAAAAATGGCAAAAACAAAGCAAAACGCAGCACAGGCTGCAATGGAAAACAATGGCAACGCTCCTGAGACAAAAGAGGAGGCAAAAGTACTCACTCAGGTAATGGACGCTGCAAAGAGCAACCACCTGTCACAGGACAGTAAGGTTATGCTCGCTTACCTTACTCAGAAGCGCTGGGTAGAAAATCCAAATCTCCCCACGACACTGGTTGAAGGTGCAAATGTTATTACAGACGCCCTCATGGCCGATACTATCGTTACAAGCATCGCTAAAGGCGATGAAGCATTTACAATGCTTATTCGTAACGACGAAAGCAAGTATATCGCTATCGCAGCGGCTCTGAATACCTTTGGTATTACCATGCCGGCATTCAAAGAGCTCCCCGCTCCTTCAGAAGACCAGCTGAAGAAGATTGGCGTTAAGCTTCTTCCTGCAGAAACCAAGGTTGTAACTGTAAACAAACAGAACATCGACAAGGCCGCCATCGAACAGAAGAAGAAAGAAGTAGCAGTGGTGAAGAAGAATCCCACGACCGATCCCACAAAGATCGAAAATGAGACTCAGCTTAAGGAAGCCCTTCAGTCTTTACTGATGAATATGAAGGAGACTCCTGACGGTCGTATTCAAAATGCTGTAGCTTTCTACCAGGCATATCTTGAGCTCCAGGCACAGAAGTCTGAAAACAAGGATGAAGAGATTAAGCGTATCAAGGATCTTTCCCGCCCTGTATTGCTGAAACAAATCTCTGAACTTCTTGGCAACTGTACCTATGCTCTCGATGGTATGGGCAAGCTGTTCGCAAAAGCTGCCATAGAGTCTAATTCTCCAGTGGTCCCATTCAAGATGTACAAGACTGCATCAAAGAACACATCTGACGAGATTGCTGCAGAGATGGTTAAAACTCTGGTTGTGTGGACTTGTGAGTCTCGCATAAAGAACTGTCAAGACTACATAGACATGGCCGCTAAGGACAAGTCTAAGAAGGATGATGAGAAGCGTAAAGCTAACATCCGTACAGCAGAGGATTCTATAGCAGAAGCGCAGAATGCTATCAGCATCGTTACCAATCCTTCGTTCGATAACGTTGACAATCTGATTGAGAACTACAAATCTGCAGACGTACAAAGTGATGCGTATCGTATCGCACACCGCATCGTCAGCAACATGAAGGATTTGTTCTACAAGAAGCTTGACATCGCCAAGGTTGGTATGGATGCATTCTTGCATAACTGTCAACAGCATGCAGGTATTATCACCAACCTTTTCTGCAGTACATTCAATCAGTCTATGGGTTACAGCACCGCTAACCTCATAGAACTGAAGGAAACTGAAGCTGCCGAAGGTGAAGGTGAGAAGACCGAAGAAAAGCAGGAAGGTGAGTCAAAAAACTGATCATGTCTATAAAGAATAAAGTTGGTAGCTTTATAGACAAGGTTTTAAATACTGAACTGTAACCAACATTCATAATCAATATGAAGCAGATTAATACGTTCCTGTGTTGCTTCTTTATGGCATTAGCCGGTATCGGCTTTGCTATAGGAGTAAACAATGAGTCTACTAGCTCTAGCTACAAGACTGCGAACGCCGCCCCAGTCCTTAATTGGGCACAGGGTGTAACGTATCCACTTGATCTTCGTCTTACAGCGGAGAATAAGTACAAGAAAGACGATACTGAAGAACCCAGAGTCTTATATGACACAGTTTACGTAGAAAAGACTGTGTATAAGTATCGTAAGCACAAAGCTAAGTCTACAAAGCCACGTGCAAATAGCAAACGAAAGGGCAAGAGCACTCCAGCTATTGTTCCTGATACTATTCCAAAGCCATTTGTAGATGTGGGTCGAGAGGAGAATCCCACAGACACTATTGGACCTTCTAAAGGATCCATTATCCTTGTTGTCGACGGCAAGGAAGTCTATAAGCGATAATTACTCCGGTGCGGGGGATAGACCAGGTCTGTCCCCCAGCCAGTTTGGCAGCACGTCAGCACGGTATAGATGGGTCTCATTAGCCCAGGTGGTGCGAAATATAATTTACTGGATCCGAGAATATGTTAGCCCTCTCAAAGGGTGAGAAACTCAAAAGGTAGGATGGAAGATCGCAAGTGTGAAAAGCTTGTGGATATTAGGGTAAGCGTTGTATCAACCCTATTCTGGTCCCTGAGAACCGTCTGGTGAGGGTAGTCAAGAGAAGACGCATAAGTCGCAAAAAGCGCAAAACGAACCGTATCGAAAGATTTAGATTTCGAGTGATACATAGATCTGAAATCACGTTACACGAGTTGAAACATTATAGTAAGCCAAAAACTATAATGATGTATCAATTTACTTTAAGCTGTAGTCTAGTGTTCCACGCAATCCAGGGCGTGTATGAAGGGACGAACAATTACATGGAATAATATAAGCAATATCATAAGGGTAATACTTATGAGGCGTACCGTAACTACGTCGCTTTTTCGAACCCTTGCTGTTCGATTCAGCACAGCTCCGTTGAAGGGGTAAGCCAGGGATGAGGTATAGCTGATTGTGTTAGGAAATGTGACCGCCAGGCCTTAGTCGTTCATGCGGTATATAAAAGTAGAATGACATACTAGTCCGATGCAGGGATTAAATGCGAAGTAGGGCCTAGAGGCTTGAAGGCTACGCGGATGAAGTGCGCGGTGAAACACTATTTCAAAAAGGGAAAGCTCGGTAAGCGGAGTATGTAAAAGAACCTAGCGTTAAGATGTACCGGAGGAAATGCCGGAGTCGAAGGATGACAACCTGACAGTCAAAACCAATTGTTTTAAAGTAGGTCGATTCAAAGCCTATACATTCCAGTATAGAGGAAGATCGCTTTCTTGTGCAGATAAAAGATAATATGAGATGTTACTGTTGTACTATATCAGCGAGAGTAGTAAACTCGTGTGCGGTATGACTTAACTATGGTCACTCATATGAAAATATATTGAAACGAAACAATTAGAGAGTATTAACATGTTTAACAAAATTGATGTTCCCAGCTGGTAGAAGAAATAAAGACAACTTTGTATGTATGCGCTATCACGTCTGGAGTTCGAGTGCCAACCGTTCCTGAGAAGCAAGTAGCAAGATGGGAAACTAAGCGAAGCATAGACCGCAAATCTATGTGGGTGGATACCATGAAGCAATATACATGACAAATGAAGAAATTCAGATGCAAGGCAGCCTATCGTGAAACGAAGTATCACCTCCTTGTCTGGGAGGGGTAAAGCGACCAGGATGAACCTTATGTTTTATACATAAGTAGTAAAAATGGAAACCGAAGAAGCGAATCTTTAGGTGGGTGATAAATCTAGATGTATGAGGTGGAATTCCTCCAGTATTCGTGCACTATAAACAATGAGGAAGTAAATCCAAGAGTAAAAACAACCGTACGTCCATGATGGGTTATGGAGCCCTAGACAGTTCGACAACAAAAGCGTTCCTCTTCACGCAAATACCAATTAGTTATAAAGAACGAAGCCGGGTATTGATTGTTCTGACCGGAAAAAAGCATAGAACAGTGGCAGCTGTGCCTAATCAGTATCGCAAGACTGTACAACAGCAGAGTAGTTCAATCAGCTTATAGGGAAAATACGCTGAAGAATTACGCAACTCTCATTTACGACCACAAACTGGGTTTAGTAAAACGTTCTACGAACATTAGTTGCGAAAGCAAAATTTTGCCAACGAACAAATGAAAACGCTCAGTTCATGAAAATTGAATATTAACATAGTTCCAAGTAATTTTATGTCTAATCACATAGTATCCAAGTTTGTACTTTTACTGAAGATAAAAGAATCCTCTAATGACGGGCATGGATGATTCTACCGTTGAATCCCCGACAGATGAAACAGTGTTCGTGCTGTGTAATCTGTCTAGCTAGAGAAAACTTTATTAACAGCAAAAACATTGCTCTCATGAGCACGCATAAAGATACAGAATAAGAAATTACCGAACACACGTTCATAGAGCCTTTGAGCCAGAACGCCACATTTCGAAACTCAAAGGTTACCCTCCCGCCAGAAGTGGAGGACATATTAATTCTTATCGTTAGTTAATCAATAACGATATCAAAAAGGATAAGAAAACAATGAAAACAATTGATGTAAACATCATGTCACCTGTTGTGACTAACAACGTCCAGCTGATCTCTAAGATTGGCTCGAATCTAGGTACTCAGTTTTGTAAGGTAGAATCTCGCTTCGCTTGGCAAGGTGGCCAGGAAGGCTTTGAGCGTGACAAAAAGGCCATCGAGAATGGTGAGAAGAAGGGATTCATCCTCAATCGTAGTCCAAAACGGTTACTTGCTAAGAATTTCCTTATTGCAGGCACCGTGTTGATGAAGGACCCGATGAACGACGACGAAGTAGGAATTGCAATCAACCCCCACGACGATGGCTCGTGCGACTTGTTCCTCCCGATTACAGAGAATACTCTCAATACGATGGGCAAGACCACCGCAGAGGCTGTTGCAGAGGCTATCAAGGGTGAGCGTGACCACTTCTTCCTCGACGCCAAGACACTCGTAAAGATCCTGAACGACGCCATGCGCCGCGAGATTTCATATCTGGAGGAACACATTCAGACCTGTCAGAAGATGCTCGTAACCCTCAAGGGTGACATCTCGAACAACGAGAACAAGGCAAAGATGATTGAGGATAGCTGGATCAACTCAGCGTTGAAGACCACGGTCGACATGCCTGGTGGTTCCGGTACAATAGTAACCGTCAACAAGACTGAGGACTAATCGCTATGACTCGGGCCCTTTCTGAAGGTGCATTGTGTCTAATGCAGCTCCTTATGGCTGATGAACGAATCGGCAATAAGGTAAAAACCGCAAATTGCGAGAAAGAGGGCAAATACGTCATTTACAGTATCCGCGATAGCGGTACTGTAGTTCTCGGAGAAACGAAATACCGCTTTTGGAACCAACTTATCGGATGTCAGTATAAAATGCCATTTGAAAAGTGGGCTCTAGTGGTATGGGATGCCCTTGTAGACCTTTCTAAGGGAGCAAACGCAAAAGCTCTCGAAGAAGGTTTGAGTACAGAGATCGCCAAGAAAGCACAGCGGTCTGGAGACTATGAGTGGGTTGTTAAACGACTATATGACTGTTACGAACACGTATGCAATAACAAGAATGACGGCATGTCTTCTGCGGGAGACCGGGACAATAATGGTTCAAATGCTAATTCTCGTACTGTATTAGTGGACGGACAGCCTGTAGTTGTCAACATAAATGCTGATGGTCTACGGAAACAGCTAAAATTTCCTGACGCAACAGGTAGAGCATTTCTCAAGTTTGATGTGGGTATTGTCGGAGTAAATGTGGAAAAGAGTTAATTGTGCTGCGGTACTTAGGTTTATACTATCGAGGTAGTTTAAACCAGCTTTTAGAAACAGATATAAAGATGACACTTAGTCTTATTTGAAGATGTATTTTTCATAAACTTATCCCATATAGCACCTGCGGGTGTTTGGAAGGCTAGAGCTGCGGCTCTACCTTCCAGGGGGTATTTTTAGTCTATAGAGGTGCGATTCCACTATAGATTACGTAGGTAGATGTTATTCGAGGTTAGTACTAACTTAAATCAAACGCACATGACGAAATCAATTAAGTTTAATCCGAAGAACATCATTAAGACTCGCGAGGAGATTACAACAAAGAAGCATGATTACTGGATGAATATCCGTACTACTAATTTGCTCTCAGCGAAGCAGGCCAGTATGCGAAAGTACGACCTAAAGGCTCTGTATAATGAGATTATGCAGATGTCAGAGAAGCTCGTCTATATTAAGGGCGCACTTGCTGCAATCAATAATGGCGAGACGACATTCGATAAAGAAGCATTCAAGAAAACAAATAACTATAATATCTTTATGGCCACCGAGTATAACGAGGCCATTGCTCAGCTGAAGATGGTTCCTACTATCGATCCTGCAACAAAGTCTAAGAAGGGCGGTGCTGCAAAGATGGGTAAGAATGAGGTGTTTACATCTGCAAAGATTGCATCTCTGATTAAGGAGCTTAATCTTAAGGCTCTGACATTTAAGAATAATATGGAGGAGTTCAACTCTAAGACGGAGATTGATATTTCTTCTATTTCTGATATGTTTAAGCAGGAGCTTACAGTATAGATATTATAAGGTTAGTTCGCATGGGATATGGGGTTCGAATCCTCTCTAACCTACAAAGAAATAGCGCATAAAACTGCCGTTTAAGCCGTTTATTTCCCTTTGACGATTAACTATACCACCCCTAGCGCTAGAGTGGCTCAGATCGCCTTAAAATGGCTTTAAACGCAATAGTTTTAACCCTCTAAACTGTTATCAAAATGGCTAAAGAGAAAACATTACGACAGGAAGACCTGCCAAAGCTCCGTAAGACTGTATTTTATGACGGAGAGAAAGAGAGAAAAGAAAATCGTGCTGCTAACAAGCATCGTAAATATAGAGTAAAGCGTATATGGAATGCCGAAACTCAGAAGTATGAGAAGGTAAAGGTGTATAAGCAAAGTACTACATTTACCAGAAAGGAGATGAAGGAACGCTTTAACACAAAGCACGTTGACATAGTGGTAATAAAGAAAACACCACCAGCACCAGTAGTCCATGCCAAGACTATAAACATAAAGCCTGTAACTCACCATTACATAGGAATTGAGTACAGACAGCGTCTTGACTGGGATTCTAAAACGCTTACTTACAAAGCAGCAGCATAGTATTAACTTAAAAACATTATCAAAATGAGTAAGAAGAATTTTAAGGTGGCAACGACCGAAGACGGTAAGACCCCAAAGCAAAATACATCAAAAACAGATCATATCTTTGCAACAGCAAAGATTACAAAGAATAAAACTCCAACCGGTAAGGTTAAGAAGATAGAAGATACTAAGAAGCGTCGCGAAGCACGTGAAGAACAGTATCGTCAGTTCCGTATCAAGGCACTTATTCGTCGAGGACAACGTATGAAGCTTCCAGAGCAAGAGATAGAAGACTTGAAGAAGCTTCTGATCAAGCAGATGGATGAACCGAAGCAGTATACTATACTATGTCTATTCCCGACTAAGTCTCCGACAAAGAAAGGCGAGGCATCTATAGCCAATCTTGCTAAGCAGGCTATCCTGAATAGTAAGATAGAATACAAGCTACTCACCGATACGTACGCCTACATTATTGGCGATGAGAAGGTTCTCGCTAAACTGCGTGAGATTCTTCCAGAAGGCGTAACTATTCACCCGCATGCAAAGAAGCAAGCTTCTGTATTCAACATAGTAGACAAGCCGAAGCAGGAAAAGAAGCCTTCTAATAACAATAAGAATGTAGCTGCCAAAGCTAAGGCTGCTCGTAAGGCTGCCAAGTTGGCATACTACATCGATCGTCCTAACCACAAACGAGCAGGTAAAAAGGCACGCCGTGTAGAAAAGAATATAAAGCTTTCTGAGCGTCGAAATGCCCGCAAGGCTAAGATTGTCCAGGCTGTAAATAAAAAGCCGTCAGAGAGCCTTAAAAAGGCCTCTAAGAGCAATATGAAACAAGCAGCATAGAAAGGAGGTAGCTATGATACGTAAAAAGAAAATTTGGCGCAGAAAATATGCAGCAACTGCAGCCAGAGACCGCCAGTTCACCGTTAAGAATACAAAGAAGAACATCGGTATAGACGATGATCGCGAGTATTGTGACTGGAAATTGAAGAAGAGCCCTCAGCCAAAAGAATGGGCTGTTCATGTAGATCCCAAGAAGATGAATCGTGTAGAATACATGGAGAAGCTAACTCAGCATAAGCTGGCTAAGTGGGAGCGGAAACACCCTAAGCCATGTAAAGATGATGATCTTTTCAAAGAGGAAATGATACCTCTATGGGAGAATGAACGTAGAAGAGCTGAGGAACGTTTGAGAGACTTCGTCGTCTCGATATACGACAAATTGCCGTTAATAGGTCGCTTCGAACAGAAGAAAGACGGAATGGCAACATATCAAGATAAGAAAGTAGCTGATCTCAAAGATGAAAACGGTGATGGTCATCGCGTCAATGAGATTAGTGTAGATTCTAAACTTGTAAAGAAGGCCCAAAAGATAACAAATAAGGTACACGCTAAACATGCAAACCTTGTTTGTACTAATCTGAAGGATCATAAGCGGCAAAAAGGCAGGATAATCTTGCCTCAAGCAGCTTAGGGTATGAGCACTGGGGACAGTGTAACGTACGGCGATACATACCGAAGAAAAGGTAATGGTCGTTGGGGAGGTCGTTTCTCCCCATACCCACTATTAATCTAAGAACCACAGAGTCATGATAATAAAAGGAAGCGTAGTCAATGTATACGACATTGAAGTATTTCCTAACTGCTTCCATTGTTGCTGTAAAGACACAGAAACAGGTACATTATATAAGTTTGAAATTAGTGAGAGAGTCAACCAGTTAAAAGAGCTGGTTGACTTCTTTCATTATGACCTCGGAGATAAAATGTTCTGTGGCTACAACAATCATCACTATGATGATGTTGTCATAAACTATATGATAGATTACTACTACAAACTGGATCAACTTCCGTTTTGGAGAGTTTGCCAGTCTCTGTTCAATCTTTCACAAGCAATAGTAAATGCAGAAGATGGAGATACGGATAAGTTCAAGAAGTGGAAGTATGCACATTATTTCTACTCTATGGATTTATTGACGATGCAATTTTCAAGGAAACTTCGCGTAGGTTTGAAGACTATGCAGGTAACCATGCATTACAAAAACGTGCAAGAATATGATGGAGATTTCGATGCCTTCTTACCAAAGGATAGAATCGACGAAATGATTGCATACAACGTAAATGACGTAGAATCTACTACAGAGTTATTAAACCGTTTGAAAGAACAAGTAGAACTACGATTGTTTATCGAAGAAGAACACGGAATCGATTGCTTGTCGATGGATTCTGTTAAGATGGCAGAAACCTTTCTACTCGAAAAATACTCAGAGAAGTCAGGTATTCCTAAAAATGTTATAAAGGAAATGAGATCTCCAATGGATTATATTCCGTTGAAAGATGTCATACTGCCATTTATAAAATACAAAAATCCAAAGTTACAGAGCGTCTTAGAAGACATGAAGAAACAGGTAGTGTATTCTAAGGAGCGAAAAGGCTACGAGAAGAAGTTCGTTCTCTCGAATGTGGTATATTCTGTAGGAGTGGGTGGTATTCATACTATCCACACTCCACAAATATTCCTCCCAAACGATGATGAGGTGATTGGGCACGCAGATGTGGCGTCGATGTACCCGTCCTTGCTTATTGAATATCAATGGGGTCCTCGTCACCTGGGAAAACTCTTCTGCGACTTATTTGCAGGCTTAAAAGCTGAAAGATTAGAAGCGAAGCATACAGGTCAGACAATTAAAAACATGTTTCTAAAGATTGTGCTCAACTCTCCTACGGGAAAGATGCAGCAAGAGGTGAGTTGGATGTACGACCCCTTTAACGTTTTTAAGATAAGAATAAACGGACAGTTGATCCTTCTTTTGCTCGTAGACAGGCTTTTAGATCTCGGATGTGAGATTATTCAGTGCAACACTGATGGAGTCGTCTACAGGGCTAAAAAGGGCCTTAAACAGGCTATTTCAGACGCTATTAAAGAGGTAGAAACACTAACGCGTCTAAAATTCGAATCTGATGAGTATGAAGCATTCTATCAGTACGCCATCAACGACTACTTTGGTGTCTTGAAAGGCGGTAAGATAGAAGAAAAAGGTATGTTTATAACAAAGACCAAATTAGGCAAAGGATTGTCTCCAGTAGTCATTCCTAAAGCTGTTATAGAGTACTTTGTCCACAATACGCCGGTGGCAGAAACTATTGAGAAGGATAGAGATATCCGTGACTTCTTAATGTCACAAGCAGTAGATAAGAAGTTTAAAGTTGTACATGGTGATAAACCTGTACAACGTATCAATAGATTTTACGCAAGCACAAATGGTTATTCTCTATACAAGATTGATCCAAACAGCGATAGAGAAGCAACTAATATGCTAACTAAATCGGGAGTAACAATCCTGAATAAGTTTGATGAACGTCCGATAGAAGATCGCAAGATTAACTATCGTTATTATATCAGTGAAGCCAAAAAAGTGATAGCAGACTTTACTGAACAACAGCTATCGTTATTTTAGTAACCAACTTCGAACCAAAGAGTCAATAGTATGATTATTGAAGTAAATACAAAGCTCTTGGACGAATTCCCGGAGCTAAATTCAAGTCAATTATTGTTCCTAAGTGTGATACTGGATAAGAATCAACCCAAGTATCAAGACGTCCGCAAAATTGTCAGTCTGATTAGCGACGATGAATTATCACACTTAGTTTCTCAAGAACTAGTAACTGCGATAGAGAGCAGTGAGTCAATTACGTATCAACCAACAGATAAGCTTAAGCAAGCTTTGTCCAAGGAGAAAGATTATTTTGATCTATTCTACGATATGTACCCAGTGTATGTTATGCGTAAGGATGGCACAAAAAGCTATCTACGAGCTAATGTAAACAAATGTCGTCATTTCTTCAACAGTAAATGCGGAAGAAGCTCTGCAATGGCAGAACATATTATCAAGTGTCTCGATTACGAGGTGTCTAAGCGCATGCGCGAAGGAAGCTTGAGTTATATGATGACTATGTGGAATTGGTTAACGCGTTCGCAATGGGAAGCGATTGAGGAAGAAATGCAAGACAGTAAACAAACTGTAAATTCTTATGGAACAGAACTTATCTAACATTGTACGACCTATACGAGTTGTAGCTCAAGAAGCAATCAACTATATCGAAGGACGTAGAAGTCATAATGTTACGTCTTTAAAGACACGATGGGCGAAGTTCAATAAGCAGTGTATGGGAGGTATTGAACCTAATACCGTTTATACCATAGCTGGTATTTCAGGAACTGGTAAGAGTAGTTTTGTAAATACTATGACTACCGATTTAATTGATTTGAATCCTTCTGATGATATGATTATTCTAAACTTCTCACTAGAGATGGTTGGATTTAGGCAAATAGGAAGAACGCTTTCCAATAAGCTGAGGAAAACGACTTCTACTTTGTATAGTTCGGAAACGGACCTGGATGATGAGACCTTCAGAAAAGTCATTTCAGTATCCAACAAGCTAAAGGAGTATCCTATCTACTTTGTAGAGAAACCTTGTACTCCTATGCAGATAGAAGAAATCATAAATAGTTTCTATAACCAGTATGTAAAAGGTACTGGTAAACATTTTATTGTAACTCTGGATCATACACTGTTGACCAAACCGATAGGTTCGCAGTTAGACACAATAAGTGAGCTTGAACGAGTATTAATTCAAACTAAAAAATTGCCGCTCACATCTGTGATCCAGATTGCACAGATGAATAGAAATATAGAGTCATCAGAAAGAATCAACAACCCATTGGGTCATTATCCGATGAGAAGTGATTTATCGTCGTCTGACGCAATGTTTCAGGCCAGCGATTATGTAATGGTCTTGCAACGACCAGAGATATTGAACATTCAAGAGTACGGTCCCAATCATCTACCTACACAAAATAAAGTATACATGCATATCCTGAAGAATAGAGATGCAGGAAAGCCGTGTATCCTCGAATTTGAGAACGACTTGATGTTTAACAATCTGGTTGAAAGTTAATGCGTCTTACGAAGTATTAACATAAAAACAGACTGAATATTATGATGACAGCAACTTTTAAGACTAATAAGACTAACAATAATAACAACAACGGTTTTACTTTTCTTCTCAACAATAAGCTTCATTATGAGCCGAATTACTCCGAGATTTTGGATGACATTATTCTTGCTGATATAAAGAAGAAGAACAGTTATCTGTTTGATAGTAAGCCTATTAGTTTTGATTTTAGCACCCTGAAGGAGGAGACACCTAGTTTCCTGGATGCCATCAAGTTCCTTACCAATTACAAGAAGTGTAAGAAGATTTCAAACATTCCTTTTGCTTTTGGTAAGATGTATACGCTTAGTGACGGTACGCCGATCGTGTTCTACGACGACGAGATTCAGATTGGTTTCGATACTTATAAGTATTCTGACTTTACTGATCTGTCGTTCTTGAACGGCCTTACCGATAACACGAAGAAGACTATTATTAATATTTATGCTGCAGCAGGCACAAAGATTAACATTAATCTTCTTTAATAAAATAAATAGAACCTATGAGTCTAACATTACCTACATCTAAAATTCCAGCAGTTTCTACAAACCCAAGATATATGGTTTTATATGGGCTTCCAAAAGCAGGCAAGACATCTTGCGTTGCTCAGCTTGATAACAACCTAATCATAGACCTCGAAGGCGGGTCTCAGTTTATTGATGCTATGTCCATACAGGCACGTAACATTAATGAATTAGGAGAAATTGCTCAAGCCATTAGAGCTAAGAATACTGAAGTAGGGCATAATTTCTATAAACGAATCACAATAGATAATGCAACACGTCTTGAAGACATTTGTATGTCTTATGCTTGCACTCTCTATCGAAAGACGGAGCTTGGCAGGAACTGGAAAGGAGACGACGTTACTACACTTGCACATGGTGCAGGTTACAAGTATCTGAGAGACGCCGTTAAAAAGGTAATTGATATGTTCAAGGACCTTTGTGATGAGTTCATTCTTATTGGCCATGTCAAAGATAGTATCACCGATAAAGACGGCCAAGAGGTCAACGCAAAAGAAATTGACCTCATTGGTAAGCTTGGAAGAATCATCTGTGGACTTGCAGACGCAGTCGGTTACGTATATCGAAAAGATAACGAGACTCACATCTCTTTTAAATCAGAAGGGGATGGAACGACTATGGAAGCCCGCGCGAGACATCTTGCAGGCAAGGATATTATCATTGCAAAGGGAAATGAGGACGGCACTCTGACCACTTATTGGGATAGAGTTTATTTGCCCGAATAATTCAGAATCTACGAATCAGTAATTAAAGGAAGAAATTATGTACAGTACAAAAACAGCAACAACAAACAATAACGAGTTTAACAGCTCTTATATGCCTGTAGGCATTAACGAAAACATTACTTTGAAAGAAGTAAACGTAAACAAGACACCGAATGGTCGTGACTTCTTGGAGATTATCTTCGAGAATGAACAGGGCCAGACGGCTACCATGACTGAGTGGAAGAACGAAAAGAATATGTGGATTAAGACCGATGAAGATCTTCAGAATCGTGATAATCAGCAATTCGGTCGTATTCTGCAAGTTATAGATGCAGCAATCGGTTCTCATATCGACTTTGAAGGTAGTTCGTTTGCAGAGATGATTAACTGGGTAAAAACTCAGCTTGAACCAGCTACAAATCCCGATAACATACGTCAATGTATGCGTCTTAAGGTTGTTTATGATAAGAAGGGTTATACGAAAGTTAGCTCTCTTGGTGTTTTCGTTGAACCTATGAGTGTTGCAAAAGAAGAGTCTCAGATTAAGCTTTGGAAGAACGATCTTCTGGAGCGTCCAGTACAGGCTGACGTTGAGAAGCCTGTTGATCCGCTTGTTGAAGCAGCTAAGGAAGCTCAGCTGTTAAACACTCCGGTGACTGCAGACTCTACAGGTGCTGACGACCTGCCTTTTTAAAGAAGCAGACAAAGGATTTATTGTTTCAAGTAGAAGATGTCTTGAAGATGTTGCATAGCAAACATCCAGACCTTTATACTAAAGTGACAAAGAATTTGTCTGCATAACGGTCAGTGGTGGAGGACTGGAGGCTGCATAAGCAGCAGCCAGCCCCTAACAATATGGCAAAGTATAAAGACTATAAAGTAGAAGTTGTTTTTAAACATTTACCGTGGACAGTTAAGGATTATACAATAAAAGCAAAATCCGAAAAGAAAGCTTGTGATATTACAAGAAGAATGTTTAAAGATAAAATACTTACCTTGCGTGTATTATGACAAAAGAAGAGAAAAGACAAAGAGAAAAAGAACGCTATCACGACTGGTATTGGAATCGTGGTGGTAGAGAAAAAAGACACGCAAGATTGCGTGAAGTTGGTCCTTATAAATGGGGAACAGCAAGAGACATACCTTCTAAGGTCTACTAAGGTAGTTCAGCCGGGTTCGAATCCCGACTAGACCACAATACAAAAGAGCCCATGAGCCATGTATAGTACAAAAACAGCTATTACAATGAGTCTAAGAGACTTGTTGGACAAACTGGATGATTATACTATCTATTCTTACTATCTGGGTAGTTTTAAACCAAAGACACTTATGAATAGTCCATTGAGACCAGACGATAAAATCCCCAGCTTCGCTATATTTCCTAGCAAAACTGGAGATTTGTTGTTTAAGGATCATGGTACTGGAGAAGCAGGCAATGCTCTCAAATTTATTAAGTTATATAGAGGTATTACTACCAGAGAAGAACTTGAACGAGAACTGCTGAGGATTGTTAAGCAATCTGGAGGAAAAACCAGCAGTGCGGCAACTGTGACGCATACGTATACTACCAGTGAGTATACTGATATCGGGATAGTTCGACAACCATTTACAGAAGTTGACAAGAAATATTGGAAACAATTTCATATATCGATTGACACGTTGAAGAAATTCAATGTGTTTAGCATTAAATACTTTCTTTGTAATAGAGTCGTCAGAGGAACCTACAAAGAAGATAGTCCTATGTATGCCTATAAGGTTTATGATCGATTTAAGATTTATAGACCTTTAGCCTCCAAGTATACTAAATGGCGTACCAATCTGACAAATAGGCACGTTCAGGGACTAGCCGAGTTGCCTCAGGAGGGAGGCGATCTCCTCATCATAACAAAATCCTTAAAGGATGTGATGTGTCTTTATGAGATGGGATTTAATGCTATAGCAGCTTCTAGTGAGACTACATTCATACCGGAAGATATATTGCAGTCTTTACGAAGTAAATGGAAGCATATTGTTATATTATATGATAGAGACGCTGCAGGAATGCAGAATGCTCGTAAGTATAGTAGACAGTATAAATTTGATGCTATATTCGTCCATAAAAAGTTTAAAGCGAAGGACGTATCTGACGCTGTTAAGTTAAATTCGTTCTTCGAAGTAAAAGAATGGTTAACTAAAACAGTAGAAAGATATGATTAACTTTATATTTGCGGTTCTCGGTGTCATTGGAGCCTATTTGATAGGCTACGTTAATGGTATGGCAAGAGAACAAAAGAAAAATACTACGTACATCCATTTTAAAGGAGGTCGTAAGTGAAGACTAAAGGTAGGGTTAAGAATGCGACAGCAGTCGATGCGTATGGACTACATTTCCGTAGTAAACTCGAACTCTATACGTATGAAGCTTTTATGAAAGCTGGAATACCAGTTAAATATGAGCCAAAGCATTTTACCTTACTTCCAAAGTTTGAGTACCTTGGAGAGAAAATACGACCTATCACATACCTCCCTGACTTCATAGGGAGAGGTTTTGTGGTAGAGTGTAAAGGTCTTATGGGAGACTCGTTTCCCTTAAGATTTAAACTCTTCAAGTATTATCTCAAGAAGCATCGATCTAAGTATAAGTGCTATTTAGTACGAAATCACAAACAGGTTGATGAGATGATTGAGGACATTATTAAGAACCAAAAGAGTCAAAAGTAATGGAAAACAAAAACTTTTTGAAAGTAGGAGAGAAAGTAGTATTCAAGCCTAAGACAGAAGGACTTGACTATGATATGGAAAGCGGCAAGGTGTATACTGTACAGATAGATCATTATACAGATGAGATATCGTTTAATGTAGCACCTGATATCACGCTTCCAGAAAAGCTTTACACTACTGCTGAAGATGATAAGTTTGTCACTAAAGTAATTGATCGTTATACTACTATTGTTGAAGGTACAGTAGGCGTTATGCTTTCTGGTCTGAAAGGTAGTGGTAAGACGATTATGATGAAACGATTGGCACTTGAGTCTAAGCTTCCAATTCTGTTAATCGATAAGGGTTTTAGCCCTCGTGATTTGGTAACGTTATTCAATAAGCTTGCTGATACTGAAATCTGTATACTTATGGATGAGATTGACAAGCTTGGCGACCGTTATGAAGATGACTACCTGCTTAAAGTGTTAGATGGCATCAACTCTTCAGGTAAGAAGTTGATGATTTTCACATGTAACGATGATGAAAACATTAATGAATATCTGAAGGATCGTTGTTCTCGTATACGCTATTGGCGTAATTATGGGGAAATGTCTGCTTCTATGATTCAGGTTGTGCTTGAAGATAAGCTTGAAGATAAAGCCGAAGTTAAACCTCTTACTGACTTTATACAGGAGAAGTTTGGGTGTATTAGCTTTGACAATATCGCTTCATTCGCAGATGAAGTTAATGCTTATCCGAATGACACATATGAGGATTTGTTTAACGACATGAATCTTTCAAACAAATGAGTCTAGAAGAAGCTAATCATCGTGTAAGGATGAGTATCGAATATACTCCAGCAGGATGGGGATGGTATATCAATACGTTGCAGCCATATGGCACAATAGTAGGATATACTAAATTCCCTACTCCAAATGAAGCATTAGAGGAACTAAAAGGGTTCTTAAGATACTTTACGTTTAACGTACTGAAGAATGGAGATACTATACGAGCTTTTATAGCTAAGCACGACCCTAATAAGAAGGAAGAAAAATGATACACAAGATTGCAACCTAAGTTGTGTATTTTACGTTAATCATATATGGAAGAAATATGGAAGGACATAAATGGTTATGAAGGATTCTATCAAGTAAGCAATCTTGGAAGAGTTCGATCTGTAGATAGATGGGTTAATGGTAATCATATCAATTGTGATTTTCAGTTTATGAAAGGAAAAATTCGTAAATTAAGAAAAAACAAATATGGTTATTGGACGGTATTATTAAGAAAAAATTGTACATCAAAAGGCTTTTTAGTACATAGACTTGTTGCTGAATCTTTTATACCAAACCCAGATAATCTACCTTGCGTAAATCACAAAGACGAAAATCCCGCTAATCCTGTTGTAGATAACTTAGAATGGTGCACAAACGCCTATAATACTAATTATAGTAATGTAGGAGAACGTATTGCAAAATTTAGGTTTCGGAGAGTAATTCAGTTTGATAAAAATATGAATGAAATTAAACGGTGGGATAGTTTGAAAGAAGCTGCAAAATCTATTAATAGAGCACAACAGAATATTTCTAGATGTTGTAGAGGGAAATCAGCAACTTGTGGTGGATATAAATGGAAGTACGAAGATGAATATTGATACTCCTTACTACGAAGATCACGAACGCGTGAGTAATTCGTCTATAGGATGGTTCTTAAAAGGAGGGCCATCCTATTTTTATAAGATGTGGAAAGGTGAGATTGCTGGAGAAGAAACTCCACAATTAAAAAGAGGAACCATGATACATTCTTATATACTAACGCCTGAAGAGTTCCAGAAAACATATGTAGTATGGGACAAAAGTAGACCTACTTCTGCACAACAGGAGAAGTTCTGTCAGGAGTTAGCTAACACAGTAGAAATAGAGCCAAATAGAGCCATTCTAAGCGCCTATAAAGAGGCGTATAGTACAGCAGGAAAGTCAGAAGATAAAATGCTGTCAGAAGGCCTTAAAATAGCCTCTACGTTGAAGGATTACATAGACTTCCTGAAAGAGAATGATGGAAGGATTATGATTAGTCCTTGGGATGCCCAAATGCTTGAGAAAATCAAGACAAACATATATGATCATAAACTTGCACCGCATATAGTATGGCCACATAAGTATATGGCAGACTATAAAAATGGATCTGCAACTATTGCAGACTCAGATGTTGCGTATCATGAATTTCATATAAATTGGGGTTATGAGAACAAGATACAGTGTAAATCATTGCTGGATGGCCTTACTCTTGACTTTAAGAATAAGAAAGCTATTATATACGACTTAAAGACTACACAAAAGTTGTGGCACTTTGAGGATAGTATGAATCAGTATGATTACCTAAGACAGTTAGCGTATTACACAATGGCTGTACGATGGTATCTTGTTAACGAATGCGGAGAAGATCCATATGCTTGGAGTTTTGAGTACTATATTATTGGTATAGATACTACCAGTAGTAATGAGATTCGTGTCTTTAAAATTGAACACGAACAAGTGCAATCTAGATACGATACTATACTCGATGCTCTGGATGCTATAGCTTGGCATCAACGTGAGAATAAGTGGGATCACAGTAGAGAATATTATGAAGGCAACGGCTCGGAGTCATTGAACCTATGAGCAATTTAATGAAGCTAGCAATACCACTACTTCATCCAGATATTACAAAAAAGGATATAGATGAATGTAGTGGTTTTGTAGAAGCTTATTTTGAAGATAAAAATAAACCATATCTCACAAATCATTTATTTTTAATGTATGATGTCGAAAGTAAACAACCGAATGTTGCAAATTGTTTTTATAAGTTGCAGCGTTTAAACAATCGATATGGTACACGTATAGTTAGTATTAAAGGAAAGCAATATATAGTATATTACTTTACTATTGATAAAACTATACGAAATCTAAGGGACGGTAATATAATACTGTCTGTAGCTCAAAAGCAGCGAATCTTAGATTTTTGGGGGCATAGTGATGCGTGGGTAACAAACAACGTACTTCTTGGAACAATGTACGAACATCCTGAACCTTTGGTGCTTCCTGAAGAGGACTGGGCACCAGAGGAAGATGGATACGAAGAAGGGGAAGCATTCTAAATGAATGCCTCCCCTTTATTCGTTTTATTAGTTAAATACAACAATCTACAAGATAGCCAAAGTTAATAAGCAAATCCACTTGACTTCCTTTTCTTAGAAGATTTATTTTCTGACTTTTTTCCGCCATGTTTTCCTAATCCTTGTTCTTCGTTCCATTCTGATTGCGAAGGAACAATTGCGCTAGTTGGAGTAAGTTTTCTGTAATAATTGAATGTAGTTTTTATACCATCAGTATGCCACTGTCTTACTAAGTTGTCTACACCAAACGCAGAACCTAATTTTAGTACGTCACGAGTTCTTCGAGTCATGTGTTTATATCCGCCAGTCTTAATTTCATCATCCGCATGTTGACTGAACATGTCTAAACTAAGGTCCCAAATCGTACAGACGTCGTCCAAATAAGATTTTGCTGTTGATGGCGACGTGAACAACTCTAAAACAGTTGGCGGCCACCAAGAAGTAAGTCTTTCGGTAAATCCTCTTGTTGACAATAGCGCTAATTTCCACCTAAGAAAGTCGAAGAACTTCTTATCGGCATTATCAAAATCAAACGTAAGGAATTTTTCTTCTCTCCACGGCATAACACCAGCTATATTTAACAACCACACTGGGTCTTTGTCGTCATCATAATCGTTTGAACGAGCAAATGCTACACTCCACAACATAAGGAACATTAAGGCTGTTATAGTACCAAGCTCTGTAAGACATCTCTTGACTGCGTATGATTGAGATTCTGTTAAAGTATCCATAAGACCACTTCTAAATGCAGCTTTGTAGTTTGCAGCCATTTTATACATACCTCTACAGAAATCCTTAAATACAGCTCCTTCAAATTCACCTGTTTCTAAGTTTACAAGACCTAAATCATCACGTTTATATTCAGAAGTCCATCCTATGTGATGATCTCCATCTTCAACAACATAGTCTCCGCCAGTTTTAAACTTATCCCAATATGTATTTACATAAAAGTTACGCATGAGAGTTACGAAAGAACCAAATATATTTTGTTGCATTTTAGCTTTTTCTGTCATAGGAACAACACCATTATACATAGCTGTTCTATCTCTAAGTCTACCAGCAATTTGATCTTCTAACTTCTTTGTAATTATATTCTCGTATTCTGCTTTCTTTACAAACAGCCCATCTTTTTCTTCATAAGCATCCCACAAAGTAGTTTTAGATGCTTTCCATTGCTTTATTGCTTCTTTTTCTGTATAACCAAGAGAAGTAAATGTGTTGATTGCGTCTGTTTTAGAGAAGAATTTATCTTTACCTGTTTTTGGATCTTTTATCAGTCTATAATGATTGTATGTTGCAGTAAGCATCATAGAGTTTATCATGTAATCCGCAAGAGTGTAACCTCCCATGAGAAGATGATCATGAACAAATCTATCGAGCTTGAACTTATCTGTTGAAGAGAATATCTCAGAATTACTTCTACTTAACTGATTGTACTACATCGCAGCAACAAGCTTGTCATGTACTACAGGATTGCCTAAACCTTTTAACATCTTTCCTGTATGCGCAATACATTGAGCAAATGCTTTACGCATATCTTCGCCAGTAAGGTATTTTCCTCCTACTGCATCTGCCATCATTGAGCATAACGCATCAATATAACCTACTTCAATTGTTGTAAAGTTTACACCGAGCATAGCTACAGCAGCAAGATTTCTAATGGTTTTTGTAGCTTGAATGGTTCTCTATTTAGCTGGAGTTATCTTCTCTTCACTATTAAAACCAAAAGAAGTTTCTTTTCCGTAATAGCGTTGGTCAAGTATATTCTCAACTTTTGCATACTGGTCGTCCATTTTATTACCATTCTTAGCTTGCGCTGGATCTATTGCATACTTAATAAGTTCTAACGTAGGAAGATTCTTAGATTTGTTAGCGTAATTGCATGCCATATCATAGTACATAATAACAGAACCAAGCACGTCTGTAGATTGTACAGAAGAATCTGGCAATTTTTCTACAAATCTAATAGGTATATTATTTACAACAGAACCGTCTGGACGTCTTGCCAAATCCATATTAGTAGTAACGTCCGTATCTGTTTCTGAGTACTTCACACCAAACTTTCTGAATGGATATTTTAAAGCAGTAGACCATTCTTTTGCCATCATAGTGTTTGCAATAACAGCCATAGTTCTACCACTAATCTGAGGCAATCTTCCATCTCTGTTGAGAGATTTGTTCGGTATTCTACTATTAGCTTCATCCATAGCCCCCAATAGAGCGTTTAAGAATGTCTTTTCATCATCAGTAAGATTTGCATAATTTTCATTCTTATACATATCTTTAACCTGCATAGATTTACCATTCTTCTTAAAGTTTTCGTTTACGAAAGGAGAAGATTCATCAAGTTCTGAGTATTCGCTACCAGGAAGAGATTGTATACAATCAATAGTTTCATCATTTACCGTAAGTGTGTATTTCAGAGGAGTGAGGTATTTAAATGCGTTTAGATAACGCATCTTACCCTTCTCGTCTCTATACATAAACAGCTCATTGAATATATTGTGCAAGTTTGTATTAGAAACCGCAGCAGATCTCCACTATTCTATAAGAGTCGGTAAGAATGCAGATTGGTCAGTATCACTTACTGGTACATATAACATAGTAGCTACTTCAGAAAATCCCATAGATTCTATTTCGCCAGGCTGACCTTTTATTCCAGCTGCTTTTAATCTACGTTTTTCATCAGCCATTTCCTGTTCGAGTCTATGTAACTCTTTCCAACCAGATAAATCTGTATTTAATCCAGAGCCAAGTTTAGAAAGATTGTGCGCAACAGCGCCTTGACGTTCTTTTAGAGCGTTTAGAATCTCTTTATGTCTATGTTTAAGCTATTCTAATTTAGGACTTGTTGCAGCCTTTCCTACTACTTTATGTAGTAAATCATAGAACTCAGGAGTTAAACGCATTACAGTATTATTTCGTTTAAACTAGTCTATTTCTTCTTGAGTAGCGCCTGCAGCTTGCATATCTGATATAGCTTTATTAAAAGCTGTCCAGTCTGGCTTATATTTTACCTTATCGGTAATATACCTATTCCATTCGCTAATTTCATCAGCCATCTTTAGAGCGTCGCCTACTTTCTCTTCTACTCTAAGAATACCGTCACTGCCATATGTAAATATATAATGACTTCCGAGATCACGCTTCTCTCTTCTGTATTGTTCTAATTGATGACGTTCGTTTAACGTAAGTTTAGAAAGGTCTACAAGTCCAGATTCCATTCTACATTTATCAAGAATAAGGTCGATCTGTCTTTGTATTCTATTCTGAGCTTGTATTGTTTTTGGAGAAAGATGTCTACGTCTAGCTTTATAGTATTCCAGTTTATATCGTCTGTTACAACGTTCATCGAGCCATTCATCAAGCTTGTCATTGTACTTATTATATATACTATTATCTTTAGTAAATTCTTCCTCTGGGAATATAGTATGACCGTCTTCATCGGCAGTCAAATTAAACTCGCTTCTAAGTTTGGCTTCGTATTCATCCTTATCCTTAAAGAATTGCCCTTCATTAAGCTTTCGTATAAAATAACCAGTAGAAACACCGTTTCTGTCAAGCTCCATAAACTTTTTCTGCCAGTTGTATGGACTTATCTGAGAACCGGTAGGTCTTATTTTATTGTAAAGTCGTACAAGTTCATTTCCCTTCTTTAAGACCTCTCTATTAGTCTCAAACTCAGCTTCAGATGCCATTTTCTCTACTATACGTACAATAGGGCTCTTAGATCTAGAAGCCATACCAATAAGAACTTCGCCTGCTGCAAGATCACCATATGTACTATCTTGTTCAAGCCAACGTTCCATATTATATATAAACGTTTTCTTATCTGTTATGGCATCTTGTTCGTTTACATAATCTGTAAGAACTTTTCTTACGTAAGGTTTTACTATGTCTTGGTTATAAACCTACTTTATAGAATTTATAGATTCGATAAGCTGAGACGCAACATTCTTTAAGTCTACTTTATTAGGATCTGTGTTTACTCTATGCTCGTTGTATTTGTTTATAGCAGATGATTTATCCGAGAATAGCTAATATATACTATTAAGTAAGCTGCTATAGTGTCCTATAAGATCTTGCTGAATAAAATTTATCTCTTGCGGATCCCAAGTATTCATGTCGCCAGAAATAAGAAATTTGCTATCTATCATATACAAAGTTTGTCCTATTTCTTTATTGGCGAACAATAAGAAATCCTCAATTATATTAAATGTATCTTCTATAGAATCCTAATTTTTGCCATCTATAATCTCAAGTCTACTCTTTAGGTCAGAAATAAGTTTTGGATCTTGCGCAGTTCTTGCTTGTTGAGAACGCAAACGAGTTTTTGTTCCGCTATATATATCAGAAAGTATAGCTTTATCTCTATCGGAAAGTAAATCTGAAGTAGAGAAATCTCCATCTTCTCTATCGAGAATTTTTGAACCTTCTTGAGCAAGTTCCATATCTTCAGCAACCATAAATGCCGCATCAACAGCTTTAAGAATATCTTCTTTCTACTGGTCTGTAAATACATGTGCTCCAAATACAGTATGTACAAGCTGATTGAGTTGTTGCCATATGTTTCTAAACCAATCTATGATGGCATTGCTTCTTTCAGATACTGGATCTTTAGTCATATGCTCAACAAGATCGTCTTCTATCTGCTTTGCAGTCTTATTGTTTGTATTTAATACATCTAATGCAGACTGAATTAAAGGCGAAGTCCAGAACATTCTAACATAGTCTCTAGCAAGTTCTTTATCGAGAGTAGTTAGATCACCGTTGTATATTGCGTTATAAAGCACATTTGCGACGCTTCCAGCGTTCTAAACAGCACCAACCTATTCATATTTACCTCTGTTGATATTTTCAAGGCTATAAGCCTTGAAAGTGGCTTCTTGAAGGCTATTTACAAAGTGTTCAAGCATTAACTTCTTCTGAGTTGTTTCTGAACTCTCAAAGAAGCCTTTTTGATTCATAGATAGACCAAATGATTGTGCAAGAATCTATTGTTTCTATTGCATTATCTGGTTTGATTTATCAGTATCAAAAGACTTTCTAGCATTGTTCATAACTCTAGATATACTAGCTTGATCTGCATTTGGATTAGACTGTTTATACTGATCTACTATATTTCTAATATACTACTAACGTTCTGTGTCTATATCAACACCTATATCGTACATTTGACGAGTTATTGATTGATTTGCGATACTATTGTTTCTTACACCTTGTATCGGAGAAGTGACGAATATCGTATCGTTTGTCAATAACATATCTGCAAGCATATCGAAATCAACAATGGGATTTATATTATCTGCAGTTATTTCAAACTTCTATAAATACTAATTAAATATAGGTACAGATTTAAAAAGGTTAAATAGCCAATTCTTAAATTTGATTACCAAATCGCTTAGTGTATTTTTTGCAGAAGTTTCGTTCTATTCTTTAGAATTGACAGCGCTATCAAATTTATTGTTGAAATATCTAGCCAAAGTTTGAGTAACGAGCTCTTCGTCTCTATTTTGATTTTTCTTATAACCAAGTTTTATTTCGGCATATAACTTTTTAAAATTATTCTTAGCATAAGACAATAAGTTGTTGAAAAGCTGCGGATTATCGTACTTTAGATTAAACACTAAAGTATGCAAAAATTCTTCTGCTGCTATTTCGCTAGTAACTTTAGAGATTCTAATGTATATTTTATTTCCTTTAATGAAGGAATTTGACTGTTGTGGTAAGTTGTTTGCGCGCCATTGATCTTCCGTAAATTCTTCGTACGTCAAACTGTTTGTAAATTTGCTTTGAAGAAATTCACAAATTTTTCTTATGCGTGCAATATCTATCTGATTGGTTTTTTCTATATAATCTTTTAAACTTGGATCTACGTGTGCATCTATAGAAACAGCAAACGTGTCTGTATCGTCGTCATGGTACAAATGTAGCATTTGTCTTCCAAAATCTTTATTTACTTCGTCAATCATACCTTTCACGTTATATTTTTCTGTAGGATGATTTAGTAATCGATTTAGATGATCTTTAATGCTAAAAATAGTAACATTTTGATACATGTCATTCGCATCAGAATAAGATCCATCGTTTGTAACGGCTTTTAGCTGATTCGGTTTAAATGATATGTATATATTAGACATATACACATTCTATCCAGTATAGCTATCTTCTCCTTCGTGGAAATATTCGTAAGCTATATCTCTGTCTGTGACAGGATAATCTGGACTGGTTACATGTTCGTTAGGCCCATGGTCTACTATTTGTTCGAATATTACTCCGTCATATCCATTATCTTTCGCATATCTAGCAATGTCTCTCGTTTTCCATTGTTTACCTTGAAAGTAAATTTCATTCCAGTTAAACGCACCTCCGTACTCTCCGCGCTGATTATCAAGTACCAATGGATTTTTTATATTTTCAAACAACCCATATACCTTAGTATCAAACATTATAGAATCAATAAGATCGTTTACATCTCCTTCAAATACTATACTAGTATCGCGAAACCTTTCATTATCTCCTCGATCGTAATCGTGTATTCTTATCGAATCGTATTCTGGTTTATTTCTCCATGTTATTTCCGGATGATGTTTTATTTTTGCATCATACGTATAGTATGGAGCATCTTCTATTTTAGAAAGCTGATCGTAGAGCGCATATACATCGTCCTATGTTAAATTTGACTAATTTAGTTGTTCATAAATCTACTAAACTTCATGCGACATCCACGATTCTTCGTCATAACGAATACTATGATGCCTATTGATTGTGTTTTTTATAATATCTACAACTTTGTCAAACTATTTGTTTTTTATAAGTTCTATTGCGTTGTTGTCAATAAGACTCTATCTAAGAACTTTATTATTTAATTCTGTATGTTTTGTATAAGTACTAGCAATATATCTAGAACTGCTAGAGAACAAACTTATTTTGTCATCTGCTTTTAGTGGATCAAATTCTCTGAACCCATAATTATCACTACCGTGATAAACCATCAACGGTTCGCCATTATAATCAACAACTTTTGATACTTCGTCTACACGTATACCGTTATCGTCATAAACAGAATTTGCTCCAACCCAATCGCCAAACCAATCCATGAAAGGTTTGCCAAACAAAGAAGCTTTTACTCTTATTGCTATTTTTCTATCTCCTTTAAAATGCTTTAGAAGATCATTAAATAGCTTAGACTAGGCCCCGTTAGGGGCCTTATCTATAGCATATCCATTATTAAGCGACCATATAGCATATGCCGCCTTCTCACTCGTTGCTTCTACTAGTTCATTAAAGTCCCTAGCAACATCGGGATTACTAAAATTTGGACATATTATACTCATATCGCTTAACTTTTACAATGATTCATAGCATCGTCAGAGAACTAAGAATCGTCAAAATTATTATTTTGTTTGTTTTTTATATCCTGAATAGACACGCCAGTTCCTTGCTCTTGTTCTTTATTCCAAGCTCTATTGAGACCTTCTACAATAGAAGCATATATAGGTTCTGAACGTTTAACAAGATTAATATGACTTGCAATATCTGAAGCCTGGTATGTTTTGCTCAAAACTTCTTCATTTATAGTATACTCCGGAGTATTCATATTATCGCTTCTACCGTACTCTGTAATCATAAAGCCTCCAGATATCTGATTTCCTCTAGGATTAACCTTTATGTACACAGGATACTTAACTCCATTATTACCTATTGCAATCTTATGCATCTTATATATAGTGTATCTACGCTGGCTATTTTCTGCATTTCTGTCTTGACGTCTAGGTATCTTAATATACAACGGAGCTGTTTCTGGATCAATATAAGGAACCCAATTGTTACCATCCTTCTTAAGGGCAGCAAGTATTGTTGGGAACCCGTAAGGTACTCCATTAACCTTTGTCTTATACTACATGAAGTTAGAAGTCTTGCTCTTCTTATCTATAAGATAATGAGTAGGAACAATCTCATTATCGTACCAGTTGTTCAATATTACATCAGACACATCTATATCTGTCTATGTACCAACTTGATACTGCAATAGTTTATTATAAATAAACTGACCGTAGCCAGACTCTTCTCTCCAAGAAGTAGGAACATACTTGAACATCTTGGTAAAGCCGCCTCTGTCTCCAGAAGTAATAAACGCATATACAATGAGATCTCTAGCAAATTCTCTGATAGTTTTTTCTGCTTCTGGGTGAGCTGGATCTGTATAAGAAAGAAGTTCCTCCCATCCATCTATTATATAGTTTGCGGTATTACCACTATCTTCTACAAAATTAAACAACTTAATAAACTTGGACGTTTCATACGTATCTGGAGTTTCTCCAACAACGTATGCGGGTTTATATTCTGTAGTCGTACCTGGTACAATCATAGAAAGTAATCTATTGTTTACGTCTCCTGACTCAGATCTAAGTTGAGCATAATCAGGATTGTTTGCTATATCTGTCTGCAACTTCATAAACCTATCATATATAGTATTTCTACCATTCTTTAACAATATCTTACCAGATATCTTAGATATAGGCTTGTCGATAGTGATCGTCTTAGCATTGTTATCTGCAGCCTTTATCTAAACAGGGTAAGGTTTACCTTGATAGAAGATATAAGATGTTCCTTGACAATACGATGTAAGATCGTGTACTATGTTTCCATTGAGTTTTATAACATAGCCTTGTTGATCTACACTAAAGTCTAAGTATTCCTGACTTTCACTAACAAGATCGTGCATATAGTTAGGATTGGTTGTTATCTGAGGAACATATTCGTCTACAAAGAACTTAGATTTAATAGCAGCACTCAGCGCGTTACAAACCTTAGTCACAAGAGTAGTAGACAATGATTCTGTTCTACCTATAGCTTCGAGTATTATGTCTATGCTACCTTGGAACGCAGGAGTGCTCTAAATGAACTGACTAGAAAGAATGTCTCTTACACTGCCTATAGCATTGCTTGTTTTAGTAGCAATATAAGAATCGTGTTGCATTGCATCAAGACCAACCGGCTCAAACAGGTTATCTTCTCGTCCTGTATCGAACGTTTTTGCATAACCTTTTTCGTAGATCATTTGTTCTACTATATTTTTACCATGCTTCTTAGTGTCAATTTTACTATACTTAACAAGGTTTGATAAAGCATTTGCGTATTTATCGAACTGTAAGTAAGCCAAATATACTAAAAGCTGGTCTTGCATAGAATAATCGTTTGATTTAGCAGCCTTTTCTAGCCTACCACTTTCAAACAATTCACGAATCTACTTATTTACGTCCTCTCTAACCTTAGCGTTCTTTACACCACCTTCTTTTACCGCTTTAATTTGATTCTAAGCGTCTTCTCCAAGGTCTTTGAACCATTTATCAGCAGTCTCATCGATCGCCTCCTGTTGAAGCTTAAATTTGCCTTTATGAGGATCTGACATATACAATGACCCGGCTTTTATATAAGCATCTGCAAGAGCTCTCATTATAGGCTGACTTGTGAAGTAGAATGTCTTCTTTCCAAGACCCGTTCTAACAAGAAGGTTTACCAGATTGTAAGTAAACGGATTGACATTGAGTCTACTAATATAAGGATCTTTAGCAATATCCACGTGAGCGTTGATAAGAGCAGATATCCAAGACATTATAGATTCTCCATCTTTATCTTCTCTATTGTCGAGACTTTCAAGACCAAGCTCTGACATAATACTAGACTCTATATGCTTGAATCTAACATGATACATCATGGTTAAGATGTGGTTGTTATTGTTCAATGCAAACGGACCAATACCAATCTTACCGGTAATATAATCGTTCTTAGATTCTGTTTGCGCACTTAAAGAATAGAAAGCATAAGGCTCTTCTACATTTGCAGGTTTTCCTCTTTCTATATCCTTTATGATATCCTTAAGAAGCTTCGTATCATTATCGATAGATCTGTGTAGAATATTAGTAGTTCTAGGTTTCTTCTCATCTATAGACTTCCAGTCTAATAGAAGTGCTAAATAGTCTTTAATAAGCTTGTTCTGATAATAAGCAGAAGTAGATTCGCTAAATGCATCAGATACGGTTTGATGGAACTTACCATCTTCGCCTTCTTCTCTACTAACTTTGTATTGTATAGAAGACAAGAACAGTTTATCAATATCGAAGTCAGAACCAGTAATCTTGGTAAACTCTGCCGGAAGTATAACAGTATCGTTTACTACAGGAAGTATATCTACGCATCGCAAAGCGTGTATAGAAGACTCTGCCTGAGTAGGAATACGATAACCGATTATATTTGCGGTAGCGTTTGGACCAATTATACCTCTATTCATCAACCAGTTTCTAGTTTCGTCAAACGACATTTCTCTGGTTCTTATCTTTCTCTTATATACAGGTTTTCCGTCCTTATCTACTACAGGATTGCCGTCCTTATCTTTCTTCTATTTGTATACGATCTTACCATTCTCATCGAGCTTAACTTTTCCATTCTTGTCTGTTTCTGGAATAAGATCCCATATAAGATTTCTATTCTTATCTCTAATAGGAACTACTGGAAGCTCTCCTTTAAACATTTTCTTAAAGAAGTCAAGACTGAGCACACAGTCCATAGATCCCTCCTCGTTGATCATTTGGAGACGATTACCTCCGTTTATCCACTGTGGAAGATCTGTATCGCCTTGTATAGAAGTCTTACTATACATAGTAGATCCTTCCATAGCCCATACAGATCTCTGAATAAATGCAGCACCTGGAGTTTCTATGTCAACAACTTTCTTGTTTATAGAAGATACAAGTACGCTCTCCATCCAAGTAGAGTTAGATATTGCATTAAGAGGCAATCTTAAATGTTTAGAAGTTGTACCATCGTTGTTCTTCTATTCTACTATCTCAAGAGCATCTATGACGTTTCTGTCAGGATCCTTGGTTTGCATCATGTTTCTAACTTCTTTTGCAAACTTAACTTCATCAAGAATCTTATATCTAGAATCGTCTGGAACTATATTTCCATCCTTATCTACAACATTTCCTTTTGAATCAGTCTTAAAGAATCTGGTGACAATATTATGATAACCTCTATCAGATAGTGTGTTGATAGCGTTCATAATGTCGTTTCTCAACTCGCTACCTTTCATAGTAGAACCGTCTTGCATTACATAATCACGCCCATCAAATAAACATGACATTACAACCTTTGTCATCTGAGTACCCATACTCATCATAGATTCTTCTTTAGGATCAGTATTAAGCTGTTTCCTAAGATATAGGAATTTTTGTTCATATGTATTAAACTCAAACGATTCGTCAAACGATGGTTTCGTAGAATATTCTTCTTGGTTTTGTGCATAAGTATTCCACTCAATGGGTTTAGATCCCTGGCTACCTACTTTTACAGCAGAATTAACCATCAGCATGTCTATGCCTTGCGACTTCATCTTATTGAATACATTTTGCATTTTACCAGTAGCGATACATTTGAACAATGGGAACAACGCCATCTTATTATAATAAGTAACTTGTACGCCCGTACCTTTATGCAATCTTCTACCAAACGCGGTATATTTTTGAGAACCTATTACGCTAGTGACAACTTGTTGATATGCCTAATGTTTCTACATCAGATTAGAAGTAACTTCTTCTCTAAGTATCTTAAACGCATTCTGTATTTCAGTACTATAATTACCATTCATACGCAAAAGCATTTCTGCCATTGTATCTGTAATATAAGCACCACCATCAGCAACATCAATACCGTCGTCAATCTTACCGTTCTTATATTTAAGACGATAGCTATCAGTTGCCTCTTTAGCTTTACGTTCAGCAATTTGAAGAGCTTTAGGACTGAGTATCTGTTTCATTTCGTCAACAGACATCGCGTCTATTTTAGAAGAAACTTCTTCCCTTATTTCCTATTCGTCTATCTTCGGATTAGAGTTCTCCAAGAATTCTCTATCCTCTTCATCAAGCTCAGAACCTTTATTATACTCCTACAGCAAAGCGGTTCTTCTATCTCTATATTCTTTTATAGCTTTCTCTTCTTCTTGCAGATAAGTAGCAACAGATATCTCGCCATAAGTCATCTGTTCCTCTATATCCTCAATCTAAGGAGATTCTATAAGTTCGTTATCAACTTCAGCTGCAACATATGTTCCTTTAAAGTTACCGTTTTCGTCAAGATATTTCGAAGGAATGTCTTTAAGCTCTGTAAAGTTATTATTACCAGTAGAAACAAGACCACCTAAACGTTTAAGTTCATCTACAGTACGATCTACAAGGTTGCCATCGCTGTCATATTTCCATTTATAGAACGCAGGATTTCCAGAGAATACTCTTTCTACTTCTTGTCCAGACATAATAGACTTGTTTGATATATCATTCAGGTATATCATTACAGCAAGAGACTTATATCTTTGAGTAGCGATACCGTCTTTTGGTTGTCCATTCTTAAGAACAATAGATTTGTAGATTATATCAATCGCTTGGTTATTAAGACCTACGTTTTCGTAGTCTCCAAAAACACTGTTTGAGTTTTCTACGCGTTTTATCAAGCCGAGTTTTTCACACGTATCTATTTCCTTTAGGAGTCTCTTGTGTAGAAGTCTAGATATCAATGCTCTCTAAATATCACGAGGTTGTTTGAAGAAGTAATCCTCTGCATCTTTAATATTATCCTTTCTTGTCCTACCGTTTTTCTTATTATTAAACGATATAAACTTCTCGCCAGATACAATAGGTTGGCCATTAGCATCGTTCTTATACGTAGGAACCCATACTCCAAGTAGAGAACTGAACATTGCACCCTGCTCCTTATTGTAGTAGTTAGCAACTTCTTCGCCTTTTATCCCGTTGGCTTCCATCTTATCGAGATCTCTATCTGCCTTTTTGACAGATTGATATTCAGACATCGCATAAGAAATAAATCTATCTACAACATCTTCTTTCTGAGACAGCACTTCGTCAAGCTGAGACATTGGATCTGCACTAATTACAAACTAGTCTCCGAGTGTCTCTGCAGCCATCGCTACCGTGTTACCAGCATCGTCTACCGTACCAGAATAATCGAGTCCAGGAAGCTTTATTCCGTCTACATATACCCAAGTCTTTTTATCAGAAAGAGTAGGCATTATAATACCTCCTTGTTCAAGAATCGTAGCTTTAGATACGTAATCTTCTTGTTTACTTATCTCGAAATAGTCAGAGCCGTAATCACCACGTTTATCTGTCTTAAAACCAACAAAGTTTCTAAGAGTTATAAAAGCATCCGGATTCTCAGTAATCTCTTTCAGTATTAAAGAACCGTATACCGGTTTTACACCAGTAATATCAGCTTCACCTTCATAGAAAACATATGGATCGTTTTTAAGTTCTTCGAATTCAGGAGATCTTTTATTTATATATCTGGTAACATCCGAAATGTAGTTGTTATCTGATATCTCATAGAACTTATTGTTTCCTGTAGCAAGTACTGTCAACTGATCGTGTGCATGTCTATATGCGTACTTCCAGTTAGCAAGTTCTCTAATAAATGCAAGTTTTGAATATGCGTTTTCTATTTTTACTTTTTTACCTCTTATGTATACTTCCTGGTTAAGCTTTCCGTTAGACGCGGCATCTCTTAAGAATTGCAAGAATGACGTCATAGAATCCTGGAAGGATGTAGAAGAGAACATTCTAGATAACGCTTCGTAATCAGTAGATCCGTATTTATGACGCAACATATAGTTGAACTCGTCACCACTAAACTGAATACCGATCATATTCAAAGCTTGTACGATCTTATCTTTTACAACTTCTAATTGTTCTGGATTTTTAGGATTGTTGTAATAAGCAGACTTTCCGTTTATCTTAAGCTTCAAGTATTTATTGAATTCTCCACCAACTACAGCATTGGAAAGCCATTCTTTAATACCTACATCGGTGTAGCTAGATCCATTTTCAGCAGTTTTAATTTGCGCTCCGTGCGAGAATAAGTCTGATATTCTCTAGAACGTAAATTCTACTCCTTTTATGGCTGGATTAAATCTTAGAGACCCGTCTTGAGATACCTTTATGACAGGAGTACCTCCATTTACAAGCATTTGGTTCCATTGAGTAGGATAGAACGTCGCATTATAATCAGCATCAGTAGTTTGTATATTTATTCTCTATAAGCCATTTCCATTGTTATATGAAGTAGATCTTGCTATATCAAAATTATGCTTATTAGATCTGATAATATTCATCAGCTGTACAAGTAAAGCTTCCTGATCTGAGTTTCTTGTCATTACACCGTCTTTTACTGTATAAACAGATTTATCAATCTTATCTATGGCTTTATAAAGACGACTGTAAAGAGGATCTTCTTTTGCAAGATATTCAAGTCTTGCTTTAAGTTCTGATATAGTATCAATATCGTGGAAGAAGTTTAAGAACTCGTTAAATACAACTCCAACAGGTGCATACTACGGCAAACCAAGTTCATTTAATGCTAGAACTTCTTTTTGCTTTACAACGGGTTTACCGTCTTGACCAATTTCTTTTACTTTTTCGTATTTAGTATCTGGTATGGTGGCGAAGAAGAATCGCACTCTACTAGAAGTCTTACTAAACCTGCTGAATTCGTATGAACTTCTTGTGTGTTCACCTATGCTTGCATTTGTTACATCGTCTGATTGAGCATCTTCTGTAGAATCTTCTTCTATTTGCTTAACAAAGTCAGTAGACAACACGGAGATGTCGTTCGCAATGTCATCACGCAAAACTTCATTGTCGAAGTTGTCGTATATCTCTTTCATTGCAAGCTGTCCAACAGTAGGAATATCAGTAGTATCTCCAAAGATGTCTATATTACCCTTCTTCAGTTTTTCTACACCTGCCAAGAATGTTTCTTTGTCTATATGCTTTCCTATTTCTTGGATATTTCTACCAGAAGGATCTACATTTTGACCATATAATATACAGAACATGACATTCTGACGGAGTTTATCGTACATAGGACGATTTACTATATGCTCAAAATCAATTCCGTGTATCTGACAATAAAGCTCATTATACAATCTATTAAAACGTTCTATAGCTTTCTTAGACGGTATAGCATTCTTATATTTGCCGTCATTTACTTTAATGAACGTCTTATATAAATCTCTATCGCTCCAATGCCACAGCATAGAAACCCAATCGTGAATCTTATTGTATATCTTAGTTAAGAACGGTATCTTTAAATCAGTCATATGATGCTGCATATGTTCCATGTAATGATCTGCAGCATATTCAGCAACTTCTCTAAAGGCTTGTTTATTTTCTTTTCCGTCTTGATATAATTCGACTCCGATGCGCTTTGCTATCTTCTTATATATAGCATCTCTTTCATGAGATGGCAATAACAATTCGAATACTCTATGAAATGCTTCGTGATATTCTACACCAGGCCAAGCATAACTAGAAAGAACAATAGCATCTGCTTTACAGTTACCTACAACATGAGCTGCTCCACTTGCTACTTTGATAAATGTAGATTGGAATTCTACAGGAACGTGTTCTCCAAGAATCTCGGCGATATGTTTACGAGCTTTCTCTTCCGATATAGGTTTGGTCTTCTTAGAAGGATCTGCTATTTTAAACAGGTCGTCTATACTACTTGTATCTATAACTGTCGATACACTTCCAATGGGAGTAGATTCCGGCATATTTGGCACAGATTGCACACCATTTGCACTAACATCTACTGGTTGTCCTCTGTCAATCATTGCATCTTTTATCTCAACATTAGCTCCACCCATATTCGCATATTGGGTACGAAGCATTCCATGCTTAAGATAGTATGCAAAACCGTTTACACCTTGTCTGGTAACACCTGATGGAGACTTAACTACTTTAAAGTCTTCAAGATCAAATTTAATGGCATCTGTTATATCAAGCGAAGTTATAGCACCGTTTTGTTCAACAAAGAACTGTCTTATACCACCAAAAGGAAGTGCTCCTGCTGCAGAGTTAAAAGAACCTAGTCTACTCATTAAGACGTCGTGTCTTTCTGCAATAGACATAGATTGTAGTTCTGCTTTAAGTCTAGCAACATCTGCATCGACAGAAAGATCAAATCTGCCTCTTCCTGTAGTATTTGCAGCCAAATCTTGCCTCTTCATGATATAAACAACATTCTGATTGTTTGGATCTCGTATTATAGAGTCAAAATTACCAAGACGTTGAGGATCGTCGACAATAGGAATCATCAGATTGATAATCTGTCTAGGAGTAGCGTGCAGATTATAAGAAGTGCCATTTATTTCCTTAAAGTATGTTCTATCAAGTTGTGTAGGATTCTTTAGAGCTTCTACTATAAAGTCTGCATCGTTTGGAGACATTTTTACTCTGTCAATAGCCACATATACTTCGGAGTTGCTTCTTTCATTTTTAGGCATACGCTTTTTGTAGATAAGCGTACCCTGCTAAGAAGCCATCTTTATATTAGACCATTGTCCGATTGGCTTTCTATCAGTTTCGCTAGTATCGAATGTAACTATTTGCCCATTGTTGTCTACAAATCCAAGAGAACCGTATGCGGCAGAAAACTCTATGTCGTATATATTCTAACCCGCAAACAAATCAGTATTTCTTACATCGTTGTAAGTAAGTTTACCGTCTTTATCTACAGCAAGATTTATTCTGCCATTAGTTCTATACATTGTCGCCTTTACCGGTACAATTTTTTCTCCAGGTTTTGCTTCAGATTGAAGTTGTTTTATTGTATCATACAACTTCTTTCCGTTTGGCATCCATGTGTTATTGTACTTAGAATCAATCAGCACTCTTTGCCAAGTCTTACCTTCAAACGAAATGTCGCAGTATATATCGTCTCCGTCTATATACAGCGTAATATCTGCGTCATCTATAAAGTTTGGAGCTATAGTAGCAAGTGCTAATTCTCTATCTCCGTTTATTCTTTGATAGTTTAGGTTAGTGTGACTAACATTACCTTGACTATCTCTTTTATTTGGTGCCTGTACAGTACCTACGGCAGGACCTGCTTGTTGTTCTCTTTTCTTTTGTAGATCGCGTTTAGCTTCATTTTCAGCCTATTGAGTAGCTTTCAGTCTAGCCTGACTATAATCTGCTCTAAGATCTCTTAAGAATTGATCAAATTCTTCCAGCAATTTATCAGCTTCTGACAACTGCGAACGATATACGTCAATATCGTCTTTAAAGTTTTGGTTGTAGAGAGTCTGATTTACTTCTGCAACAATATTATTTACACGAGTAACAAAATCAGAATAAAGAAGCTTGCCTTGTTCGGACAATTCATTGAATACATCATCTGTTATCTTTTCTTCTAGTTGTGACAATTTGTAGTCAATATGTCCTATTGAATTGTGTAAATCTTCTTTTATGTTCTATAAAGCCTAATCGTCTCTAGATTCAATGCCGTCGAGAATACTTAACATCTTGCTACTAAAAGTAAGAAACACTCTAGGTTCTAATGTAGCACTATTTAGCCCTTTACCGGCTTCAGTAAACTCGTAATCGTACTGAACCTTAATTGGAAGTATTTCTATAGAAGCTACATCAAATCCTTCTGCTTTAAGCATTTCTGCATAAGCTGTAAGCTGATTGCTATAGTCTTCATACGAAGATAACTGTTGTCCATATTGTGCATTAGGAAGACTTACAAAAGGTCTTATTTTGTTTACAACAACAGCTCGACCGTTTTGCCACTCCAAATCTATTTTTGCGTTTTTATTATCGTCTTTGATAGCACGAAGAACGTTTCTGGCTTTTCTACTCAATCTACCAGAATCAGTATAAAAATCATCTTCTGTAAGTATGCCTAAATCGCTTTGATAAATAGATGTTAGCTGTATGTTTGGTGGATACGCATTCCAGAATGTGTACTTAGAAGTTTTAAAGTCTATGATATGAATCTTTCCTTCTTTATCTACACCAATCATGTCAGTCTGACCAGCAACCCATCCAAGCTCATTGAACTTAGCTCTCCATGTAAACGGAAGGGTACTTAACTTCCACCCTAATGTTTTAGTGTAATAATCATATTGATTCTGTAAATCGTGTATAAGATTTTTAAAGGCTTCTATATTACCTTTAAAAATTTCTTTATATGTACGACCGTCTGATTCAGTAGTCCACTCGTTGAATATCTTTTCTATACCTTCTTCTGTTTGAGTATAGTCTGCAAATTCAAAAGAGCCAAAGAAGTTTCTTAAAAGTTCATCTATGACATTACCGACGTTAACAGATATTCCAGCTTTATGTTGATTATTTACTATTGCTTGAGAAAGATTTCTTATTGTTGTTTGATATTCCTTTATTGAATCACCAGTAGAATTATCAAAGAACGCATTCTAGTTATCCTAAATGTATTGACGATATACGCGAATCTCTTTAAACTCGTCAGAATTTGGATTGACATATTCTGTTATTATATCTTCTACGTCCTTTAACGATTTAGCTTCTTTAAGTCGATTGTATATATCCTCTATCTGTTTATTTTGATCTGGATGATTATACGATTCTGGCTTTACATTGTGCACACGAGAAGCTCTTACTATTTTTCCATCATTTTCGATAAAATAGTCTTGACTTGTGGTATTGTATCCGTCAGGATCGTTTTGTACAACTTTTTTATCCTCTTCATACTTTGCTTCCAGCATATCAAGAACATCCTGCTGAGGATCGTCATTGTGTACAATAGGTGGAGTAGGAGGAGTTGGTGGAGTAGACGGAGGAACAAGTCTATTTCTTCTTTCATAATAAGACTCAACCAAACTCTTATAATCAGTTCTCTTTTCTGGTTCTGGAGCTGGTTCAGGCCATCCGTTCTTTCTAGCTTCTTCGAATAAAGTTCTCTGACGACGCTCTATCATGCCTTCGGGAGTGAGCGGAAGTTGAGTGCCTGTAATATTAGCCCAAGCATCTCTAAACGCTCTACGGTCTTGTTCTGCGTTTCCTGCAGGAGTAATAGCGCCTCTATCTATTCTATTCAAAGGATCATCTGGATTACCATCTTCGTATCTCCAGAGATAACCCATGTCATCTATAGTCTCATTATCTGCCAGACGTCTGTTTACATATCCCTGTTCGTTAAACGTTACTTGTATCTATTCTCCTTTTGAGTTTAATACAGCTGTTTTCTTTCTTGGATTAATATCGCCAGACTACCATGCGTTTTCTTCGTCAAGATGTTCCGCTTTAAGATTTTCCTAGAATACTTGCTCTACTGCATATTCAAATGCGTCGTCTTTGTCTTTTACATTATCTATTTCAGATAAGACATCTTTGGCGTGGCCATCTTTATATCTAGTATTTCCGTTTTCATCTGTATAGGATTTCCCTATAAGATTTTCAAAGGATTCTTGTGCAGATTCTAATTCGTTTGCCCATTTTAAATATTCAAGATACGCCTCTCTTAATTCTTCATGCTCCTCTTCGTTGTATGCCAAATGGTCTTCTACATCAGATAATGTTTTTAATGTTTGTTTAGAGTTTATATTGTTTTGTAAAGCTGTTTGAGGAATGTATTGAACAGGAGTAACTCCGTCCAACTCATTTTCTTCAAACTAAACATTTCCACCAGATTTTCCTTGTACAGTAAATCCAAATCCGTGAAGTAGATCTTTCTCGTTTTCTTTTATAAAAGAGTCAATTTGCGCATTTAATTTTTTTAATTGTGTTTTTAATCCTCTACGAACTCTAGCAAACTCATTATTTTCTTGAAGTTTTAACCCTTGTTCTATCTGATCCCTATATTTTAGCATTGCTGCAAGATAGGCAACTTGCTATGTATATTTAAGATTAGTATTTCCTTCTTCTATTTGAGCTTGTACATCGGCATCTTGTCTATCTATAAATTCTACTGTTTCTCCCCAACCTATCTGTTCTGCTAAATTTCTTTGTAATTTATCTTCTGTTGCTGTCAATTTCATAGCAACGTTATGTACAGAATTTTGAAGATTGGTCGCAGCTTCGTCAACGTTTTCTTTTATTTCGTCAAGTCTATCCATTGCTACAGCTACTGTAGCGACGTAATCATGATATTTAGAGTTTGATTTCCACGTAAGAGGATTGTTTTTTGTTCTTACGTTAATTCCTTGGTCTTCTGCAGATTGGCGTATTAGAGGATTCTTTGCTAAGCTTATTATACGTTCATATTTCTACTGAGCTTCGTCTATTTGTTGTGGAGCTATACCTACCTATCCGTTTGTCTATTGATATTCTTCGTTTATTTTACGAAGTCTATCAAACGAATTGAGCATATCTTGATGCCCGGGCTTAAACAATCCTTTGCTTAACCATTGTCTGTATTGATCTCTCTGTGCAGTAGAAGACAGCTTATTGTTAAATATTTGTTCTGTAATAATATCAGCAGCTTTCTGCTGGCTAATATAAGGAACAATATTTTGAGCAACGTTTACCATTGCGGTTTGTCCCCAACCACCGAGCATACCTCCTTTTATTTCTTGCAAAAGATCTTGGTCTTTTATATTTATTACCCCAAGTCCGTCCAAAGGAATACCAAGCACATACGAACCCATTGTAAGTCCGTTTAATGCGTCTGTAAGAGCTATATCAAGCGTATTGTTTAATTCCGGGTTATTCTAATAAGAATTCTTGTAAGCTTCTGCATTAGCATGCTGTTTACCTTCTTCAATACCTTCTGCAATAGTAGACTTAATAACCTTTCCGGTTATATCCTTCATATACTACGCTCTAAGTCCTTTTTTTGCTGCTTGGTGCGCTGCTATTTTATCTAAATTCAACGCCTTTGCTGTTTTGCCAAGTAAAGACATCTCTTTAGCCATATCGTGTGCAAGAGCTCCATACAATGTATGATCTGCAGCTCTTACTATAATATCCTTGTGTATTTTTGCTAAAGTTTTTACATATCTACCTACAGTAGCGTTTGCAGCTGCTGCGCCAGCACCTACTAAAGGACTAGCTAAACTACCAGCTTCCCAACCTTTTACTACATCTTCTCCAAACTTACTACGGAGAATCTTCTTCATTGTTGGGTTTGTTACAGCTTTTCTCCATGCCTTCGTGCCACGTACAAATCTATTCATCTTTGCAATAGCACCTACTGGTACTGCACCAAGAGCTGCATCTATAGCAGCATCCCATGTAGTAGCGGCCATGTCTTGATTGAACAGATTTTCTACATCTCTTATATTTTCTGTTATAGCACGAAGCTTCTTGGGGTCATCTAGTTTACCTGCAACAAGTTTGTCTATATCTTCATCCGTAAGATCGGTCTTCGCTTTTATTTTCTCTTTAGTAGCTAAGGCAACTTCTGCGTTGTTTTCAGAAACACCTGCTGCACGATTCATTGCAAAAGATCCTGCTGCGCCAAGAGCAGTAGCAAGTAATGCTCCACCACCTGTGGCAACATTGGCTGCAGCATAGCCTAAGATAGAAGAAAGCATGGCAGGAACCTACTTCATATAAGAACTAGAAGAACCACCGATAATGCCAGGCATTTTAAACAGATAGGTGTCTGGATCTGTAAAGTTTATACTAGTTCTATCTGCTCTTGCTTGGAACCAGTTAGATATCTTGTCTTTATGATACTTAGCATCACGCTCATTCTCTTCTATTACAGCATTCCATCCTTCGTTGAGATTATCATACTCCTGAAGAGCTCTATTAAGCATCTGACGTGTTTCTTTTCTATTTCTTGTACCTTTTCCAAGATCATATAAAAATCTACGCGCATCGTTAAGTTCATCGTGAGCTGCAGTAACTTTACCTGCTGGATTTGCCCAATTACCACCAAATATACCATTACCGGACATTAAATCGTCCCAAGCAGCACCAACGCCAGATTGATTTACTGTATCTTCGAGTAGTTTTCTACTTGGAGCAAGACTCTAGTATTCAGCCAGTAAAGCATTCTTCTGTTGAATAAGAGAAGTAGCCCTACCTCTTAAAGACTATCTATCTTCTGTAGATAAACCACCTTGTCCAAGAGCGTTGTTTATTTGTTCTAACTCTCCATCAATACTATCAATATCGTCTAAGGTGTCTAACGAATGTAAATAGTCTCCTATTAAAGCTTTATCGTTCTATGAACGAACCTGATAACCTTTGGCGTCTTCTGCTTGAAGAGTATTCATTTCGCCAAAGAATGAGTTCCATTGATCTTTTAAAAGATCAGATACATCGTAATCTGCAGGTTGATTTGGTAAATCTCTGTTTTTAATGTGCTCATAAGCTTTTGCCATTCCCTGAGCACTGTTTCCAGATAACGCCAACGGCGTCCACGGACCAACAGATTGTATTGCATGATCAACGTTTTCACTTGCTTCAGCTCTATCTTCCTGCTTTTTTCTTTCCCATTCAAGCTCTTCGGCATTCTGACGCCAATATTCTGCTGAGTCAGAATCAATCGAACCAGCTCTAGTTCGATCGTGCGATTGTATCGCTGTACCAATGTCCGAAATAGAATCAAGGTTACGCAAGATTGCGTAACCCTATTCTAATTCAGGATCATACGAGTACCTAGCTTTTTTTGTACTCGATTTCCTTGTTCTTTTGGCCATAATAAACTTTATTTATTATTTTATACGTTTAATAAGAGACTCTGCTAGTCTACTTGGTCGTTGTCTAACGGTTTCAGAACCTTTAAGACGTTCGTCTGTTGCACTATTAACGTTTGCGTGAGTATAGCTTCCAGTAGAATATTTAGTTATTATTGGAACTATATAACTATTTTCGCTTTTTACTATTCCCGCTCTTTTCTTTTCTTCGTCGCTCCATCCGTCTAACTCGTTTACAACATCAGAATCAGAGAATATAACTTTTTGTGTTATTATGTTGTATTTAGTTTTATCTATAACGCCACTTCCGTATTCTCTGCCACTTTCTGTTTCGGAAGTCACTTTATAATTCTTGCCACGAAGCAGCCTATTCAGCTTGCTTATTTTACTATTGTGTCTATAAGATCTAGTTCCTGTAAAATCTGCTTCTGACACAGGTGCGAATTCCGTTCCTCTTGTAACAGTGCCAACCTTGCTTCCGTCATCAGGATTTTCAACTATTCCCAATACGCGATTCATATCCTCTCTTGCGCCAGAATCCAAAGGACTGCTCAATATATTCTACCTATAAAACGCTTCACGAGCTTTATTCATAAGAGTTTCTTCTGACTATATTTTTCCCCACGGAGTATTTTCTCCGATAGAAGAACTGTATCTGTCCCAAGCAGAGCTGTCTGTAGATTTATTGTATGCATCCATCCACGTTCTTAACTCTGGAGATGGATTCTGTTCGAATTTCTGTATAGTTTGTTTGGCTATTCGTTTATCTCTTTCTGACGATTTTGGATCTTTTAATGTTAAACTTGCGCGTTTGTATCTATCAGCTCTAGCTTTATCGCCAATCCTGAGTTTCAAATCTCCACCGAGCTTAGAGAATGCAGCAGCTTCTTTATCTTTCAGATCCTTTTCAAATTCTTCTCTCACGGCCATATATTGTCTATCTTGATCCGAAGCTACCATTGTAGACGTTCCTTTGGTAGGTAAGTTATTAGAACCATATGAACCTGATCCGCTGCCGTTTCCACCTGCGCCAGGAAGAGGATTGCCGTTTTCATCTACGTTATATTGCATCATGTCCATCAACATATCCCAGTTAGCTTTACGCTCTCTGAGAGCCTGATCTCGCTTACTTAATTTAAGCTGTTCAGATTTATAGAAATTATCGTCGTAATCGCTCTTCTCATATATTCTTCTGCGCTGACCATCGACTACAGCATTATTAAACATGTTGCGTGCTTCAGCGAGATCTCCTCCAGCCAAATCTGTATAATATTTATACATAAGCTGACCTTGTGGAGTACTTACGAGCTCATTAAAGTGTGCATCAGCTATCGTTCTAAGATCGTTTTCGTCAATCTTTTCTACGCTATATTCAATGCCGTTTTTACTTTCTCTGCGTACATTAGGCTTCATTCCTTCAAAATAAGGATTGCCAAATGTAGCCATATCAGTAATACGAGTAGGACTCATCTTATTCCACACACCAGATCCAGAAACAACGTTTCCGTTTTCATCAAGCCTATCTAGAGTACTGTACGTTTTTATATCTGGACCATCATACTTAGCCAACAGAGGATTATATAAACCTTGAGCTTCGAGTTGTTTACGAGCCTTTAAGAATTCTTCAGCATTCTTAGCACTGCTTCTAAGCATGTTTACGGAACCTACATCTATACTGTTTATGAGCTATGATATAGCAGCTCTACCTTGAACACTTCTTGTAGGATCTATACCAGCTTCATACATTCTTTGTATAGTACCTCTAACCTTGTCTATAACATTCTTGTTATACCACTCTTGGTCAGCTAATATAGGAGTGACAAAGTTTCCGTATTCTTTGTTGAACTCCTTCATATCTTCCAACCCCCTTACATAGTCTCGATATAGCGCATCAGCGTACTGATTCTACGCCTATAAGACCATGCCGGCGGTTGTTGGATCGAATATCTACTGTCTTCCATATTCGATCGGTTTTTCAAGCCCTAAGAATACCATTATCTCCAAGTATTAAGTGTGTAAGTAGGCATCCAAGTGTTTTTCGGCTTATATGTAAAAGGATCGTCTAATTTAAGCTTTGGAGCACCCCTCTACCAAGATGGCAAAAGACTTATGTAGCCGGCTGGAGATTTTGTAGTCGTATTAGTTTCTCCACCATTATCTTTTAACCACTATTGAATGTCTAACCATTGTCGGTTTTCATACAACTTCATCAGTCTTTCTTTATAATCCTGTGCACGATCGTATCGTGTCGTTTTGAATATGTCTGCAAATCCTCCACCAATAGCGTCCAACATATTTTTACGATCCGTTCTCATAGCAAGATCTCTAGCAGCATTTGCTTGCTGCCATGCCTGATGCCTATTCCAAGCATTTTGATTATTTACATCAACTTCGTGACTGTTTACATTTGCTAGAATTTGTCTTCCCGCGTTACGTTGACCTCTGTTAGCCTCTTCTACAGCAAGTCTTGTTTTAGCATCTTGAGCAAGCTTACTCTTAAACAAAGAAGTAGAACCAAGTAGACGTCCGCCGAGGCCGAGACCGGGATTTCTTTGCATGTCCCACAAAGCCTGTTTATAGGCTCTAAAAGATTGATCTAAATATGGACGCACACTTTCCTAATCTCCAATCATCTGACTGGCTATCTGTTTTGCTCCAGAATAATCTGCACTTATATCCGGTACAACCACAGCAGCATTTCTGTCAGTGTTATACTATTGCATACTATCGAGGAACTATCCGAAATGAGGAAGAGTAGCCAAAGCGTAATCCCCAAGTCCGAGTTTAAATCCAGGCAACTTGCCGTTCTTATATTTATTCTTATACTGTTTCATTAATACATCTTGCATGTTTAATGCTCCCTCTATATCTCCTGTTGTAGCAGCATAATCAGATAAACCGAACTTGTTGCTTATTACAAAATCACTAGGCCTGAGGGCAGCTAGTTTAGTATCTTTATTGTTGGGT